CTGGTGCGCCATCACCTCCAGGGCCTTGTGGATCGTGTTGCCCCGTGGTTCCCAGATGTGACGGCTGGCCATGATCGCCTCCATCTGCATTGGGGTCTTGGTCACGGCTGAGATCAGGCTCGTGACTGACACGGGGAACTGGTGGCCATTGGCGAGGGAGTAGGTCCACGTCTGACTGTCCCTTGTTAGGCCTAGTGGCTGCAGCCACATCGAAGTCGCGGGGGCTGATGGGTTGGACGGCTTCGCCGGTGTTGGGGGATCGGAGCGGATTGGCATAGGGCGTGGGTGGTTCGTAGGTGGCACCGAAGTATTTGGAACGGCGGGCTTCGATCAGGTTGCGTTCGTAGTCCGGTGAAGGGAAGTCAAGCTGCTCCAGGGTCCAGTGGCCGCTGTTAATGCCGCGTTGCAGCAGGGCTTGGACTGATGACAGGTCAAAGGCTTTGTGCATCAGCGCACTCTCCAAACCGTGTTGCGACGAGCGTGAGAGGTAACGCGCTTGCTTTTTGCAATCCGGCCGGTGTCGATCAGGATCCCGGCCTTGACCAGCTGATTGGTGAGGCTGCCCCAGGCGTTGTGGTGATGGGGGACCACACCGGCTTCCTCGCAGACGCGGCGCATTTCCTCGGCCAAGCACTCGGTGCCGGAAAGGCGTTCAAGGATCACGGCCTTGGCCTGCTCCATGAACTCGGTGCCGGCATTACGAGCGACCGTGGCGATGCCGTGATCTCTAGCAGCCTCGCTAGCGCTAGCCGAGAAGTCGAACAGGGGTCCGTAGGTCACAGGTCGGCCTCATGCGAGTACGTGACGACAGGAAGCAGGTGCCGACCCTCGCCGCACCAGTCGTCAGCGGATGTCTCTGGAAACCAGTTGAAGCTGTGGTAGCCGCCAGGCTGGTTTTCTTCAACCTCTAGCTCGCTGGGTGTGACGGGGGTGGCGCGTGGCGCGTGGCGACGGCACTCGCCATCTGGAGCACCAGGAAACTTGTACCAGTAGAGGCACTCACCGCAGGTGGTAAATGTCACCAGGCCACCTCCTGCAGCAGCGGATTGGTCACCGCAGGCTCTGGCGGCAGCACCAGCTGCCCTGGCACGGGCTGCGGGTTGAAGCGATCAGGGTTAGCCATGCGCTCCGGCAGATCAGCCTTGAGGCCCCACGAGACGTTGGCGCGGCCGTTCTCGTTGCGGAAGACGTAGTTGAGCAGCTGCATCGGCAGCGGGAGGTCTTCCATCGGATCGGGATCCAGCAGGCGCTGCGCGGCCGCATACATCCAGATCTCGGGCGTCAGCTCTTCCTTGGCCTTGGCCGGGAAGGTGGCCCACATCAAGGCGTAGGTGGCCTCGCCGAGTCGCTTGCCGCGTGGCAGGGCCTCCTGCAGAGCGTTCAGCGTGGAGATGAAGTGCTCAAGCTGCAGCACGGCGCTCCTCCATGGCTCGGATGTTGCGGATGGCAGCGGCAGCGATCTGCTCGTTGACCGTCAAGGGCGTGCCGGTGGCCGAGAGCGCGAAGCCCTGCTGCGCGGGTTTGGCTGCAGGTGGCTCAAAGACATCGCCCCAGCCGCTAGCGATGGCCCGCTCTAGGGCCTCACGCCGCTGCTCTGGCGTCCACTGGCGGAGCTTGTTGCACACCCGGTTCCAGACGCCTTCGGAGCGGGTGCCCTTCTTGACCGCCCAGAACTCGGGCAGCAGCTGCTGGCAGTCGAGCAAGTCGTCAGGGATCAGCTCGGGGCTGATCGCTTTCACGCTGTACGCGTCACGCGCACGCGCTTGTTTTTTTTTGGGTTCAGGGGCTTGGTCAATTTCCGGCTGAACAGCCTCAACAGCCGTTGGAATCGCTGAGGCGTCTGAGGCAGAGCGGCCTAGCTCTGCATCGAAAGCCGTGACAGCCGGAAAACCCTTGGACTGCTGGGTTCCCGCACCGGCACAGCACGCGGGTAGGTTAAGCCCCTTGTCAATAGCGCTAGTTAGCAACAGGCAGAGAAAGCCCTTCCTGTCTAGATAGTTGGGCTTGGCGGCATCAATCCTGTCGAGCAGGTCCGCCGGAATCGTGAAATTGAGCTGGGGCACGAGCGGTAGTGCTGCGGTAGTGCTGAGCTACGCCAGCGGTAGCGCTGCGGTAGTGCTCAGCTAGGCGAGAGATTAGCCAGCGCTAGCCGCAGAGACAAGGCCTTCTGTCGCTAGTCGCTAAGTCCCTTGAGACCCGCTGCAGGACTGCTGCAGCTGCGCATGAAAAAGGCCCCTAGCGGGGCCGTGCGTCACTTGCCCTGTCCGGGCCATCGCTTCTTGATCGGTGGGGCTGGCGGTAGGTCACCAAGGGCCACCTCCAGCAGGTAGGCAGCAAGGTTGCTGATCGAGCGGCCTTGGCTGTTGCTCTGCTTCACGAGGTGCTCAGCAACGTGATGGCTGACCGTGATCGTCAGGCGTTGCGGCCGGCGGGAGGCCAGCGAAAGATCTGCGGGCATGATCGGAGTTAACAAGAGCTAGCCGTCGCAGGGCGGGACTAGCGCGTGTCAAAACAATAAACTGCGCTAGCGCGAATTAACCAAGCTGCTGCAGATCAGCCTCAGCGCCCACCAGCTCGCGGGCGTCCTCTAACGCCACGAACGCCTGATCAAGGTGCCAGCGAAACCGGGCCAGCGGCTCGCTCAGCACGGCCGGCAGGTCGTAGAACACCTGTGCCTCAGCCAAGCAGCAGGCTGCCTCACGCACTCCAGCGCCCAGGTTTTCGTAAGCAGTGCCCTTGCTGCTGAGCAGCTCCAGCAGAGTGCTGCGGGTGATCGGCTGAGCAGTCAGTTCTGAGGTCGCAGTCATGGTGCGGCTTTACGGGTGGTGGCAGGTACCAACCCCGTCCAAACGTGGTTGGCTAGCCACTACCGTAGCCGAAGGAGGTGTGCTGAATGCGCATCGGGCTTTACGCCAGGGTGTCCACCGGCTCTGACGAGCAGGAGGCGGCGCTTGAGCAGCAGCTAGATCGGCTGCGGGCTGCGGCAGCAGGTCACGAAACGGTCGAGTTCATCGACGTAGCCTCTGGCACCAAAGACGACCGGCAACAGCTCAACGCTCTCATGGCTGCGTGCCGAGCCGGGCAACTGGATCGGGTGATCTGCACGCGCTTGGATCGACTCAGCCGCTCCATGGCCCACGGCGCTGAGCTGCTGAGCTACTTCAGCGCTGAGGACACGCCAAGCCTGTTGGCGCTGGATGACGCCTTGGACCTGGCCACCATCGGCGGGCGGCTAGTGGCGCGCATGCTGATCAACCTCGGCCAGGCCGAAAGCGAGCGGCTCAGTGAACGGGTGCGGCACGGGCGGGCGTACCAGCGCAAGCTGCTGATTCCGCTCGGGCCGAAGGCGCCCTATGGCTACCGCTTCAACGCAGAGCGCACCAACTACGAGCTTGACCCGGAAACGGCTGAGGCTGCGCGTTGGTTGGTGCAGCAGTTCTTGGAGAGCGGTCAGCTGCGGCCGCTCTTGCGGCAGGCCAAGGAGCTGCCGGGCTGCCCCTGGACGAGCGTGCCGGGAATGCGCAGCTGGCTGATGAACCCGACGCTGGCGGGCTACCGGGTCTATGGCCATGACGAGACCTACAGAGACCAAGACGGGCGGCTGAAGAAGCGCCGGCTCAAGGCAGGGGTTTACAAGGAGGTCGTGCCAGACGCGCACAAGCCGCTGATCAGTGCGGTGGAGCACGCCAAGGTTCAGGCGCGGATCCTTGAACACGTTGATCGCAAGCGCAGCGGCTTGCTGAAGGGCTACGTGCGTGAGCTGACCAAGTTGGTGGTGTGCAGCCACTGCGGACGGTTTATGAGTTACCAGCACCATGTGCGGCTGGGGCCGATCTATCTGCGCTGCACCTATTGGCCGTGCGCCAGCGAAAAGCGCAACCGGATCAAAGTGCAGACGGTGAAGGATGCGATCTGGTCAAAGCTGAAGGCCAGCCGCGAGCAGTTGATCGCCTACTTGACGGCAAGCAATGGCATGAAGAACGGCCAGCTGGATGACGCGATCAAGCTTGATGAGGAGATCAGGGAGCTGGAAGGTCGGCAGGATCCAGACCTGCAGGAGGCGATCTTGCACAAGCGCATGAAGCTCAGCGCGTTGATGCAGATGCACGGGCACCGGCTGGATGTTGAGGCAACGGCGGTTGAGATGCGCAAGCAGCTGGGCAACGAGACGGCGTGGAGCCTGATGGCAAACGACGAGGAGGCCACACGCGAGATGTTTGTGCGCTTTGTGGAGAAGGTGCTGGTACGCGAGCGAGCGGTTGAGGCCGTGGTGCTGCGCTTGGACGGCTGCGGGGCTATCTCCTCCTTAGGGTTAGGCTAGCCGCTAGCGAACCTTCATCAGTGGATCACGACCGCTACCAACACCCGCCCCTAGCCACGCGTCAGCGCTTTGGCCGCACCTTGACCGCCTGGTGCAACCGCAACGGATGGATCCACAGCACGCTGCATGAGTGGGGTGAGCAGGCCGGCTTCCCGGCCGTGCGCGACAGCAGCTTCAACAAACTGCAGAACGCCAAGACCGAGCAGCCGCAACCGTTGACTTTCATCCAGCTGGCACTCGCTAACGCTCGTGTAGCAGAAGGCGACTACAGCGGCGTGACGGATCGGCGCCTGAAGGATCGCCTCAAAGATTCCGAGCCAATCCGCGCTGCCAACGGCCAGCCGTGGCGGGCGACTGAGTTCTTCGCGCACTTCATCGGCGAGTTGGAGGCACCGGATTGGCTGCAGCAACCGGAGCCATTAAGCGAGGCTGAGGCCAAAGCGCTCAGCGAGCAGCACCGTGAGCGGTTTGCGGCAATCACCGCCGCTCACAAGTTGACGCCGGCAACGGCGTGGAAGCAGCTGGAGCAGCACTGCCAAGCCTTGAGTGCCGCGCAGCGCGACATCCTGCGCAACGTCTTAAGCGGCTGGCACGAGTGGACGCCGAGCGAGTGGGAGGCGATCACCGCCAACGGCTCCGACCCGGTAGCCGATGCACTAGCGGCGACGGAGAAGTCCACTTGACCACTAGCGAAGGCTAGCCTAGGATGCAAGGGTGCTGCAGCGTCGCGGCACCCGATACCACCGCATCCATGACTGACCTGAAGCCTCCAAATTTCCGGAAGGCTGCAGATGCTGGCTCTTATGTCTACTGCTATCTCCGCAGCAAAGACAGCAGCACTGCCAAAGCCGGATCGCCTTACTACATCGGAGTGGCATCATCCGCCGACAGGCCATTCCATAAGAACCACAACGCTTCGGTGCCCATCGACCGCAGCTTTATCCGCATCATGCGGCAAGGCCTTGATTGGGAAACAGCTGCTCAATGGGAGCGCTTTTACATTCAGCGCTATGGACGCAAGGACAACGGGACAGGAATCCTGCTGAACTTGACCGATGGCGGCGAAGGCGCATTTGGTGCCGTCAGAACCGCTGAGCAGCGCGTGCGTTATCGCTTGGCATTTCAAGGACGAACGCACACCCTTGAGACAAGGCAAAAACTTAGCGATGCACGGCTTGGTCAGTCCTTAACACCTGAAGCCAAGCAGAAAATATCAGAATCACTTAAAGGCCGCACCCAGTCAGCTGAATGGGCTGAAAAACGGGCTGCAGCTCATCGAGGTGCAAAGCGAAGTGAGCAGACAAGGGAACGTATTCGTGAGAAGGCTCTTGGCAGAAAGTCCCCAAGCGTTGCCAATGCCAATTCTCGTCGCGTTTGGGACGATGAAGCTAGGCAGAGGCATTCTGAAGCCATGAAATTGGCCGCCTCACGCAGACAACAACTATCGCTCGCAACAAATGACCGCTGAACTCACGAAGGCACTTTGCGCCTTCCACCAAGATGTTTCAACAATTCACAAGGAAGCGAATGCTCAGTACGGCAAGTATGCGGATCTTGCCACTGTGCTATCAACTGTTCTCCCAGCGTTATCGAAGAATGGATTGGCAGTAGTCCAGACATTCCAACCTGGAGCAGAGGCTGGAGAGCAATTACTGGTTACTTCTCTGCTGCACACCAGTGGAGAAAGGATTGATAGCCACCTGCCGCTCACAGTGACCAAAGGGCGAAATCCATTGCATGACTGGGGTGGCGCGACGACATACAGCCGTCGCTATGCGCTGCTTTCAATCCTGTCGCTGGCTGCAGGCATTGAAGATGACGACGGCGACCACGCCAACGACGCGCAGCCTGCAGGCGCTAGCGCTAGCAAGCTACCAGCCGCCAAGCTGACGCCAGCGAAGAAGGCGCCCAGCTCCCCCAACCCAGATCGGCTCAGTGCCGCTGAGATCCAAGAGCTGGTGGAAGCGGTGCTCAAGGTGTCGGATGAACGCCGCAAGCAGATCGTCTTGGCCTTCCAAGAGCGGTTCAGCCTGCCGCCGGACAAGAAGGCTGCCGACTACATCAAGACCGCCGCACACCGCGACTTCCTGATGGAGCAGCTTAATGCCGTTGCCGCCTGATGAGCACATCCGACTTGCTCACGCGCATGTATGCGATGCCATCCGAGCTATTGAATCAGCGGGAGCGGACGTTTATGCAGAAGCTGCATACAACGCTCGGCTCACCTACTTCGGCAACCACTGCGCCAAGCGCGTCCTGCTTCAGCGCATCCGCTCAGATCTCCAGCTTCTGCAGCGATCCGTATCTGCACCGGGTCTACTGGCTGCTGACGAATAGCGATGGCGCGTTTTTGGCTGGCATCGACGGCACTTTTCTCCAATGGGAGGAATCTGCCGATGCGGTGCCGCCGGAATACCGCTTTTGCTCCTATCAGCGCGTCAAGCGCATCTGGCTGCAAATTAGGGACATCACTGGCCTAGATGTAAACGGTTTAGCCATCGCACCCGTTGATTTCTATGCCCACCGCAACACGCCTCACCTCTGGTGTGCCTGCAATGACTAGCGCTAGCAAAGGCAAGCCCGCTCCTCGGCGGCGTTACGGCCGCAGCACCAAAAGCGTTGCGGTCTGCGCCCACCTCTGGCCGGACGTGATGCAGCTCATTCGTGAACACGCGGATGAGCACCAGCTCACCCCCAGCGGCGCTGTGCATGACGCGCTGCGCCGTTACTTCAACCTCCCCTCCTTGACTGATGGCTGACTCTGATTTCAAAGCTGCACTTCCCCGCGCTGTCAAATGGAGCACTGGGGAAAACCGTTACGACAACGGTGGAAAGCAGCCCCGCAGCCTCACCCTGTTTGTACCCCGTGAGTCTGCTGTGGCTTTTGCCAACTACATCATCAACAGCGCCGATGACAGCGAGAAGATGCGCACCGGCAAAGTGTGGGACTACGACAAAAAAGCAGAGGTAGAGGTCGAAGGCTTCTACATCAACGGCAAAGGGCGTGAAGGGCGTGATGGCGACTACGGCACGATCAATCCGGCGTCATCTAAGTGGCAGAACCAATCCACCCAAGCGATGCCCTTCTGATGAACCCCGACTGCAACCCCATTGAGCAGCAGGCCCGGCAAGACCGCCTGGAAGCTGCCTACGCCGCCAGCGGCCGCGATCAGCTGCCTGCAGGCGACCCTCGGAAATCCACCTACACCGGCCTTCTCACCCAGAGCGATGACGACAACAACGCCGACGCTTGAAGACCTGCTGGCTGAGTGGTGGCGCGACAGCTACCCGCACGCCGCACCAATCAACAACAAGACCGCTGCGGTGATTGTGGACTTCGCAAAAGCTGCAAAGCCAATCAACACCGCTGGAGCTTTGGAAGATCAGTTGTCTGCTTGGTGGGATAGCAGCCATCCCAACGAACACCTCAACAACCAATCACGTTCGCTGGCGGTGGCCTTCGTGGCATGGCGCACCGCTCGTCAAGTCCTGGAGGCTGTGCAGTGATTAAGGCCGACCACTGGATTCGCGTCCGCGCTGACGCTGGCATGATCCAGCCGTTTGAACCCACCCTGATCCGCCAAGTCGCCAGCCACAAGGTGCTCAGCTACGGCTGTAGCTCCTACGGCTACGACATCCGCCTGTCACCGGCTGATTTCCGCGTGTTTCAGCATGTGCCGGGCACGATCATGGACCCCAAGGCGTTCAACCCCGACAACCTGCGCAACGTCGAGTTGCACAGCGATGAACGGGGCCGCTACTTCGTTTTGCCTGCCCACAGCTACGGCTTGGGTGTGGCATTGGAGAAGCTCTGCGTGCCGCCCAACGTCACGGTGATCTGCCTTGGCAAATCCACCTATGCCCGCATGGGTGTGATCGCCAACATGACCCCGGCTGAAGCGGGCTGGCGCGGCCATCTGACCCTGGAGTTTTCCAACTCCTCTGGTGCTGACTGCCGCATCTATGCCAACGAGGGCATCTGCCAGCTGCTGTTCTTTGAAGGTGATCCCTGTGACATCACCTATGAGAAGCGCTCTGGCAAATACCAAGACCAAGAGCACACCGTGACCTTGGCCACGGTCTAATTAAAAGGGTGGCAGGTAGGTGGTCCTCACGCGGTGCCACCTTTACCGCAGCCTGCCTCTACGGTTCCGCCTAGTCCTCCAAAAAAGGGCTAGGCCCAAACATTAGCCATTTCTCCCCGACACCGCTGCCGATGGCTACGCCTGGCACTTCCGTTGATTGGATCATTCAGCACTCGCGCCGCTATCCGCTGCTGACACCCGCCGAAGAGATCGTCTTGGCCCGTCAAGTGCAGGCCTGGATGGCGATCAAAAACGTTGAGAAGCCGACGAAACAGCAGCAGGGCATCATCAACAAAGGGCGCCGCGCTCGTGATCGCTTCTTTCTCTCCAACATCCGCTTGGCGGTCAATGTCGCCGGCAAATACAAGAGGTATGGCGGCACGCTGACGCTTGAAGACCTGATCCAAGAGGGTCTTGTTGGGATGGATTCAGGCATCCTGAAGTTTGACCCTGGCCTTGGCTACAAGTTCAGCACTTATTCCTACTGGTGGATTCGCCAAGGGATTACGCGAGCGATCAATCGCAACAGCCGCATCATCCGTCTGCCAATGCAGGCCAACGATGAGATCCGCAAAGCCATGGACTTTATGCAGAAGCACCTGCATGAGCATGGCAAGATGCCAGCACTGCAAGAGGTGGCCGACTACTGCGGCATTCAAAAGCAAACGCTGCTGGGCTACCTGAACCACAACGCTGGTGTCTGCAGCCTGGATCAGCAGATGCCAGGCGGTGACAACTACGGCAACTTCTCGGAAGTCGTCGCTGATCCGCGCAGCGTTGAGCCGCAGCCCGATGATCTGACCGAATATGTCAAAGCGCTGCACGAGGCCATTGCTGATCTGACCCCAGAGAATCAGCACATCATCCAGCGGCGCTACTTCTATAGCAGCCGTCACCCAACTTCCTACATCGAGATCGGCGAAGACCTGAAGATCAGCCGTCAGGCCACGCAGCAGATGCACAACCGTGCCATGAACAGCCTGCGGCTTAAGCTTGGCGGTCTGCAAGGGCAAGATTGCATTCAAGCTCTGCGATCCGCCGCGTAGCGCCGCGAATGATCAGGTCTTGATGCAAGGAGAGCTGACAGAGTTTGATCAACATCTCTTGCGCCTGCGGCAGGTCGTAACTTTCGACCGCACGTTTCTGACGCTCAAGGGTGAGGAGGTGCTCTGGCCCCGGTTGGGGCACCATCCAATCACCCCATGCCATACCGGGAACCTAGATGGTTGGGTTAAGTATTCCGTTGGAAGAGCCGACGATCAACTATGTCAAAACGGAAGAAGGTATGAAATGGCGTGTATGCGGGTTGGGATATTGCACAGAACACGGTCAACGCTGGCAGGCAGAAATTCTGCACGAATGCTTAATGATTTCAAAGGGCTTGCAGTACAAGCCGGCGAGCAGTGGTGGGTGAACAGTTGAGAGCAGCAGCAATCCGGTTGTAAGACCAGCCAGAACGACGCAGGCCAACGGCCCGCTGCTGGCGTGATTCCGTCAGCACATAGAGCAGTGCGAACGGAAGGAAGAAGATTGCCGCCACCCACGCGAAGGTGGTTGTCATGGCGGAGATGGAAAGACGATGCCAGAGCCGAGCCGCCCTAGCAACACGAAACTAGCCTATTGGCTAGCGGTAGTCAACTAGGCCGCAGCCGGTGGCTCCGGGTCGTCCAGTTCACGGCTTAGCCACAGCCGTGTGTTGTTCTCGTCGTAGCTCATGTAGGTGATGCCATTGGCCATCGCCATCCACACCTTCAAGCCGGTCTTCGGGCGCTCCACGATCCAGAGGCCAGGCTGAATGCGGCGGCTGATGTTGGGTTCTTTCATGGCTCGGCGATGATGCACCAACCGCTGTGCACGCCTTCCACGAGCCAGCGCGGTCCCCAGTTGGCTTTGCTGTAGGCGAGCCCTGCGCCTTTGCTGTTGATGTAGGTGCCGCGCACCACATCCATCTCACCGAAGGGATCATTGACGATGACGTGACCAGCGGTGACGCCGATCACCGTGAGCCAATGCCCCCCGCCAGACGGTTTGCTGCTGGTGCCGTGATGCAGGAACCCGCATGGGACAGGCACATTGCGAGCGATCTGACGCTGCAGGTCATCCCAGCCACCGTTCTGCTTGAAGCTGGCCTTGATGCCGTAGTGGGCTAGCGCCTTGAGCTGGGCATTTACATCGGTGGTGTCACCGAAGCGCAGCACCGTCTTGAGGTACTGATCGTCGGCGGCAGCACCGCTAATCACACCAGACCGCAGGTAAGCCACGAGCATGGCGCAACTAGAGCTGAAGCACATGCGGTTGGCTTGACCAGCCACTGTCGAATCGCGCTGGCTGAAATACGGCACCTTCAGCGGCTGACCGGGCTTTTGCTGCGGTGGTGTTTGCAGGCGCTTGTCACCACAGAACAACGCGACCTCTGCAGCACGGCGGCGCTCCAGGCCCGCCAAGACTGCCTCACCAGCATGAACCCAGCGGGGCAACTCTTCCCTGACGACCTTGCAGGGCTCTTCTCCGGCCAGCAGCCGCTTGCACAGCGTGCTCTCCTCTAAGGCACCAAGGCCAAGGTTGTAGGCAAAGCTGACGATGGCAGCGACCTGCTCTGGTTTCCAGCCCTTGGCTAACGGCAGCAGGTGCAGCACACCAGGGCCAAAGAGGTTTTCAACTTCGTTCTGCAGCAGCTCATCGGCAAGCGCTTGGCTGATCTTGTCGCCGCCGCGCACCGGCGCATCCATGAGACGCGTGGTGCCCCAGCCGATGGTCCAGACGCCTGCCGGACACTTGTAGGCCTCCAGCTTGCAGCCTTCAAATTCGCGGATGATCTTGAGCGCAGGCGCAACCCACGGCGCTGGCAGCAGTTCTTTCGGTTTGGGGTCTGCGCGGTACAGCTCCGCAAAGTCCGCCAGCACGCCATCGGGAATGTGGCCTTGCAGCCAGTCCCACGCTGCGAGCTGATGCGGCAGTTCCTTGAAGTGCTTTGCGGCTTGCCGGAGCTGGATGGCGCTCAAACCTTGGTCTCCAAAACGGCAAGGCGTTGCTCAATCGCATTGAGCCGTGGGTACAGCTCTTGGCGGTCTTCCTTGATCTCCTGGCGCAGCAGTGAGACCTCACCAGCGATGTGTTCCACCGCTGAAGTCAGGCGGATCACGGCTTTGGAGGATTCCTCGTCTTTGCGCATAAAGCTGCCAACGCCACTAGCGCCGATGCCGACGACTGCACCGATCACGGCCGCCAAGACTTCAACCACGATCAGCGGCGACGCTTTGGTTTGCCTTGATCTGCCTGCGCTGCAGCGGCGATACCGCGCAGTGCCGACAGGATCAGCTGGACCCAGCCGTTGGCTCTGACGCCAGGGATGTAGCTCAGCAGTTCACTGCCAGCCAATAACGCAAGGGCTAGGCCTGCGAATTCTTCTGGGGTCATAGCCAGCAGGTCTGCTATGGCTAAGTTGCCCCTCTGAAGTAATGGATACAGCAAAGCCCAGCCGAAGCTGGGCTAAGCAGCCCGATGCCGAAGCAGAGCGGGAACACCACCACGTTAGTGACCGCCACTAAGCAAACACCCTCACCGGCTGCTGCGGCTCAACCACGTACTCCTCCCACCCCTCAGGAAGCTCGCCTTGAAAGTTGACGTGCCAGCCGTCAAGTACAGTAGGGGGTGTAATGACGCTATCATCCAAAGCCCATTCACCACCACTGAAAATGGTGCCAATCACATCAAGGGAATGGTTGTGGGAAGCAGTGATGAATTGCTGGTCATCATCAAGCAAACCAGCATCATCCAAGGCATTCATGCCGGTTTCAGCGTTCGGGAAGCGGATAAAATAAGTCATTGCGTGATCCCCTGGAGAGTCTCGTTGGGAAGGCGGGTTGGGAAGTAGGTGAGGCGGCGGATGGTGCCGTTAAGTGTTCTGACACCATCTTGACGATCTCCAATTCGTGCTTGCGTTAATGCATTTGGCATAGTGCAAACTGTATCCGCTGTTTCAGAGCTGCCGTTGAATGAAGCATTGGTATTGTTTAGCTGATAGCCAAGCACTTCACGAGTTGACGTTCCAACAGTAAAGTTAGATGCTATCCACCCAGCTTGTGATGTAGTTGCAATAATTTGAGCGGCTGGATTGGACCCACCTGTTTGATAAATCTCAAGCAGGTTCGTGTTTGTCCCATCGCTAAAACTAAAAACACGCCCTTGTTGCGTATTCGTGCTTGCAGTTCTTGTAAAATCTCCAAACACCGTCCCCTCATCCTGTCGATACCAAGAGCTGAAGTTACTCCCCGTAATACTGGCCACGTCAGCACTGCGGGTGACTGTTGCTGTGGTGGTGGGGATGTAGCTGGTGGGGAAGGCGCCGGCTTCTAGTTGAACGCCCCAGACGTAAAGACCGCTGGACCCGTCGCCCGTAAGCACGCCCGCGCCTACATACGGGAAAGATCGGATAGTTAATGAAGTTGCCGTATCAGTGGTATAAGTAAACGCAACGCGCCACCAGCCATTCCCGGCATTTGACACCGCAACCGAAGCACCAGAAAAGGAACCCGCTACAGACGGAGCGGTGACAATACTGCCGTCAACAAGTGATACGACTGCGGAGGCACCGTTTGCTGCAGAGGAACCAAAATCGCTGACTCGAACGCTAGTCGTTGAGCCTAGTGCTTTGAAATATGCGCTTCGGGTGTATTGAAGTGCAGATGCTGCTTTCGTAATAATTTGCCTTGTTACATTAGTAGTGAATGAACTTGACCCGCTAGCAACAATCAAAGCATCGGCTGTTTGTGTGCCATCTGGTGCAGCTATTGCATTAGCGGTTACGCTGTACGGAGCAGTGGATGTCCAAGGAGACGTATCCCATGCCTCACTTTGCAAACACAAATTCGTCCTACTTTCCTCCACCAGCAGCCCTAGGCTTTCGCCCGTGGTGGGAGAATGATCAAAGCGTGCTTCGTTCGTCGTCGCCGTCTTGATCAGCCTATCGCTGCCGACATAGGTGCCGCTACTGGCGCGGGTGAAGGTGACAAGGTTCTGGCCGGTGGTGGCGTCAACGAGGCTCTTGTTGTCGGCAAAGCGCAGGTCCAGCGACGGCACACTGCGGGCAGCGTTCCACAGTGGGTTACGCACCCACGGTCCAGCTAGTGCGCCACCAGGGGTAACGCTGGTGCGGAAAGCAGCAGAGCCGCGCATCAGAGTCCAGCCTCCAGTGTGTTGATGCGGAGTTCAACGGTGCTGGCGCTAACGGGGGTGTAAGCGCCACGGGTTTCGATCTCGGCAAAGATCGAGGTGCTGGCTGCGGCGAGCTTAAGCAGGCGGCCTGGGTAGTCCACCTGTGTGTAGATCGTGCTGCCGAGATCCTGCGGTGTGGGCAGTTCGATGTAGCCCATGTAGGTGGCCCGCTCGCCGCTCGCTAAGTCAAAGGCAACGTTATCCGCGATGGCGGTGGGGCTGGCTGAGTACAAATGAACGCGGAAGGCGCCCATGCCGCTCGGAACACTGCTGTCGCTAAAAATCAGCGAGGCGCTTTGCACAATGACGAAGCCACCGCTGGGGCCGGCGTTGGTGAGCGTCAGGATCGCGCTGCCGCCAGTGTCACCAACCACATCACCAGCGGTGTAAGCGGTGGTGTTGCTGGGGCGGGTAATGGATACCGTTGAGCGGTATGCCTTGCCATCGACAGTCAGGCTGCTTGCGCCATCACTGACGGGTACGGGGTTGCCCGTGTCGTTTTTGATCTCAACGCCGTCTGCAGTGACGCTGAGCGTGGCGCTGCCAATGTTGACCGGCAGAGGATTGTTGGTATCAACATTCTGAACGATACCCCCGGCGTCTTTGTACGCCAGCCGAACAGAGGCGTCACCAGCGCCTGGAAATACGGGCATCGCCAACAAAAAGCTCTACACCAAGGTTTCCTCAACCCACAATCAGGTCGGGATCGGTCTGGATGTCAACGCGCATCTGCGAACGCGGGCCTACGCCTCTTGGCACGTTGATCGAGACGGCGTTGCTGCCGGGGTACGCCCAGAGCAACTTGCCAGCTACTTCCTGCAGGCTGTTGGTGCCGTCCCAATCGACGAGGTAAATCGTCCAGCGGCTGAAGGCGTGCTCTTTCTGGTACTGGCGCACCGGTACCAGCTCCGGCTCCCGCAGGATCACCACCTCAAGGCCGCTGACGGTGGTGTTGGGCGGCAGGCTCTCACCCGCCCCACGCACCGAGATGGCTGGCGTGGTGCTGCCGTTGGCAAGGGTGTAGGTGCCCAAGTAGGACGCCAGCGTGACCTGGAGCGCGGTCCTAAACGAGAGCACGGTTGCCATGGGCCTAGATTTCCGTTGCAACCAAGAGACAGCCTGCCTCCATCCAGCCGAAACCGGGGCGCTCAGGCAGCTTGAAGGTGTAGCTCAACAGTGGCTTGTCGAGATCGCGCACGGTGATGCTGCCGCTGATCCGCCCACGAACGAGCACCAATCCGCCGCGCACGTTGGCGCTCTCCCACTTAGGCGCCAGCACCCACACCGCATTGTCGTCGCTGTGTAGCGCACGGGGGCTCGGCACCTTGGCGCCGTCTTTGACGCTGGCGAGCACCTGCGGCCAGCAGGTGATCAGCAGCGGCGGTGCTTTGTCCTCATGGCGTAGCTCTAGCGCCACAGCCGCGACCTCCGGGCTCAGCACGCTTTCGTCTTTGCGCTCTTCCGCAAACAGCGTGAAGTCCTGCAGGCTGAAGGGCTTGCCCTTCTTGGGGTCGCGGTTGACGTTGGCCAGCAGCGCCGCCAGCTGAGCGACAGGCAGCTCCTGCAGCTGCACCTGCTCGCGGCGGATGCGCTGCAATTCACGCCACGCCCGCAGCACCACGACGCGCAGCTCACGCTGGTAGCTGGTGCGATGGAACTGACCCGGATAGCCGTGGGCTAGGTCGTAGAAGATTTGCGCCCAGTCCGTTTCGCTCCGGCGCCATCCGCCGGCTGCGGCTTTCCCAATTCCTCCTCCGTCGGCGGTTCATTCGGCATCGCCTCAGCTTCCTGCTCCTCTTGCGCCAAGGCCCAGATCGCGTTGAACAGGGCGCGGTGCATCTGGCGGGTGTCGTCTACGCGCCAGTCGCTGAGGTTGCAGCGGCAACGAATAAGGGCTGTGACGGTGGCCTCCATGTTGCGCTGCCCAGCGCTGGCATACACCCGTGCCACCTGCTCAATCTGCTCGGCGTGGCGGGTGCGGATCGCTTCAGCCTCGGGCTCCAGCGCCTTACCGCTGATGGCGCTTTCAATAATGCTGAACGCCTCGGAGATGCTGATCTCTTCTGCCTTGGCAATCGCATCTGCGATCTGCGCACCTTTGACGAAGGCGCTCTGCTCTGCTGCCAGCAGTTCACTCACCACGGCCGATTCACCCACCGTCAGACCGCCCAGCACCGGCATCTCAAGGATCCCGCTGGCGGGTGTGCCAAGACGCCGCAAGGTTGGTGTCTCGGGTGCTTGAACAAAGGGCAGCGTGGGCATAGGCTTTTGGTGATTACTTAGAGGCTAATGCCCTATTGATGAGGCGTTGCTCTTTCTCCTTGCGCAGCTGCACTTGGCGAATAGCGGCTTGCACTTGTTTGATCCGTGCAAGCAACGGATTGCTGGTGGGTTGGTTCATGGTTTGAGGTCAGCAGGGGCGAAACCCAAGGCGGTCAGCTGCTGGCGGCAGTAGTTGGCGTTATCCCAATCCCAGCCGTACACCACGTCATACTGATCGGCACCGTTGAGCGGCACCTGATACTTGCGGCCGCGCTGGAAACTACCAGCAGACACCTCTGTGCTGATATTCACAGGCTCTGTCTTGGTAATGTCAAACACCACCGTGGTGGGCTCGTCGTTGCCGTCAACTGGGCAGCTTCCAGCAACAGCGCAGGGGGCTAGGTACTTCTTGGGGGCAATGCCAAAAAAGGTGCTGCGCATATAGGCGTAACTCTGGGTGCTGGCGCTGCTCAGGTTCATCGCAGCCCGGATGAAGCGATACACCGCTGGGGTGAAGAAGTCACCGTCGTGGGTGTCGGTGTTGAGATAACCCAGGCCAAACTGCTTAGCCAGTACGTCGTTGCCGCTGGCATAGTTGCCGTGCAGTGAGCCTTCGCGGTGCTTCGTTGCATTGAAGTACGGCACTGTGATTGTGCCGTAGGTCACCGGTCCGTTGTAGTTCTGCGGATCCACTTGGCCTCGCACATCCGCAAACTCATAACGGGTGTACTGGGAAGAGCCGAGCACCTCTACGGTGTCGTTGACCGCCATGGGCGGGTGCAACTGCCGCATCAGTGCATCCAATTCAGGGGGCACCTCCAACACCCGCACCGCTTTAGGGCTGACGACAAAGGCCATCACCGCATACGCTTGGCGTTCCTCAATGTTGCTAAAGATGTCCTCGCTGCGGAACGTGCTTTCTCGGTCGTAGTAAGTGCCTGTCTGAAAGCCGCAGCCAAACTCAGTAAAGCGTGGATTAACGGAGACGCGATCTGTGCGGTCCCGGCGCTCGTAGACCGTTAGGGTTCTGAGCTTGCTGTAGACGTAGACAAAGATGCACGTCTCTTCTCCAATCGGCAGCAGGTAGTACGCCGAGTCGTCGTAGTCCTGTGTGACAACTCTAGAGATTCTAGATTCTGCCCAAGAGCTTGTAGGCGCTGCACCTTTCCCCGTCTGGAAGAAATACCCGCAGGGGTATTCCGTAGTCCAGTCGTTGCCAAAGAAGTTGGGAGGGTCGTGCAGAATCAAGAACCCAAGCACCGAATCTTGTCCGCTACTGGTGTCAGTCGCTGCGGGCTGATTGGTGGCTGCTGCCCCGCTGGGGCCAAGCGTTTCGGCCTGTGCCGTCTGCTGCTGTCCTGGTGGCCCGACAGTCAAACGGAACGTGGGTTGCGGGACGTTGGGAATCACCGTCGTGGTGTACTCCACGCCCATGACGCTGCCCAGCTCCCGCTGCGCAGCAGGGCGGCGTTCAATGCTGGTATCTGGGTTGCCGCCGACCGGGCGCTCGGTCTGCGCGGCTTGCGCTTTCGCATCCTCAGTGACTTGCGCCTGCAGCGCAGCGTCGCTCTCACGCTGCAGTTGCGCCTCGCGGTTGGCTTGCTGCACCTGCTTCACGCGGTTCACCAGAGCGCCGGTGCCGCTGGCGACCGTGATGTAGGTGCTCATGGATCAGTCGTCCTGCACCAAAGTGATCACGTAGGACTTGGACTGCCCGGCGGCCAGAGTGATGCTGGGCGATTCAGCAATGGTGCTGTGCAGGTAGGTCTCCGTGCCGATACGCACGCAGATCGTGTCGTAGCTGAAGCCGCTGCCGCTACTGGTGAAGGTGGCGGTGATAGACGGCAGTTCATAGCGAGCATTGCCCGCGCTCCACGATCCGGTGCCGATGGTGCCGGTCACTGGGGCGTAGCCGTTTGCGCTAGCGACTTCCACCGCCTGCCATGCGGTGTAGGTGGAGTTGCTGGTGAGGCTGCCGCTGTTGGTGGCCAGAAACACCTCATACGCCTTGCCCTCAAACGCCAAGGCGGCTTGGCGCTGCAGCTCGTATTGGCTAATCGAGAGGGTGAGTGCCATCAGGCCAAGGTCAGGACGCCGGTGGTCGGATCAAAGTCAACGGCGAACGATTCGCCTGCAGCAAGGGTGATGCTGCTGCCGTAATCCCACCAGCCGATCAACTCATCACTGGCTGCGGTGTCGTTGTAGAGGACGGCATAGCGGAACGGGCCAATGCTGCCGCCGCTAGCAGTCCAAGTGGCCGGGTCACCCAAAACCAGCTTGTAGGTGCCAGAGGTCTGGGCCGAACTCGTCACCGATGCGGTGTTGCCACCAGCGGTGTAGCCGTTGCCGGCGCTGATCTCCGTCAGGTCAGCCTTCACCGCGTTGGTGGCCACAGGGGCGGCGTTGGTGAGCATCACCTTCAGCGTGTCTGCGCCAAGGTCATGCTTTTTCTCGGCCAACGCCTCCACGAAGCTGTTGAACTTATTGAACGCAGCCATGAACGCAGGGCTTTGGGACTAGGTTGCCGATCAGAAGTCTGGGAATGCTGCAGCAGGTGGTGTGAAATTGGCTGTGTAACGAGCTACGCCTTTCGTTAAGCGGAAGTCGTCGATGTAGCCGTTAAGCACTGAGCTTGGCGAAGTCGTTGTGGTGCTGTTGTTTACAGCCCCAATCAGCAATGGTTTTGCCGCATTGAAAATTGTGTTTGAGTTGATTTGAGGCGTGCCCACTTGAACGCCATCAACAAAGAAGCGCCATTCGTTTGTCGGGGAATTGCGGCTGACCGCAACGTGGTACCAAGTATTGACAGAAGGCGTCCACGGCCAGTTTCGGGCAATCTCAGCGGTGCCAGTTGCTGTATAACGGAACTGCATCGCCGCAGAAGCAAAAGACCACAAGAAGCTCCAAGCATGGTTGCTCGTGGCTGTACCTCGCTGAGAGGCAATGCCAAAGCTTGCCGCCGTAGAAGTTGTGTAAAGCCAGCATTCAATCGTAAAGCTACCGCCACCTAAGTTCCACGCTTCGCTGTCAGCCAGACTCAAGGCATCGCCCGTGCCATCAAAGGCTGCGCTGGCACCACCAAACCTGCTTTGTGTTGTGCTGATCTTGGCGTCAGCCAATGCTGTAACTGTAAAGGCATTGGAGCTGTTGTCGATAAATGTGGTGCTGCCGTTCGTTCCGTCCATATGCAACAACAACACCACGCTGCTGAAGTTCGGATCTGACAAACCGAGATTTGCCGATTGGCCAGTTGCTCCGTATGTACCGGTATCGCCAGCAAGTCGGTAGCCGCGAATGCTGTTGGCTGCCTCGCCACTGAAGCTGTAAGTGCCAGCAGCTGCGCTCAACGTGGTAGCACCGCTAGATGTAGCGTCTTGACCGGCGAGCACGAAGCTGCCAGGCTCAGCTGTTAGCGGGGTCAACACGCGCTTCAGTACAACGTCTTGGCCGCTCAACGTGAAGGTGCCAGCGTTGGTGCCAATGCCGTAGCTGCGCACGCTGCCAGCACTAAAGCCCGTAGCAGCAAAACTGCCTTCGCCGCCGATCAGCTTGCGGGCATAGCCAAAGCCAGCTGATTGACCGCTGAGAGTGAACGCAGCAGTGTCGGCCACCACCTTGCTGCCCACTACCAGCTTTGTCTTGGTGACGGCCACCTGTGTCTCGGTGCCACGGTCCAGGGTGTACGGGTAGTCCGTCAGCGCAACGGTGCTGCGGCTAATGCCCTCAACCTTGACGCTCTCCAGGTATGGCGCCAGCACCACAGCAGGTGTAATCACAGCGGAATGGGTCACACCGGTTTCTGAGTCAGTGCCGCCGGGTGATGGCGTGTAAGGCAACGGCAGGCTGGTGGTGCCAGGCACTAACGGAACCCAGCTGCTGGCGAGGTTGGTGCCGCTGGCTGCACTCACCGCACCCCACAGCAGCGCATCGGTGGAGGCCACGATGCCGTTGGCATCAAAGGCCCAGCTGGTGCCGTTGACGCGGTAGGCACCGGTGATGCCGCCGGCCTGCAGGTACAGCGGATCAAAGGGGCGCTTGGGCAGTTGATCTGGGGCCAGCTGCAGACTGACGCCGTTGCGGTTGCCCAGCAGCAGCGCGTTCTGCACACGGCCGTAACGCATTGCCTTCTGATCAGCATCGCTGGGTTCGCTGCTGAACTCACCTGTGGTCTCGTTCCAGCTGATCGCATCGTCTGGCGCATAGGGCAGCGTGAACTCGGTCACCGCTGTGCTGGTGGGGCTACCAACGATCCAGGTGATTTCGGCTTTGGATTCGCTGATCTGCGGCTTGCTGTTGGCGGTGTTATTGCGCTCCGCTTCGCTGGGCCGCTTCTGCAGGCCGTACTCACGCTGCGTGTGCAGGCTGGTCTCGGCACCGACATACACCTGGCGGCGAGCAAGGCCCAGCAGCGAGCTGATGCTGTTGCTCAGGTTCGCAGTGTCAAGCTCCTGAGCGCGGGTCGCTAAGTCCTGTTGACCGGACACGGTTTGCGAGCGCGAGACCGAGCGCTTGGTGATCGTCTTGGAGATGCCAGAGCTGGTGTCCGTCTCGTATTCGACGACCACGAAGGAATCCAGTTCGGCTGCGATGGTGTCAAACTCCACCAGCGAACCGCTGTTGCTGATGTAGGTGTCAATATTGAGGCTGCCCGCTAGCTCCAGCTCGGAGAAGTAGTTGTATGTCGTCTGAGATTTGACAACATCAGCACCCTCGGGCACCTCTTTTTTGCAGAGATTGGCCAAGCCGGTGTGGGCTTCGGCTGCGCTGCCGAGTTGTGCCTTGATGTCGTTAACGCCGCCACCGACCTGCTGCACAGACATCAGGTTGGCGTTGTTGGCTGCGGCAGCCGCCTTCTCGTACTCAACAACCTCTCGCGTCAGGCGGGCGGTGGGCAAGTTCCACAAACGCCCCTTGCGGAACGCATCACTAGCCCAGCGGTTGTTTGTCTCCGCTGAAGAAACTAGGTTGTAGGAAATTGACTCGATCTTGCGGTCCCACACGTCGTAGCGAGTGGCAGCAAAGCTGTACGGGTAGAAAACGTCGCTGTCGCTGACTGTGTTGCCTTCATCAGTTGTGTAGCTGACCGTGACCTCAGACGGTGCGCCGAAGACTTCCTCAATCTCCCAGCTGCGCTTGAGGTATTCGTCGCCGTACAGCTCATCAGGAGGCAGCAGGCGCAGGTTGCTCCAGCGCACCACCACGCTCTCGCCTGGCAGTTCACCGCTGCCAATCGGGCCGAGGTCCACCACATCGGCCGGAGTGATTACAGGGCCGGTGCTGGCCTCTTCGGTCAGGTCCAAGAACTGCAGCGTTTCCTCGCTGTCGAGGTAGCCCGCGTAGCCCTCGCTTTGCAGCAGGTCGCTCATCACCTGGATGTAGCCAGGCGTCAGGTCGAACTCCTCAACCGAGAACTTGTTGGTGAGGGGGATGCTTGCGGCGTCAAGCTGCAGCGCATCAAGGCACTGCTGGAACACGTACTCGGCCGTGATCGGCAGCGTCGCCTTCAGGAACACCTTGCAGGGCACTTCGGCGTTCTCGTCTTTGCTGCTTGGGTTCTCAACCGGCGGCTTGCGGTTTTCTAGGTAGGTCAGCTTGCATCCCAGCTGCACCGTGGTGGTGCGGCGGAATGGATCGGCAAAGCTGCTCAGCACCCGCAGCACACGCGGCACTGTGTAGGTGTCGCCTGCCTTGGCGTAGGTGAAGGTGACCTCAGTGCCGACCTCAGGCGTTTGGGTGCCGTCCAGCACCACCTCGCCACGGGTCTTGATTAGGCCGTTGCCCTGCAGGTAGTCGTCGGCAAAGCTGCCGCTGATGACGGTGCCAAGGCTGCAGCTGACTTCGGCGCGAATGTCGATGGGCATCTACTTCACCTCCGCAGCGTCAACGGTGATCGTGTAGCGGGTGCTCTTGGCGCCGCCGCTGATGATCACCTCGGCTTCTGCTGTGGGTGCTGAGATCGGATACCAGGCGCCCACACTGGGCACGGAGGCCACGCTGGTTTCGTACCAACTGCGCACGGCACTCCAACCACTGCTGTCGGTGGTGCCACGGATGCGACGCACACGGGTAGCGCTCAAGGCACCGTTAATCACATGAGTGCCACTAGCGGTGAGCTGCAGCTGTGGTGTGTCTTGGTAGGTTTCCATCGGCGCCAGCAGGGTCAACGTGGCGGAGCCGAGCGTCACCGTGCCGAGGTTGGGATTGGCAAGCGCTTCGCTGCGCTGACGATTCTTCTCTTCCTGCCGCAGCAGCACCGCCAGGGCTTGGGCGGCATCCACCAGCTCGCAGGTGGCTTGGATGTAAGGGCCGGCTTGATCACCGCTGGGGGCGCTGTTGAACCAGCAGGCGATGCCGCTCCAGGTGATGCCGTTGGCGCTGGCGGTCAGGCTGACGGTGGTGCCAATCGTGCCGCTGCTCAACGTGTCGGCATCGGTGAGGCGTGCGTCGCGCCAGGTGTTGTAGACGCTCAGCAGACCTCTGACGGTCCACTTGCGGGCGGTGAGGCCGTCGCGGGTGTTGGTCTCGTCGTAGCCAAAGGGCTGGGCGATCAGCTTGCTGGTGCTGAACGCGCCGATGGTGACGCTCATTGGTAAACCTCCACGCCACGGGGCAGATCAGCAGTGGCCGGAGCGTTCACGTAAACGTTCCAGTCCTTACTCGCTAGGTTTGCGGTCGCTTCCGCCAGCTGAGTAGTCACATTGACTAGGGACTCGTTGACGGTGGCGAGATCGTTCTGAGCACGCGCTAAATCCAAGTTGGAGCGTGCAATGTCCTCAGGAGCACGCAGCTCTTGCCGTGCAGCTGTGATGAACTCGTTGAGCTGGCTGTTGCGCTGCGTCAGCCCACCCCGGAAGGTGGCAGTGACGCCAAGCTGCTTAGCCAGATCGCTTGCTTCACGCAGCAAGGTCACGTTGGCAGCCTGTTGCCGCTCACGGGCTTGCTGGGGATTGATGAACTTATTGATGCCCTCAGCGCTACCGCGTGCGGCGTTCAGGGCAGTGACGGAATCCTCAATGCTGCGGCTGATGCTGCGCACCGCATCTTGTGCGGACCTAAAAGCGTCTTCAAGGTCGGCCTTGGTCTTAGCTGCAGCCAGCTGAACATTGGCTGCTGCCTGCTGCGAGGCGTTGAAGAGGCTGGAGTTACCAGGATCAGCACCAAGAGCAGCCTGGGCTTCTTGCTCAGCTCGTTTGGCATCCTCCAGCGCTTTGACAGCTTGTAACGCGCCAATGCCAGTACCAGTCAAGCTGCCGCGCTGCTGTTGGATGGCGATCTCCTCTTGAATACTACGAAGCTGATTTGCAGCAGCAATACTTTCGGCAAAACGCTGGCCCTCGGTCTTCTTCAGCTCATTGAGTCGCGTTTGCTTGTTGACGATCTCTTGCGAGATGTCTGCATAGCGCTGACTATCAACCGCCAATGCCTTCTGCTCTGAAGACAAAGCCTTAATGGCTTCTTGAATGTTTTCAACGCTGTCACGTCCTTTTTTCTGCTCTGCAGCAACACGAGCAGCCTCTGCCGCTTGTGCTTTCAGCTCTGTGACTGCATCCTTATTTTTGGCCCTGAATTCTTCGGCTAGTTGCGGCAAGCGCTCTAGCGCTCGCTCCAAACCTTTAGCGTCGGGGAGAAAGCCTGTGCTGGTAAGTGTTAGACCTTCAAGCTTGGCCGCATCAAAGAACAGAGCCCGTGCCTGCTCAGCGGTCAGCTGATACTGCTCAGCAAGTTGCCGCACCGATGCAACGGCCTCAATGCCTGCATCTGGAACTAGGCCAAGGTTGCCAAAGAGGCCACCAAGGCCAAGCTTGTTGGCATCAATTCCAATCTGCAACCCACTCAACGCACCGGTCAGGTTCTTGACCTGCTCGGTAATGGTTGGCAGCAAAGTCTTTCCAAAGGATGTCTGCAGCTCGTCAAAAGCATTAGCCAGCTTTTGGAAGTTCTGAGCTGCAGTTGCCGAACCACCAGCACCTGCTGTCAGCTCATTAAGGCCTTTGGTCAGAGCAGGGAAAAACTCAGATGCTGTGAGCCTTCCAGACTCCACGAGCTTAATTAGCTCTTGCTGTGTGATGCCAAGCCCTTTGGCAGTAGCACCAAAAGCAATCGGCAAGCGCTCACCAAGCTGACCGCGCAGTTCTTCCATCTGCACGGTGCCTTTGGCTGCAACCTGCTGCAGGGCCAGCAGTGAGCCATTGATTTCATCGTTGCTCAGACCAAGAGCCTGCGCCGCCTTAGCGACAGCAGCGAACAGCTCTTTCTGCTGGTCAAGCGGAACATTGGCCGCCGAGGCTGCGGCTGTAAAGCTGCCAAAACTACCGGCCAGCGTTTTGAAGCTGAGGCCCAGCTGATCAGCCAAGCCCTTGGTAAAACTGAGTGCCTGCCCAGCACCTTGCTCACCGAGCGTATTGCTGAGTTTCTTGCTAATACTTTCAAGTTCTACAGCAGCATTAACGGAGCCACGCAGAAACCCAGCAGCGGCAGCACCAATACCAATCGCAGCTAACGCATCACCTAGGCCGCTGATGTCAAAGCTTGCCCGCTTTGCACTTTTGCCGACGTTTTCAATCCCAGCCGCCTGCTGCTGTGCAACGGTCAGAAACTTACCAGCCGTATCACGGGCACGACCCTGCGTATCAATGAAATACTGCAGACCGTTGGCAGCAGTCTGCACCGACTTGCCGGACGGTGTGAAGGCTTTTTCTACTGCGCGGCCAGTCGCTGTTGCTTGACGTTCTGCAGCTTGCAGGCCTGCTTTGAGCTGGGCATCATCAACGCTGACTGTTAAGACAGCTGAGCCCAGACTCTCCGCCACAACACGCCTTCATGTGCTCTTAAGTTGCCGCTGATTGCGGGAACCTAGGCCATGACTAGCGCTCTCGCTGCACTGGCCAACGCCACTGCAATCTTCACGGTTCCAACCGTTGGCACAGTCACTGATCCCGTCACCGGCAACGTTGTGCCGGCCACGGAAACAGTCACGGTCAGCTTGTACCTGCGTCAAGGCAGCACCAGGGCCTCGGACTTTCCTGGCGTTGACACTGAAGTTGAGACCTACGAGGGCTATGCGGTCAGCCCGCAAGCACTGGATGCACGCATCAAGCCCGGAGTGGTCGGCACTCTGAACTTCGCCGGTCAAGGCAGCATCGACTGCGAAGTGATCAACAGCCGCTACCCCTACGGCACCACCGGTCTGATTGGCAGCACCGTGCAGCAGGTCATTGGCGACAAGATCCGGCTGGCCCGCTACGTGCAGGGCTGATGCCAGTTCAGGTCAAGGCCAACTTCAAGCTGACCGGCTGGAATGCCAATCAGCTCAAGCTGCGCGTGCCGCAGATCCTGACCACCTACGGGAAGGTCTTGGGTGATCAGCTCAAGGAAGAGATCCAAACGCCGCAGTTCGGTTGGCCGCGTGCCACCAAACGCCGCAATGGGCAAACCGTCAGCAGCCCACGCGACATCGTGGACCTCGGCGGTCTGCTGCGCTCTCAACGTCGTGATCGCCCCAGTGCAACGCAGCTGCGCTTCACATGGGAACCCAAGAGCAAAGACGGATTCATGTATGCCGGCCTCATCTTGACGGGCTACACCACCAGCAAGGGCACACTGGTACCAGGCCGCAACTGGATCAAGCCAGCCCTAGAGAAGCAACCGCTAGATCGCTTCTTTGCTGAGCAGTGGCGACGCCTAGACGGCATCGGCGGGTTGTAGACACAAAAAAGCGGCCATCTCCAGCTGGCCGCTCTGCTGTCCACCCGACAACCTAAGTTGCTCAGGCGTTGGTCTCGGCAGACCAGGAATACGAGCCGTAGCCCGACAAGGTAAAACTGACAGTTGCAACATTGCCTGCAGCAATCGACTCCGAGAAGTCGGTCACGAAGGCGACGCCGGAGTGGTATTCAGGGCTGCCGGTGCCACTCATCTCGGGCGATTCACGATACCACTCAACAGTGGTGCCGGTTGCAGCATTTAGGGCAGCATTTTTGAGGACGGCATAACCGGCGTCATTCAGGTTGAGGTTCATCTCGCAGGGGATGGTGTAAGCCTGCGTGGTCACCAGCGAAGCGGTAAAGCCCAGCGTGCTGCCGTAGTCCTGCACTTCCTGCGTCTGGCTGGTGCCCTGGATACCAGCGTTGGTCAGGGACAGCACCTCAGTCATGCCGGTGCTAGCGGTTGGCTTGGTGCTGGCGGTGGTGCCGGCCTTCACATAGAACCGATACCCCAGCGAGTTAAAAAAGGCACCGGTGGCCATGACTTAAACCTGTGGCGTGTGCCTTAGGTTGCCCCTAACTAGCAGCAGCCTCCTCTTCGGCCTCAAGTACCTCCCACGGCGTCATGCGCGGGCATACATGTAGGTCAAAGCCCTTCACGTCATGGGCCACGCCTGCTGTCGCTAGCAGTGCTTCCTTGAGGTCTTGCTTGCTGCAGCTCAGCTCCTTGCAGATCGCTGCCGGCTGCCAGCCCAACGCCATCAGCCGCCTGGCGTTGTTGCCCAGCAGCCTGACCTTGTGCGTGGCCTTGATCGTCCAGTTGTGGCCCCGCAAAAAGTGCAGCACTTCACCTTGGGCAAAGCTCCAGAAGATCGTGCTCAGCTTTCCCTTCTCGGGATCCCAAGCACGGCACGCCTTCAAGAAGGCAATGTCACAGCAGGAGAAGATATCCTCCTTGGCCATGCAGTGGCTGTACTTGCGGCACAGCTTCCCGCCGAACATCTTGATCAGGCCGATGTTTTCGGCATACATGCGCCCAAACCGCCGCTGTTCCTCGCGGGTCAGTGGTTTAGCAAGGTGTCCTTCGCTGCGCTTTTTCTCCGGTGCAGCGGCCGGAGTGCTGAAGAAATCAAGCTGGCCTTCAGCAACGCGCATCTTGTCTAACTTCGCAGGACGAGGCGCGACCCGAAGGCTGATGCTGCGGTGCTGGTGCATAAGCATCCCAACACTTTAGACAAGTGCGGAAGCACATTCAAAGCGTTCTTGCTTTCGGCCTGTGGGGTGGAATTGAACTCCACGCTGATCACATCAATCTGGGCACGCTTGAGGTTGGCGTTGGGGATGCCGCTGATCAGTTCGCTACTGCCGGCACCGCCAGTTGACAGGGCATTGCCATCACCGAGCAGGTATTCGGCCAGGTCAAAGGTGGCCTGCTTGATCGGCTTGGGGATCTCGGTGCTGCTGTAAGACCAGTCGCCACACTCGGCGTCCGTGCGGGGCCAGAGCAGCGCTTGTGTGCTGGCAGCACGCTCACCGATGTAGCTCAGCTCATCGAGGTAGCGCGTGGCCATGATCAGCGCACGGCCTTTGTTATCGGTGCTGGCCGATGACCAGTTGAGAGTGCCGAGGTACAGGTTGGCCAAATCATCTGCAGCAGCCACTGTCAGATAGCTGTTGGCATCAGCAGCGCCAGCAGTAGCAACGACAGTGACGGTCATAGCGGCACACCCTTGCCGCTAGGTTGCCCGCTTATTTCTTGGGTGATTGCCAGAGTTTGACGGCACGATCAAAGCTGATCTCACCGTCAACAAGGCGTTGGCCCAGCTTCTTGCCAAAGATGGCCTGTGCAGTCTCGGGGTTGTCTTTGACCCACTGCTTGGCAGCCACTTTGAATGACAACGCACCCTCGGCGCCATCACCGTCAGCCAGGCGATTGGGCTGCACCGGGTTGCCCTGTGGATCGGTCATCGTCTCGTTGCGCCATTTCCAAGGCAGGATTACACATCTACACTGAAAATGCGGTGATACCTTCCGGTAAGTAGCTGGAAATCGCTTGCCATCCAGCTTCAAGCAGATTGGGCAAACGGCAGAATCCAGCACTGCTGTCCAGACAAGCCCGTCCGGTCCCATCCAGTCAGGATCGGCTTCAAACTCATAGATCGCCTGCTGCGCGGCGCTGCCTACTTCCTGCACACCTGTGCGGATCAGGGCTTCAACGTTGTTTTCGGTGATGCGCACCACGGCGCTTTCGTAGGTGGCGAAGGTTTCGCCGCCGATGTCCGAGAGGCCAAGGCGTGCAAAGCGCTCCACACGATCAGCCACCAACGCCGGCAGGCTCTGCGTGAGCTGCGTGCTCAGCGTTTTGCCAGCCACCACCGCGTCATTAACGATGCGCTGCACCTGAACGGTTGATGCTGACGCTGCACCTTCATTGATTAGGTCACCGCCGGCCATGGTGACCATGCGGCGGGCGAAGCTCAGCTGCTGCTCTACAAACGGCCGCAGGGCTTCCTGCAGCGCTGCCAGTTGCGGCACACCGAAGCTCTCCTGCACGCTGCGGGCCACAGCGGCCACCACCGCATTGATGGTCTGCTCACGGCCCGGCCCAAAGCTCAGCACACCCGACTGACCAACGACGCGCTCTACAGCTGTCAGCGTGGTGCGCAGGTCTCGTAGTGCTTGCCTGATCAGGCGATCTTCCAGCTGTTTTTGCCGCAGCGCGTTGCGCAGGAACGCTTCAACTTGCTGCGACAGATCAGCCACGCCCTTGTCCTCTTAGCTTTTTGCGCCCGTGGTTTGGCCGGCTGTGCTGGCCATACCCTTGCCGGGTCTTTTTGGGTTTGCCCTTGCCAAAAAGGCGGGCAGTAACACCCGCCTTAGCTTTGACCGCCATCAGTCTTCGACAGACTCAGCCTTCTTGCGCCCGCGCTTGGGGGCTTCTTTCTGCTCAGGCATGGAGCAGACTTCTGACTCTGTAGAAACAGAGGCCACTGCCGAAGCAGCAGCCTCTTCTTCTTCACGACGAGCCAGGTTGAACCCGGTCAGTCCCATGAAGATCAACCTCAGTCGAAGTTGCTGGTGACAGTGCCGCGCACGATGCCAATGTTCTTGGTCTCGTACACCTTGGTCCAGTTGGCAACAGTGGCCAGAGTTGCCTGTGAGGGGTTAGCACCGCCGGCGGTCTGGTACTGAGCACCAATGGGGTGGAACACGTTGTGCCAGGACACGGCCATGTAGTCGGCCAGCGCGAGGATGTCGCGGTCCACTTCGGTTTTGATGCCCTGGGCTTCGCCCGATCCGACTGCCCCCGGAGTGAAGAAATAAGTTGCATATTTCTTCGAGGAGCCAGAGCCGCTGGTCTGCACATCGTCGGAGACGATCACGCGCATGCCCATGTAAAAGGGCACGCTGCCGTCAGCGGTATATGCGCCAGCCACAGAGCCAGCGAACACATCGGGGGTAGCAGCGTTAGAAGCAGCAGCGGTAGCGCGAGCTTCAGAGGCGGTCACGTAGTCAATGGCACGACGCTCTACGAGGTCGTAGTAGACAGCCGAGTGCATGCAGATAGCGCTCAGCTTGTCGCCTTGATCACCCAGCAGTGCACGAGCCTTGGCGACGTGACGAGGGGTGAGAGGGGTCTCACCAGAACCGCCGGCATCAAAGGTCAGATCGACAAAGGATGCCGAGCTGTTGCTGCTACCGACTGCACCAAACACACCAGCGAGGGTGGCCAGCAGATCCTTCTGCTGTTGGTGAGCGATGTAGGCAGCGACCTTGTTGCCGATGGCGGCCATGGGGTCAGCACCAGCAGCCAGCTTGGCCAGCTCACGCACACCCCAAGCGCGACCACGGTGCAGCACCACACCGCGCTGCTTGTCGGCGGTGATGTTGCCAGGGGTCAGACTGGCGTTATCAGCCAGCACTTCAGCGTCGCCGCTGAGGTTGGCATCGAAAAAGGGCACATTCACGTAGTCGCCGCCATCGGCCACAGCGTTGAGAGCCTCAAGGGGCTGCACAACACCGGAAGCGATAAAGGCATTGCGAAGAGTGGTGGCCTCTTCCAGATACGGAGTAAAAATCTCCGGGATGACAATATCCGAGCGGACTGTTGCCGCCATGGTTCAAGCTCCTAAAGAGAGTGGGTTTGTGGTGCGGCCACAGGCCAATGGGTCAGCACAGCCTTCCCTCTTGCTTGTAAGTATGCCAGAAGCGTTTACTTACTAGCTGCAGCTTTTAAGCGTGCATAGAGTTCAGGATCTGTTTTGTAGATCCGTGCTTGTTCGGTGAGGTTGTAGTGCTCACGCGAGAAGGGGTTTTTGCTGCCGGCAGGTAGTTCAGCGGTGCTACGGCCAACCGGTGCGCCGGTGCCGGCGGGCTTTGGTGCCTTGAGGCGGTACTGCGGCAGGCTGGTGCGTGCCCAGTCGCTGATTGGTGTGCGCTGGTAGCCATCGACAACGACCACGCTGCCGTCTGCTTCGCGCTCAATCTGATCGGGCTTGAGCCGCAACCTGATCACCTCATCTGGATCGTGCACGGTGTCGGCCAGGGCAGCGACGGCAGGACCGATCACCTTGAGTTCACGGTTTTCGGCCTCTAGCTCAGCGACACGAGCCTGCAGCTGCGATTCACGCTCGCGGTACTGCTGCTCGTAGGTCTTAAGCGCTTCGTCGTACTTGCCTTTGGATTCCAGCTGCTGCTGCTCCACCTTGCGCTTGAAGTCCAGCAGTTCCTGGACATCAACGCCATCGGGCACTTCAGGCAGCTTCTTGGCCAGCTTCTTCTTCTCGTCCAGCAGCTCCGCATTCTTGCGGCGCATGGCATCGAGTTCTGCTTGCAGGGCTTGCAGATCAGCGTTGTTTGCAGACTGCTCCACAGGAGCGGTGTCGTTGTCGGGCATGTAGAGCCACAGGCTCAGGGTTGCTGATTAGGTTGCCCCGGAAGTTGTTGCAGATTTGCATCAAGCTGCGCAGCTTGTGCATCAAGCCGTGATTGCTGTTGCGCTGCGGTGGCTTCAATCTCCTGATCGACATTGAAGTCGTCGTAGAGCCACTCACCATCGGCTAGCTGGATCAGCAGGGTTTCCTGCGTGATGTCACCGTTGAGGCGCAGCTTGATCAGCTCGGCTACATGACCAGGCTCCAGCGTGCGGGCCACGAAGTCGTTGTTGACCATGCTGCTGCCGCTGTTGGGCAGACCGAGGAACGCACTGTGGAAGCGCAGGCAGTTGTCGATCAGATCCTGCAGGCCAAGCGCCACGGTCATCAGGGCAGCATCACCTTGGCTGCGGTCAATGGCCTTGGCTTCTGCCGCTTGGTTGGTCATGTTTTGACCCATCACAGCGGCCAGGCCAAGTTGATTGATCTGGCGTTCAATGCGATCCAGCTGCTGGAACTGGAAGCCGTAGCTGGTGCCTTGCGGCTCCACAAACTCAGCCCGTGAATCCACGGGTAGAGCCATGGCGGAGTCAGGGCCAGCAGTGATCTCATCTAGTTCGGCTGGCACGCCGTACAGATGGAAGCGAGGCACAGCAGCGATGTGCAGCTGATTGCTGAGGTCTGAGCTGACGCGGTAGCTCTGCAGGTTGAGGTGTGCGACCTCTTCCAGCGGCGGGGTGGATTCCAGGATGCCCACGCGGTTGGAGTAGGCAACCGCAAAGGGGATCTCGTCGAGCGTGGTCTGGCCTTCGCTGACCAGTTCCCAATCACGGGAGCGGGAGGCCTGCTTGCGGAACAGCTGGAACGCACCGGGCGTCAGCACCCGCACCTGCTCCACCACCTCTTCGCCGTATTCCGAGTAAGGCACGACGACGCGCTCTAGCAGGCGCAGCTGCGTGAGCTTTTGCGTGCCGCCCACTACGTCAGTTCGCCAGCCAAGGATGTCCCGTGGGCTGTAGCTCACCCAGTAGGGACGGTTGAAGTCAGTAACCGGTGTGTCGTCGCCTTCATCACCGCGAGGGAAGTCCACCAGCACGCCGACGTGCCCGTAGCGCAGACAGGTGCGGGCCAGGCTGTGCAGGTAGACGTTGAGATCGTTGCCCTGCAGATCGACGTCCATCATGTGCTCTTGCACCTGATCAGGCACGTTGTCCAGACGGACTGGCTTGCGGCTGATCATGCCGGCCAGCATCTGCTCTAAGCGCTGGTAGTACGGCGGGCAGACGCTGCGGCGCAGGCGGGCGAGATAGCTCTCGTCGGATTCCTTCGGCTCCTGCGGCAGGTAGCGACGGCCTGCGGCTTGCAGCTGCAGCGTGCCACCGATCAGCTCTTCGATGAGTTCCCAGCGGGGCTGCATCCGCTGCCAGGCGATGCCGGGATCGTGAACGCCGAGATCCTGAATGGACAGGACGGGCTTGAGTTCAGTGGCAGCGAGATTGAAGTGCACAGCCCTTTTTTCTAGGTTTCCGATCAGTAGATGCGCAGATTGCGCACTGCTTTACCGCTGTGGCCACGGCCCACTTCAAAGCAGCGGTGGACGATGTAGCCGAGCGCATCATTCATGTGGTCATAGCCGGCGCTCTTGTCTGGATCACCTTGCTCTGTGTAGCTCTGCAGCTCTAGGCACTCGATCAGCTTCTTGCAGCGCTTATCGACGAACAGACGGCGCTCGGCCATGCCGTTCTCCAGCAACGCTTGCACCGCTGCGATCCTGTCGCGCACCGGTGGGTTGGCTGAGGGTGCCATGTTGCTGATGTCGTAGCTCTCCAGGATGGCGATGTCGCTGCGGGAGCTATTGGTGCTGCGGTTGGCACCGGAAGCATCGGGGTAGCCAAGGATGCGTGCTTTGCCGTAACGGCGGCGAGCCTCTTGAGCGAGGGCATCGGTGTCGTGGGCACCGGTAATCTCATCAAAGACGTGCAGCTCACGGCCACGGCGCACGGCTAAGACGCCACTCATGTTGCCAATATTGAAGTCAATGCCGAGCAGGATCGGCTCTTCTGGATCCCAGTCAACCGTCTGAACGTGCAGCTCACGGTTGAAGCGGTCGTACACCTGGCCGGTGGTGAGCGAGACAAACTCACCGTTGAGGTAGGCCTGCAGCAGGTTCGGGTCGTAGTTGGCCTGTAGACGCTCAATGAAGTCAGGCGGCAGATAGGGGTTGTCTGCCGTGCGCATCTTGATCAGCTTGCGATCAGCGCGTTCCTTGGTCTCTTCTGAGGCGAAGGTTTGCCACATCCAGCGGAAGCCTTCAGGTGTGGAGGCTGCACCGAACTGCCGAACGTTGCCGGCACGAAGGCGGCCAAGGATCTTGGGGAAGGCCTTGTTGGCCGTGGAGGGTGGGACAGTATCAATTTCATCGCAGAGGCACCATGCGGCGTTGATGCCGATGCAGCGCTGCCAGTTTTCAAAGCTGCGGCAGAGGATCTTGGTGTCGCCGCCGGGCAGGTGCAGCACGTATTCCGGGAGCGGTGAAGCGCGGAACGTGTAGGGGATGTCGTAGGCCTCTAGGAAGTCGTCGAAGTCGTTCTGCCAGATGTCACGGATCAATGGGCCGGTGGGCTCCATGACGATGCCGATGAAGCCCTGATTGCTGGCGGCGAGGTGAACGGCCTTGCTGGCTAGTGCACGGGTTTTACCAGCGCCGTATCCGGCAGAAATGCCAAGGATCTCGGTTGTCTGGTCTTCGACAAAGGCGAGCTGACCGGGGTGCAGGTCCGCTGTGATGCGAGCGAGGAGGTTGGCTACATCAAGGTCGCCGTTGCCATGACCGATCTGCTGAAGGACGTTGCCTGTTGGTGCAGCAGCAAGGATGCTCACGAGCAGAGCTGAGCGAGCTTGGCTGCGGTGTTAATGGCACCTAGAGCGATGTGGTACTGCCCAGCGCGGCGGGCTTCCATCTGAAGGGTGGAGCACTGAGAGAGCAGGTCAGCGATCATCTGGGGCCGTTCGATGTCCCAGTCAGCCTTGAGCTGATCGCGGGCCATGCGGAGGTATTGATCGCAGGAGCTTGCCTTGACCCCCCAGTTTTCTTCGGCATAGCGCAGGCAGTCCGACCTACGGCCGCCATTGGCGATTATGCGAGCGAAGCGGCGTGCCCGCTCGATAGCTTGACCTTGGTAGGAATCGCGGGCTGCCATCAGGCTGCCTCCTGTTGCTCCGCAAAGTGGGTAGCGGAGGGTTGGCAGATGGCGGTGTTACCGGTGAAGTCTTCCCAGCGCTTGACGATCACATCGCAGTAGGCGGGGTCGAGTTCCATTATGCGGCAGTGGCGGTTGGTCTTTTCGCAGGCGATAAGGGTGGAGCCTGAGCCTCCAAAGAGGTCTACTACAACGTCACCTTGTTTTCCCCATTGATCGAAGACCCATGAATGCAAGTCAACGGGCTTCTGCGTTGGGTGGACGCGCTTCTCTCCGCGTTCTACAGAGTCAAAACCAACCCAGCGCTTCCAAAATGTTGCTTTCTTATGGCGCTTCTTAGACCAGCAGATCTCAAAATCGTTACCGATCATCTCAGCATCAGCCTTGTCCCGTTTTTGCCAAACAATCAAGCTGCCACCGCGAGGCAGGCATTCAAAGTAATAATCAGCTCCCCACCAAAATTGCTCTGGCACATCTTGGAACAAAGCTATTAGAGCCGATGGATCAAAATCTTTGTCATCTCCTATTACTTCTTTCCATTTGTAGCCCTTTGCGTTAGGGCTTTTTGCGGAGCCTTTGATCTGGCTGTAGTCGGTGTTGAGGTTCATCCCATAAGGAGGATCGCAGTAGAGCATGTCCGCCTCCTGCTGATCCATCAGGCGTTCAACGTGCTGCGGGTTGGTGCTGTCACCGCAGAGGAGGCGATGATTGCCGAGAATCCAGAGATCACCTGGCTTGGTGATCGGATCTTCGGGTGCCTCAGGCACCTCATCGGGGTCGGTGTTGCCTTCGACTGGATCGAGTTGCTCGGCTTCCTTAAGCAGCTCGTCTAGGTCTTCTGCTTCAAACCAAGGCTCTAGGTCATGCTCTTCGCTGAGCTGTTGCAGCATCTCGGCATCCCAGTCCGAGAGTTCAGCAGCGCGGTTGTCAGCGATAGCGAGGCCGACCTTCTCATCTTCGGAGAGGCCGCTACGGCGCACGGCGATGATCTCGTCACCGCTGGCTTCAACGACCTTGAGCTTCGTTAGCCCTAGTGCCTTGGCACCTTCGATGGTGCCGTTGCCCGCAAGGATGCGGTTCTCTTCGTCGATGACGATGGAGCGTGCTGCGCCGTAGCGCTGCAGGGATTCCTGAATGAGGCGTGCGGAACTATCAGTACGCTTGCGGGCGTTCTTATGGTCAAACTTGAGATCTGAGATTGTATTTGCCATGGCCGGAGTTTAACCGGAGGAGGGCATGAGGAGGGTGCCATCTGAGGCGAGGATATTGAGCTTGTCTTCAGCGTCTTGAAAGGAGCGTGCCCAGATGGTGGCTAAGCGTGCGACGGGTTCTGGTGCGACGAAGTAGAGGAAGAGGTAGTGACCTTTAAGGGAACGATGGCCGTTGGTTGGGAGGTAGCCACCTGTGAGGCGGAAGGTAGCGAGAAGATTGCGTGCGATGTGTTCAGCGAGTTCTGGGTCAACGTCGTGTTGAAGGACCAGGCCGAAGGGTTCGCCTGTTGCGGGATCTTCAGCAACGATGGACCAGGGTTCCATGGCACAGGGTGCCGCTGCTTTAGGTTGCCAGCGGGATGATGGTGATGAGGGCACCAGGTTTTTCTTCTGCGGTGCAGTAGCGCTTGTGGGCAGCCAGTTGAACCACTTGAGAATCGTCGTGAAGAAGTGAGCCAGTGAGGGCATCAAGCACGGCACGGGAAAGTTTGTCGATGTCGCCCTTTAGGCGAGAGGTTAGGTGGGCTGGTGCTTTAGGGGATAGGCCGGATTTGTTGTAGTGGCCTTTGGGGCGTAGGAAGCGAAAGGTTATTGAGATGGAGACGGGGTGATTGATGAGTGGGGTATTGGTTGCTAGGGCTGCGTCGGTGACGAGAGAGCGCCAGGGACGGAGGCGCTGATTGGTTTCGCGCATGATCCCGTTACCGACATGGCTTTTAGAGCCTTGGGTTGCTGGTTCCATGCCGATCACGTTGAAGGTGATGGCACTAGGCGCGGATGATGATGGAGAGGGTGTTGATGCGTCGTTGTTCTCGTTCAAGCCACCAGCGTTCGGCTGTGAGGGCGCTGGCAGGGTCTGCGGAGAAGGTGCCATTGACGGTGAGGAACTGACCGCAGAGGGAGACAAGGCGACAGGGTTGGTTTTCAGGCCGCTTGGTTGTCATCTGTTGGTTTGCCAATGGCGGTGATGGCAGCGGCGACGATGGCCTCTAGCTGGCAGCGCGGGATACCGGAAACGGTGCGAGCGGCGGCGTCGATGGCGCGCTGGTAGGCGGTGAGGTTGACGGGGAGGGTGCTGGCTTTGAGCTTGGTGGGCATGGGTTGGCGTAATTAGTGAAGGTGACTACTCGTTGTCGGGAAGCTGTTCGAGAGCACGGCGGATGGTGTCTCTACACGTCACAAAAGCTGTTGCGTCCGGCCCTTTGCATAGAAGGGTGAGGGCATCTAGCGCCTGCTCCCTCAAGCTCGGCGGCTTGGGCTGAGCAAGTGCGGCGCGGGCTTCTGTCGCCAACGCATGTGCTTCGCGTCGGTCATCCATCAAAAGCTGCCGGTAATGGTCCAGCTCGTCAGCCATGCGGGCGCACAGCGCTCGGAAGTCAGTCATCTTCGTCAGGAAGAATTTCAAGAAGGGATGTGATGCACTGCCCGGTGGTGTTTTCAGCGCCGAGGCAGTAGCGCTCGGCCTCGCGCAGTGCCATGCGTAGCCGCTCCACAACGGGCCACGGATCGCGCAGTTCGGTGGAAAAGTCATCGAATGGTGCGGGGTGGAAGTCGCTCATTGGGGTGATGGGATGTTCTTGAGTCATTGTTGAACCTCGTAGTGTGTAGAAATTGGCAATTTGGCTAGATGGAAGTGACGAGACGATATCGCTTCAGGATTTCCTCCTGCTCTTTCTCTCGCCAGTATTGAAGCCTACGTTCAAGCTTTGCCGTAGCAAGTTGCATCACGCTTCGTTTGTCATAATCCCAATCCAACAATGGATCAGAAGCTTTGGCCAAAGAGTTGTTCGTAGGCATGAGAGATAGCGCGAAATTTCCTAAGATGATGATCCCTATCTTGCGCCAACAATTCCGCGAGATCTTTGATGAACTCATCGCCATTGTCATTATCAAAGTAATTAAAAATAGCGTCTGAAAGCACATCTTTGGGCGTGCTCACAGTTTGCCTCCTTTAATGGCATTGTTGTAGTTCATTAGATATTCTTCAAAATCAGCACCAAGAGGAGCCTCTTTTTGAAGCTCTTCATGATTCTGCTTGAGCATGTCCAAGCTCACAACAAAAGCACAACGAATGCGCTCCAGGGCCAGTTGTTGCACGACGTTAGGCTCTTCATCAATAGCCTTTTCAATGGTGCAAATGAATTCTTGCAGATCTCCCATGGAGAAGCTGCGCGTCACCATTGGCTGGCCAAAGTGCATGGCAAGCTCTCCATCCTTAAAAGCAGAAACAGGATGGTTGGGCAGTAGGTGATTGAAGGAGACGGTCACGATGGTGAAGCAGAGGGCTAGCGACGTTCGCCGTCGCATGTGCATAGTGTGCCAGCAAAAGGCCCCCTATCAAGGGGGCCGTTCATAAATCGTTACAAAGCTCGTGGCTTGCGCAAAGCCTGTGTGGCGATGCTTAGATTTTTGGTGATAGGCAAAGGCTTGTCTCGCCATTTAATGGCAATGGCATGGCAAGAGCCCACTGGCATTAGCTCAGCATGCCTGAATGCCCTATCCAGCAGGATTTGATAAGCCTGTCGCTTTGGCTTGCTCATCGGCCCTTCAGGCTCTTCAATGTTGGTACGAGCAAAGTCGGCAAGTTCCGTAATGTCATCTAGCTCATTGGTGGCAATGACAAAATGTCTACCACGTTGTTGAGCCTTTCGCCATGCAGGATGAATGGGCGGATTCTCCATGGCTAAAGCTTGTGCTTCTTCTCGCAATTGAGGAGGAATGCAAATGTGAACCATGCGAGGCAGAGAATGCTCTTCAACAAGGGAGAGCTGAAAGTCCATGATTAGATGAAACGGAATTGTCCGAAACGAAAAGAACGATTGCCGATGATTAGAAGGCTTTCACCAAAGCCGTCATACATTGTGCCAAGAAGAAAACTATTTCTCCATTGAAAACAGAAATCTCCCAGGCGAATATGCCCAGTGATGTCAGAGCAATGGAAAGAGAAAATCATAATTTGGGGTCTTCGGGAAGCGGAGGAATTTCTTCAATCATTGCAATCCTCACATCGGGACGCATGGCAAGCATAAAGTGTTCAGCTTGTTTTGCGGAAATCGCCCCAAGGGCGATTTTCTTGCCTTCGTAAGTGGTGATCAAGAATGTGCGGCACGTTGCAGCCATTACCAACTCTCCTCTTCAAGCTCTTCAAGAATGTGCTGACTGAGCGTTTCTTCAAGCATGGTGCGCCATCCGCCGTCGCCTCCAATGCTATTAATTTCTGAAAGGAGATGGAGAGCATCAGCAATGCGAGTGGAGTCCATTAGGCAGCTACAAGCCATACTGGGCTCTTCACCAATGAGTTCCTCAAACATGCCAATGTGCAGCTCAAACCATTTGCCCAGGCAGAACAGGGCCACTTGCCGGTAGGTTTCGTCGCCATGCTTCTGCAGCATGGCTTCTATGGTCTTGGCCAGTTTCGGCGGAATGCCTACAGTGCCATGGTCCTGCAAGTGAGGCGAGATTGAAGCGCCGATAGCTTGCCGCTTGCCATCTTTAGCGGCTACAGCTTGCCGTAGAAACTGGTCGACGGAATCAAAAGCGTCCAATGGAAAAGGGAGAAGATGGGCTCATAATGGTCCCATTAAGGACCATTGTCAATAGTCATCTTCATTAATTGTTTGTAAAGGCATGGCGTCAGGAAGTGGCTCGTTTTCTGGTTCTGCATCGAAGCTAATAGTCTCAGCAGACGCAGGAAGAGAATTGCTTCGGCGTTCTTCCGTTGCTTTGGCTTCCTTCTCCTTTTCAATGGTGGAAGACAAATCTTTCAGGAATTTCCTATAGGAGGTGTCTTGGTTTTCCACTTGCTTGATTTCGTTCAAGCCAAGCAACTTTGCTTGTTCCACCAGGGAATTCTTGGCCACGTTAAGGAACGATGCGTCGCCAGCACTTTCTTCAATCTTCACCATCTCCTTGCTACCATCGTCACCACCGTCCATAATGGTGACTACTTTCTTGCGCTTACTATTTTCAAAGCTACGAAGAGCTAAGTCTTTTAGCTCCATTTGTTCTTTCAAGAGACGCGCCCTGTGCGTATCTTGATTCTTCAAGATTTCTTGCGTATAGAGATCGCGGTTGAAATGGCGATCACCATTAACTGTTTCTTTGCTGAGTTTAAGAACATTCGCAATCTGACGATTGCTCATTTTTGCTGCAAGAAGCTCCTGCACCATCCATCGCCTAACGCCAAGCATCTCTTTGGTGTAGATGCCAGGACCGGCTGTACCGCCTTTTGATTTATGCTCACGAATGGCTTCGTATTGTGAAATTGGAACGCCAGCCTTTGCTAAAGCTTTTCGTGCATAAGCCTCTTCTTCTTCAGGCGTAGCAAATTCAATTTCAGGACGAGGCATTCTTTATTATTTTGCTTCTCGCATTGTAAGCGAAGCTTTTGGCTATGCGCCCCTCATGGTATCTCCCTTTCCATGGAGAGTACGAACAAATAATTCTGTGAAACGTTCCATGCGCGAGGCCACGACAGTGGCCGGAGCATCATCAATGGCTTGCTTCAACATACAAAGCTCTTCCCATTCAGCTTGTGACAATGGTGAGGGAGTGTAATTCATGACGAAGCAATGCAATGGCATGGAACGTGCCTAATAGAAGAGCGGCGCCTAATGCGCCGCTCCATAGTGCCACTCTGATTTCATGGCGACGAATGGCATCATCAATGAGACGCTGAAGATCATCGCCTGAATTAAGCATGGTTCAATGATACTGCCAGAAAGCTTTTTCTAACAGATCATCAAACTCATTTAGCTTTTTAGGGCAATACTTCCTAATAAATTCTTCCATTTCTTTGTGGAAGCTATCAACGATTTCTGCATAAGCAGCATCTAGCCCGCGAGAGTCCATTTCATGCTCAGCTTCACGCTCGTAAGCAAGAGCCATGCAATCCTTTGGGTTGGTGCAGAATTCACGCATTGGCTTGCTCCTGCACGGCGAAACCACCATCAATCAATTGCTGGATTTCATGCAAGCTTCCGCGCCAATGGCGCTCACCATTGTTATCACGGGCTCCGTAAAGCGTACGGGCCGCTGGTTGCGGCCCTTTAGCGGGTTTTGAAAAGCCGTGATGAATGATTGGCAGAATTTCTGCTCCATTGTGCTCCAGCAGAGGGAGCTTTTCTACTGGCTGAGGCGGTAGAAGCATTGCTTTGGTAGTTTCCTTTGCAATGTTAGTAACGTTCTTTTTGTTTGAAGGCTTGTTTGCCTTTCGTCTGGAACGTTCCGCCCTGTGGGGCTCCACTCTGGCTAGAGCGGCATTGCGGAGGTTTGAGGCCTCGTCTGGCCTGTTCCTTTTAGGGAATCTTGGCCTGATGATCGAGGCGCTTCGCCCTGGGGGGCTCCGCTTGCTCTGGATGGCCAGGCAGCGTAGGCTTGTAGCCCCCTGGAATGCTCGTCTGAGATCTCTGGGATACTCGCGGGACATTCCGGAACCAGTTTACTCACCCCCGCCAAATTTTCACAAGAGGGCCAGTGAGGAAATTGGCACAAAAAAGGGGGCTTGAGCCCCCGTTAGTCTTTTGTCTATACTGAAGAAAGCTGCTCGCTACGGTAGGCAGCGGGGAGGCTGTGCAATAGAGCCTCCCTCCTATTGCGAGACAGTCAGAACCACTCATCATCGTCTTCCCCTTCGGGAAGACTTTCATTGGGAACAATGGGAACAGGCTCTTCTTGGGGAGCTTCTTCCTGAGCGGGAACAGGCTCAAAATCAACATCTGGAGCTTCATAAGCCCAGCTTTGGTACATCCTGGTGCGTTCACCATTGGGACCAACAATGAAGCTGGTGTCAATCAAGCCTTGACGACGTGCCACTTCCAGCAAACGTCCCACGCTTACCGTGTCCCATGAGCCAGAAGCATTAGCAGCAGCCTTCCTATCGAAACGCTCGTGCTTGCGAGAGTTGATCATATTGACGAGATTATCCATGCTCTCATTGCCACCCACTGCAGGCCCTTTGTAATACCAGCCATAAGTGGCAGGATCACGCTGCATGAAATGCTTACCAGCTAAGCCACTTCGGCTCTTGGTCCATTCAAACATGAACTGCGTTGAATCAGGATTATTGTCAGTGCGATAGAGTTTCACCACTTCACTAACGTTGGCTTCAAAGCTGGAGCTATCACGAATACCACCACTTTTATTCAAGTGGTGAAGGATGACAATGGAGCAACCATATTGATTGGCAATGTCGCGCAGTTCGTAAATGCAATTACCAGCATCAGAACGGATGAGATCTACATCCATGCCAGCCAAGCATGAAGTGAGACTATCAATCATGATGAGCTGTGGCTGGTGGCGCTGCACGTAAGAAAGGAGCTGGGGGATGTTACTAAAGCGCCAGCGATCAATGAAATCAATCTGACCATTGCCTAGTGCATCATCGTCGTAGCCAATAATTTGAAGCTTTTCTGCAGCATCAACAACTGGCTCGTCGCATTGAATGATGAGCACTTTCCCTTTCTTGCAACGGCGATTGCTCCAATCTTTACCAGTGGCAACGTGCAAAGCCCAGTTGTAGACGATTGTGCTCTTGCCACTTCCGGGAGCTGCAGCTAGCAGCATCACGCTACTTTCAGGAAGAATGCCAGCAATAGTCCACTTCCTTGAGTCTTCAGACTGTGCAATTGCTTTTGCATCGAGGATTTCCATTTCCTCTTTGCCATGTACGCGACCGCGTGCTTCAGAAAGCAGCTTGTCGATTTCTTGTGAATTCAGCTTGACGCCATGAGCATCCATCCATTGGCGAGCTTCATAGGCAATGCGGGCATCGTTGTTGTAGAGACCAACCATGCGCTCAAACGTGCCAATGATCTCCTCGTAAGAAGGGAGCCCGTCTTTCCCTTCGTGCCTATCCTTTGAGACGATGGATGAAAGAATGGCATCTTGATCTGCACCATCATCAAGCCAGTCGGCTAAGTCATAGCCTCCTTTCTGAGGCAGATTGTCCCATTCAAAGCTGCTTGGATCCGCGTAGCACCATTGCGCATTGGGATTGTCTGCAGCCACCTCCTTCATGAGAGCCACGCCAGGCTCATCACGATCAGGACATAGAACTACTTTCTGCCCGCGAAACAGTTGCGAATAGTCACCGTTCGCACGATATTGTCCGCTGCCACCAAGAAACGTGCTAGAAGGCAGGCCGATTTCCCAAAGCCTATCAGCAGTCAGTTCGCCTTCAACAATGAAGATGGGCAGGCCTGAAGCTGCTGATGCTTCAATGGCATCGTAATAGCGATAGGGAAGAACGTTCTTGCGAAGTTGTTTGACAATTTCAGAACGCTTGCCACTTACATTATTGGCAGTGGGATAGTCTTGCGAAATGCTTTTCTTGCCAGAAGTGTCATCTCGCGTGACGACTATCACGTCTTCGCGATTGCGATTTTGATAGGGGAACGAATAGCGTTTTGCTTCGCGCATGGGACGTTCCCAGCGCTCTAGAGGAGCAAGAATGTTACGAATTTCTGCACGATGCTTCGGACTGTCGTCATTGAAGCAGTTGTATGCTCCGTTCCCTTCGTTCACGGACAGGTCGTTGCCACCGCACGCAGGGCAGATGTATTTGCCTGCATGGTCGCTCGGCTCCAGTTTGGCGAGGTGTTCAAGAATGGAAAAAGCCATGGGCGATGGTGAGATGGGGGTGTTCTAGCACCAGAATCCTGCTGCTGCAAGGCTTTCGCAATTCTTCATGCCAGCTTTAGCTTCAAGCCTTGACGCTCTGGCTATGACGGCTATATTGGCCATGTCCCTCGCACGGCAAAACCATGGAACTCTTGCTGGCCGCCATCATCGGTTTCAGCATTGGTTACCTTCTCGGCCCTCTGTTCTATGACCATTGATCACGGCGAGCTAAAGAAGAGCCGCCACTTCACCCTCACTGATACTGCCTACGCCCATCTGAAGAACATCGCTCATGATGCAAGGCAAAGCCTGAGTGAAACAGTGGAGCGTCTCATTCGCTCCACTCCCATCTGGGAAGGTAGCGCCACTCTTTCTGATGGTGCTTTTTCCATGATCGAGGATTATTCCATTTCTGACATCACCATCGAAAACTATGAAGGTTTCTCAGCTTAAACTTGCCTGCGAAGAGTTTCTTCTTGAGCATCCCGATTCTGAAGTGAAGATTCTATGGGAAGAAGGCGTCATTTCTGAAAACTACGATCCTGAATACCTTGAAGAGCCCACTGATGTGAGGGTGATTAATGACTGGCCTCTCCCTGGTGACAGTCTTATCACCAAGAACGAAAACCCAGACAAGATGTTTGTCATCATGTATGGCGAATATCAACCTCGTGGTTTTGGTTACAAAGCAGTGGCTTCAATTGAATGAACCACACTATCTTCACTTATTCTCCGTCCGACTTTTCCAGCATGGAAGACTCCGCAAAAGCAGCAATGCTCGACCGTTACAACGGCATCTTCACCCCGCTGGAAATCAGCGCCGAAGCTTTTAAAGCTGCGTATGACACTCCAGACATTGGCCCTCACATTGAAAAGGACTACAAAGGCTTGTCCTATTTGTCCTGGCCATTTGCATTCCGCTATTTGAAGGAGCATTTCCCGACGCTCTTTGTGGCCTTTGAAGAGAAAACTCTTGGCTGGCCCGTCTTCGGTGAGCCTGGTGCTTTTATCCTTCGCCCCTACCTCACGGACGGCATTCGTCGCACCCCTGCTCTTGTCTTTCCCGTGATGGACAGGAAGCACAACTCTATTCAACAGCTTGATGGCCGTGCCATTAGTGACAACATCCAACGTGCGAGCGTCAAGGCCATCGCTACGTTCACGGGCCTTGGTCTTCGTCTCTATGCCGGAGAGGACATCCCGAAGGAAGAAGCGCCGAAACCGGCGCTGCAGCAAGATGCCCCAAAGCCTGCTCGTGCGGCCAAGAAGGCTGCGACGGCCACTACTGGTGGCACTTCTGATGTTGGAGAAGAAGGGCCTACTGCCGCCGCCGATACAGGGACCAGTGAGCCTTTCGACGCAAAAGCAGCTCTTACAGCAGTGTGTAAAGCCAATCCGTTGAACTATGGCGACGAGAAAGCTTCTATGGCTGCAGGTAAAGCTGCTCTTGAAAGCATTGGACTTGCTCGCGCCACGGAAGTCAAAAGCTGGCAAGCCTTCGGAAACGTCGTCGCAGCAATGATGACGCTATGGGCAAAGCAAGAGCAAATTGCCATTAGCAAAGCTGAAATGACTGAAGAAATCAATGCCGTGCGTGGCCTTGAAGATACTGCTGCCATTATTGATGGCATGAAAGCTTTCGTCGCAAAAAAGCAGTAGATCTAGCAGCGGCCCGCTTAGCGCGGGCCTTTGCTGGAGCAGTTTGCATTGATGATGATGCCCTACCAATTACTGAGCTTCCTCCCGCCCTATTTGGCGAATGATCCTCTTGGCCTGTTCCTTCTCGTTACCTTTACATGCCTGATCCTTGCTCTGTCAATCTTGGCGATTCTTTCGCTGATTCTCCCATGAGTCGTTTCACTTTTCTTTACGAAGAAGGAGAAACCAAAGTCTCCTATTCTTTCCATAACATTTACATGCCTGAAATCATTGAACATTTCAAGCAGTTTATTTTGGCTTGTGGCTTCTTTGAGAGCTGCATAATGGCCTCCATGGAAACAATGGTTGAAGAGCATGAAATGATGGAAGAAAAGCGTGCAAAATCATCGCTCTCTAATTGATGCTTGTCATGAAGCGTTCTGGAGCTTTCCTGAAGACACGCTTAGCAGTGATCGTCGCATTGCTGCTGTTCTTGAGGCCGTTGCTAATCATCCTTTGGCTGATAAGCGATTCCTTTATCAAACTGCTCGCACTATTCTCATGCCTGACATTGCGATGTGCACGGGGGGTGAATGCCCTGTTAAAGAAAATTGCTGGCGTTACATGGCGCCTGCGGATCGCTGGCAGAGCTATTTCGCTGCGCCTCCATGCGATGAAGAGGGCTGCGACTACTTCTGGGACATGAATGAAAAATGACAAGTGGCTTGTTACGATCTATGCCTTGCAGCCCTTCAAATGCCAGCGTTTCCCCGCTACGAACCCAACAGGCTCCAACTGAACAAGAAGCGCTATTACGTTTGCGACGATTTTCCCAATGTTCCCGCAGGGTGTGTTTTGCCCTCTGTGACGACTATTGCGAGCGCGTGTTCATCGCCTGGCAAGATTGCAGCGCTCATGAATTGGCGCAGGAAAGTGGGCGATGAAGAAGCTAATCGTCGCACTCGTAATGCTGTGGATCGAGGCAATTGGCTTCACGGTGTTCTAGAAGACCTCTGGAATGGTGAAGACATTCAAACCCACCTCGATTCGCACGAGAATTACGTCCCCTACTTTGAAAGCATTGTTGGCTTTCTTGAGCGAGTGGATAGTCCGCTGCTCGTTGAAAGCGCCATTGCCTGGTACGATCCTGCGCAAGAAATTGGCTATTCAGGCACGTTCGATATGCTCGCCAAGATGAACAGCGGGGCGTATGCCTTGCTTGATTGGAAGACGAGCTACAAGGAAAAGCCTGACACTCAACTGGCCGATTACCGCATGCAGCTTGGTGCCTACGTGCAAGCCATTGAACAGATGTATGACATCGAAGTCAATGAAGCACATTGCGCCATTGCTATTTACGATCCCGACACTGGTAACGGCCAGGAAGCGCAAATCGTAAGTCTTTCGGCAGCAGAGCTTGCTATGCAGGCAGGCATCATGGTGCAGAAGGTGCAGCAGTTCTTCTTTGATCACTACCCAGGCGGGCGCCCCTTAACAATTTCTATGGACCGTGGAGCTTGACTCCCCTGTTTATGGCGCTATGCTTCTGATGCCCCTTCCAGGGCCTACTACACTCCGCAGAGGAACACTCAATGCCCGCTGGCAATCTTCCTTCTTTTTCTGGATCGCTTGATCTTACTCCCGACATTCTCAATGCCATGAAAAAGGCCGGGACTAATGCAAATGGCAACTACAAGCTGCGTTTTGCATTGTGGAACAACGACAAGCGCGATAAAGATACTGCCCCTCATTTCAAGGGTCTGGTGACAGTGCCTGAAATGACAGAGAGCCCCAAGGCTTATGCTTCGATGTGGGACAACGGCAGTGGCTCCAAGCAAAGCTTTTCTGGCGGCTCTGACGATCCGTTTTGATCGCTTCTTGAAGCTTTTCTTTTCTTGACAACGGGGCTCTTAAGAGCCCCTTTTCTTTTTCCAGAACCATGCTTCTTAATGACAAGGAAATCAGCGTTCTTGCTGAAAATGATATTATTTTTCCTTTCGTCGCAGAGAAAACCAGAGAGCTGCCCAATGGCACAAAAGCCCTCTCATACGGTTTAAGTCATGCAGGGTATGACCTCCGTTTATCCCCTAAGGGGTTCATGGTCATCAATGATTCCCACATCACGGATGAAGTGCTAGACGTAAAGGCTTTTAATAAGGAGCTGGTGTACGAGGCTGAACCAATTGAAGAGAATGGCTCCACGTTCTTTGTCCTTCCGCCGTTCTCCTGCGCTCTTGGCGTGAGTGTGGAACTCCTGACAATGCCGTCTAACATTATGGGACTGACGGACGGCAAATCAACGTATGCTCGACAAGGTACGATCATTAACGTTACGCCAATTGAGCCTGGCTGGTCTGGCCATCTCACTATTTGTATTGTTAATCCCCTGGCTTTTCCCGTTCGCATCTATGCCAACGAAGGCATCGTGCAAGTCATGTTCGTCCGTCTCAATGAAGACTCACGAAGTGACTATGGAAATGGCAAGTATCAAAACCAAGGCGCTAACGTAACGTTTGCTGCCGTATAGCTTGTGAGCGCTCTTGAAGATCAATTCCTCGGGCTATGGCAGGCTCATTTCCCAGATCTTCCATTGATTAGGGAATACAGCGACGTAGAAACGTGGGAAGCTGATTTTCAAGAGCGCTATGCCAAAAGCAAGCGTTCAAAGCGTTACAGGGCAGACTTCGCTCATCTGCCCTCACGTTCTCTCATTGAAATACAAGGCGGCACGTTCAATCGTGGCCGTCACGTAACTGGCTCAGGCTACGAGCGTGATGCTCGCAAATTCAATTTGGCAACGATGGGTGGCTGGAAGATCTTCCTTCTTACCACCCAAACGGCCAAGGAAACTTTTTGGCTTGAGCGGATTGCTGCTTTTCTGCGAAGCGCTTAACTGCATCAGCAGCTTCACCAAGCAGCTCATCAGCAGCTTGTAAATCACGCTCTTGGAGCTGCATAGCTTGCCGCAGCTCAAGATTCTCCTTGACCAATGCAGTGACGGCTTCTTGCATATTGCTCCAGCCTTCCATCATCGTGCAAGCCACTTCACGCAGCTTGTCAATGTCATTGCATTCACTCAGTGCCTTCTTATTCGCAACGAGAGCGAAGTCCCGCTCCATGCTCCGTTCAAAAGGCCCCATAACGCCAATACAATCTTGACCATTGTATTTTAGGCCAACGGGAATAGAGAAAGTGCTCATTGTCCTTGCATTGTTTCGTTTAGCCTAGCCATGCAGCGATTTGGCAAGCAGTTTGTTTATCTGGTGGACGATGGGAAGGATGCCGTAAAATGCGGGACGGGCTACCGTCCTTACAAACTCCCTCGCACTCCTCGCAACCATGAATGGCTTCCAGGACAGCATGTGGTGTACGTACAACGTACGGCAGCAGGGTGGATGCCCTCTTCCGTTGTTGGCACCATTGAAGGCTTTGATGAAAGCGGAAGATCTCGTAAGGCACGAGTACGGTGGCATTCGGCTACGAACATTGCTCCTACAATCAGTCTGCAACGGCTCAGGCCTCTCGCTTTAATCCATGGCTATTGCTGAAAAAATCGATCCGCTGATGGATGGCATCAGCATGGTGCGTCTCATTGATTGGATGGGAAGCTCTCTTGATATTGTTTGCGACGCTCGGCAGAGCTTTGATCAGACCAGCAGCGAATGGTCCGAAAAGGACCAGAAGCTTCTTAATTATCTCGTCAAGCACCAACACACCAGTCCATTTCGTGGCGTTGTCACCAAATGGCAAGTGAAGGCTCCGCTGTTCGTTTGTCGGCAATGGTGGAAGCATGTTATTGGTGGTACGTTTGCCAATGACACGCTTGGTTGGAACGAGAAAAGCTTTCGCTACTGCGAAGCTGATGAAGAGGCCTATTACATGCCTCGTGAATTCCGCCAGCAAAGCCCCAGCAACAAACAGGCCTCTAGCGGCCCTCTGGAGCCAAGCATGAACCAAGTGGCCATGATTGAATATGCCAAGGCCCTTGAGCAGTCCAAGCAGGCTTACAAGGCGTTGCTGACGCTAGGAGTGAGCAAGGAGCAGGCACGAGGCATCATGCCAATGTCCACCTATACGTCCTTCACCTGGACTTGCAGCCTTCAGGCTCTCTTGCATTTCATCTCTCTGCGGGACAAGGCTGATAGCCAAGGAGAAATCCAGGCTTATGCTCAGGCCTTGTCTTCCCTTGCCCGTCCATTGTTCAAAGAAGCCTTTGAGGCTTTTGATCTTCACCAATCTTCTTTCTAATGACTGACGCCGTGAATCATCCCCGTCATTATGCCAAGAATGGCGGCATTGAATGTATTGAGGCTATTGAAGCTTCAATGGACCAAGACGAATTTCGTGGATTCCTGAAAGGGAATGTAATGAAATACGTTTGGCGCTATGAAGAAAAAAATGGCCTGGAAGATTTGAAGAAAGCCAGTTGGTATCTTGATCTTCTCATTTTTAATATGGAAAACGAGCCACAGCAAGAAGCAGTTGAGGCTCTTGAGAATGCTTCCCAACAATGCGAAGGAGGATTCTGTCCAATGCCTGGCTCGGTTCAGCCGGTTCCTGGCATTCGCTACGATCTTCCCGGAAAGCAAATCACTTTTGCTCCCATTGAAAACTAAGCAGCATTGCAACAAAGCCCCCATAAGGGGGCTTTTTCATGCTCAATTGTTTGGTGCATCGGCAGCACAATCCCTTTCTTCTCGCACCATGCTTCAAGCTCCTTCTGGTCAGTGTGGGCGCTAACAAAGCTATTGCAATACACCCATGCCATCACAATCTCCTCTCGCTTCTCGGTCCAGAATGGTTGCACTCGCCACCATTCCAGCATTGGAAGGTTTCCTTTACGAAGATTACAGCTTTTGCATGCGGGAAGCATGTTCCAACGGCTGAAATGCGGGCCTCCTTTGCTCTTGGGAACAATGTGGTCAATCGTAAGCTTTTCTTTCCATTCCCCGCAATATGCACAGGCACACTGCCCAAATGGTCCCCTCAGAAAATAATCTTCAAAAATACTCTTACGAAATCTACGTTTTGCATCTCCAGGGCGAAGTTCAATGAGAGAATAAAGCAGCTCATCAGGACCATTCGCTCTTGGCATGGCACTATTAAATTGTCTTGACCATAGTTTAACGCTAAATAATGCCTCGTGAATTTTGTATAGAATAGGCGTATTGATTGATGGCTATGGACAGTTTCAAGGACGGCCTTGCAAATTTTGTAGCCACCATCACGGCTGGCATGTTGCTGTCAACAGGCGCCATGCTTATTGCAGTGGGCACTCAGCAAGCAAGAGTGGCAGTGCAAATTGAAAGCATCACCGAGAAGCTAAGCGTGCTCACAGATAAGATGAGCGACATTGAAACTAGAGTGCGCAGTTTAGAAATTAAGCGCTAGCGTATTTATATCTTCCTTGCATTGTTCATCATGAGCGGCGCAGAATGGTTTGTTATTGGTGGCATCATTATTGCCGCCGCCGACCAAATTCTTGATCGTTCCCCTTGGAAAAGCAATAACGTTCTTCAGCTTCTTCTTGAAGGCTTGAAGACTATTTTTCGCGTGAAGGGCTGAGGCCATGTGGCCGTCAAATCGAGCATTCTGGGATGAATGCTTCCAAATTGCTCGTAAATATGGCGCTCGATATCCAGAGCTGGTAGCTGCACAATGCTGCCTAGAAAGTGGCTTTGGGAATCATACTTCTGGAAAGCATAATTATCTAGGCCTAAAAGGAAGTGGCACCACCACTTCTACGCAAGAATGGTATGACGGTCAATGGGTGACCATTAAAGCTGGTTTTATTGATTTCCCTAGTCTTGCTGCTTGCATTGAATATTTAATCACGCGATGGTATAAAGACTATCGTCACTTTAAGGGCATCAATAATGCCCCTAATCGCTATGCAGCGGCGCGTATGCTCAAGGAGCAATCGTATGCCACGGATCCCGATTACCCCGCAAAACTGTCTAAGCTCATGAAGGAATATGCTCCTGAGAGCACTGCTTTTACTATGATTGGCCCCAAGAAACGTCCGCAAGATTTTGGCTTTAAGAAAGGCGATTCACATTTAATTGTGAACGATGCAGTGGAAACCATGAAGGCTTTCTCATTTGAAGGGAAGCTCTTATGGGAAATCCCTTGTCTTGCTCGTGGACAATATAGTGATTTTGAATGGAAGATTACAAATTCAGACACTCCTCCAGGGATCTATAAAATTGGTGCCATTTACAAAGACTATGAGAAAGTGGGCGACAAGCCTGCTTATGATCGCACCCTCATGGCTTACGGCTGGTACAGCTTTGACATGGTCGAACTAGAAAATCAAGAAGCCGGCAATGGTAGGGCTGGAATTATGGTGCATGGTGGCGGAAGCGCAAATGGTTGGCCGGGAGCATGGGCTCCCAAGCAGCCATTAGTCCCCACTCATGGTTGCGTGCGTTGTCACAACATTGACTTGCGCGACAAAATCCTTCCGCTCACCAAAACCGGCACTGTCTTTATTAGCGTCTATCAAGAAGGTTAATTACTTAAGCCCAGAAGCACCCTGAGGCGCTTCCATTTAGCAAGCTCCTTCTCGTGGTAGTCCTCCCAAGAAGCGATGGTTTCGCTCAGTGCCTTACAGGCCATTGCTGGATCATCGTCTGTCAGTAGCTCAGCAAGAATGTCCGAAAGATGCTCCGTCTGTTGCTTGTACCACTCGCCTTCTGCAACGAAAGGAAAAGCCATGGAAAGGGGTAGCATGGTGCTGCCCCAGCATAGCTTCTATAGCGTTTCAATCCAGCCCAACATGCCAGTTGCTTTAGCGTTGCCAGAGCTTGTCACTGTAAGGAACAGTTCATCGCTAACTCCGCTTCCATTGACGCCCAAGGAAAGGCTAAGCCCATCTTGCACATCGATTTCCACTGAACCAGCGCTGTAGTAAAGACCAGCATTAACAGTGGTTCCGCCGGAAACAATGCTGCCAGCAGAGGTGGTTTCCACATTTCCCCTGCCATTGGCACTAGCGGTCCAAGTAACGCCAGAAGTGGTTGGATTACGACGAAGCTTCCATTCAATCGTGGTATTATCCTCCGTCACTAAATCAACTTTCACTGGAATGATCACATTATCAGTGCGGCCACTTGCCATGCGAATGCCGGCAACGATACGCTCACCAGTGATATTAGGAATTGAACCAAGAGCAGGAGAAATTGCATAAACTTCGCCATAGGGTTGATACCCGCCTTCGCTTGCAACAGTGGAGCAAATTTGCTTCATTGTTGCGCCACTAGCGCTTGTTGCATATTTTGCAATGCGATAGGTTTGTGGCAATACTGCCGCTGTCATATAGACGCTACTAATATTATTTGCATGGAGGAATTCATGGCAATAATAATATTCGCCATCAAGAATAAAACCACAACGTGCCCGTCCTGCCCCTAACCATTCAAGATCAGTGGTAAAGATGTTGGCCTTTGAAAAATCAAGCCACGAAGCAGTGTCAATATTCCATTGATCCTGATTAATAACGTTTTCAGTGACAACGCCAGAATACTTTCCTCTTACCACTAGCTGAAGAGTGGTGCCACTGGCACGAAGAATGATTCCATTGTTGTCATCAAATAGTCCCACTTCCTGAATAACACCACTCGCCGGCATTGACCCAGCAAAGCTTTGAATGGAAAGCAAAGACTTTCCTGGCTGATAAGGAAACCTTCGCCGAGTGCGCCTCATTACGCTGTCACCAGAGGCGGTGGTGACAGTCATATTGATAGAGCTTTGATTCGCATCATGAACAGACGATGCAGAACCAGTGATGGTTTCATTCCACACATCACTACGTTTGTCGTAACGAAGTACGGAATCAAATAGCGTATATGGCTGGCTTACGCGCTTACGTGCAAAGGCATCCACTTCTCCGCTGTCAATACCACGACGAATAATTTGACCACGATAATCGGCGGCAATTGCAGTTTCAAACTGGTCACCGCCTCTAACTACTTGTCCCATGAAAATAGCCCTTTATTTAAGTCTATTATGGAGCAGTATATCCTTGAGCATTGACATACACTTGAGCGCCGGAGGCTACACAAGCAAAGTTTAAAGCAGCATTAGCGGACGTTTTCAATGGATTATTAAAAACAATTTGATCTGTTGATGTCATGGTTCCACTGAGGTGTCCGCGCCAAATTACAGTACTACCATCCTTTACTACGGCTTCTGTCACCGTAGCATTCGCGTTTTTAACCGCCAAAGAAGTGAGATAGCGTCTTAAACCAGCACCGGCAGCGCCAGCTAATGCCACGTCTGCTGTGTTTGAAATGCCACTACTAGTTGCAGCGTAGGACCATTCAAGCTCAGGAATTTGATATGGACGAGTGATTAATGCACCTTGTAAAGTGGTGATTAGATCAGCCGTATCGCCAGTGGCAACGTTTGCGTAGTTGGCAGTGAGAGCACGTCCTGCAATCCTTACAGGGTTACCAGCAACCGCAGCATCGTGCGCTGCAGAGCCTGCAGTATTAAGCGCATTAACGCTTGCTTGGTGAGTTAACTGTACTGGAACAGAAGCTGCTTGCGTTGAATTAGCTTGAATCTCCACTCTTTCACGGAGATAATCAAAAATACGAACAAAGCCAATTCGTGCGTCTGTACGTTTAATGATCGTACCGCCAGCATTTGTAGTGGTAAAAGTGGCAGGAAGAACAGTTCCTCCAATGGGAAGTAAAGTTATTGTCGTAGTAGCAACGTTTGCAACTTTATAGACGCCATCCACATTTAAAGATGCACCAGTCGAATCGTTTCTACAGCTATAAACATTCACATAGTCCCCAACTGAAGCGGCCCAGTTGCCGCTACCAACGAGAGTTAATGCAGTGCCATCGTTGGCTGCAGACTGAATGGCAACAGTTGTAAAGGCGGCAGGAATGCTTCCGCCTTGCACTCGCGCCACCATGCCACCATAACTGGTAGCAGTGGCAGAAGCACCAAAAGCAATGGTGAAAGAAGTGGACGTGGGGGTGGAGGCAACTGCAGTGGCAGTAGTCAAGTTGGCGAAGTTAGTTTGATCACGAATGCCATAGATGACAATTTGATCACCAGTTGTTAAACCATGCGCTGTTGACGTTGTAATTGTGGCAGTGGTAGAGCCGGCTTTGACTGCAGAAACAATTTGTGCAGTTGGAACAGTAAGCCCTTTATTATTGGTAAATCGAAAACGCAGCTTATATTGTTTTGTAAAATCAGGAACCACCTGCGTTCTAAATATCCTGGCATTCAACGCACCAATACTGTCAACTGCAGCATCTTGATACTGAGCCCTGTCTGCCTGCAAAATATATCTAAATTCAGTGGCTGGAAACCATGAGTAAGTGAAAGCAGCATTAATACCTTGTGTTCCAACAGTCGTGTTGACGGTTGTTGAATGGTTACCATTCGCAGCACCGCCAGGAAGAACATCGCCACTATTGGCGCGCACGTATAAAGATGAGTTAGTGGCAGTAGCGTTCTCAAAAATTTGCGACATCCCATCCCTTGCATATCCCAATGCAGAGCGCTGGTAAACAAAACCGGAAGTAAATGGACCTGCCGTTACAGAAGGAATGGTACCACCAGGTCCAGCAGTGCAAGTGAACTGCGTGGTAGAAGGAATGGTCGCAACAACTAAAGACGGATAGTTAAATCGACTATCACTCACTCCATAAATACCAATACGCTTGCCAGGAACAAGACCATGGGCGCCTGACGTATTAACTGTCAAAGTGGTAGTTGATTGCGAAATACTTGCAATGGTTAATTCAGAAGGAGGGGTGAGACCTGCGTCTGTGCTAATAATTTCTACTGACAGCTCTTGTCCCAATACTCGCTGGGACATACTTAAGCCAACTGCAGCCTCTAAAGGCATGTCATAGTTAGTGATTCCCTGTAAAACTGTTTCTCCGTCTGCGACTAGAGGATCTTTAGAAATAACTAGATAGGACGCAGACATTGCATTTCCATCTAGCTGAACAAGGTCCCCCGAAGCTGTAGTTAAAGTCCAATTAGTTCCAGGAGAAAAGCTTTCAAACGATTCCCTGAATTTAGTAGTAATATTCGCAGGGTAAACATTTACGCCGCTAGCGATGGCAGTTCTAATGCCAGACGCAGTGGCTTCAGACGCAGCTCCAGACGGTAATGGTAAACTTGCAATGCTTGCAGGTACTGGATTGCCGCTATCATTGCTAATCTCTACGCTTGCATTAGCAATCTCCACTTGAATATCTGCGCCATCATCAACAAAAAGCTGCACTTTATCTGCAGCGTTCATGCCGCTAGTGTCAGCATTAAGGAATAGCGTCGTATTTCCCGAAACGCTGCTAACACTACCGCCTCGTGCCGGCGAATTGAATTGATAAATAACTACATTATCAGTGACATTTGTAGCAAGCAAAAATTGCTCTAGCGGAAAAATACCGCTAATCGTAATACTGCCAGAGCCAGCAACGCCAGGCGAGAATGTATAGCCAGAAACGAGATATTTAGCCATTCATCCTAAAGCAATGGAATAAGCAATAGCGTTATCGTTGTCTCCTTGTGGTCCTTGCGCTCCAACTGAAGACGCAACCACCATAGAAGAAGCAACGGAATCACTATTAATGATAGCTGCATTAGTGCTTGAAGCACTGACGATAACAGCATTGCCATCATCGCTAGAAAAGATGGCGCTAGACCCTGTATTATTTTCGCCAATTAATGCAACACTGCCATTAGCAGTCGAAATGAGAGATACTTCCGGCATGAAATTAAGCGCGTGAATAAGTGGCTTGAACAGTCATCTTGCCAGTAAGCCAATAATATCGCTCGCCTCCAGATGAAGTGAGACTCACGTCATAACCAAACTGTCCAGTTTCAAAGCCAGAAGTGGTGGCAGGAGAAAGTTCAAGCTGAAACAAACCATTTGCTGCATCAATTAACGATGGAGAGAAAGTGCCCACATATTGATTTTCAAGAAGCCCGCGAATATCAGAATCAACAGTATATCCACTTAAATTAATGGGAGTGCTCACGTAATGCGTACCACTAGCGGTACCATGAAGAGCTAGGCTTGTTCCCCCAGAAGAAGCTGACACTTTGAAAGAATCGTTAGTTAAACCACTTGCAATGACATAGTAGACAGTATTGTCAGTCATCCCGCAAGGTAATGCGCCTCCAGCAAATACCACTTTCTGACCACTGTTAAAGCCATGGCAGCTAGTAGTAAATGTGCTTCCAGAAATATCAATTGTTGTTTGCTTCTGGTTTTCAGTGGCTCTAAACTGATTTTTCCAAGTGGCATTTTGCAATACCACTATGTCATAAGTGGCTGGATAAATCATTGCTCACTGGCTAATTAGCTTCATTATAGCTTTGTTCTTGCCATTAAAAAAGGAGCTAACGCTCCTTGAAATAATCATCCCTTGCCTTGGCCGCGAGAAAGTTTGCGGCCGTGAGATGCTTTGCTATGTTTTCCTTGGCCTTGCTTTGTAAGCTTTGGCTTGCCAGCTTGATGTAGCTTTTGACCGCTAATACCAATCTTTGATTTTGCTGCCATTTATCAAGCCCAAGGAAGACCAGTGCCAGTGGTGGGAGTACGTTGCTGTTCAATTTGAACGGCAAGAGCAGCTTCAATTTCTGCTACTTTCTCATCGCCAAACTTTTCTTTCACCCAGCCGATGACAATTTCGGGAGTGAGCTGAGCGTAAGGAATGGCATTGTCCTCGTCAGGAGCTTCAAGACCAAGACTGCCATAGGCCGAACTTGCATAGGTGCCATCATCGGCAGAAATTGTATAGTGAACAGTGCCCACGTAACCATTTGAAAGCGTGCGGTCCATATTGGCCACCGCCCATGTGTAAGTAATTGCCATGATCAGAAAGAATGGTCTTCGTTAGTTTAGCAATGGAAAAGAAGGCGGTTTCTTCGGGAAACCGCCAGAGCTAGTAGCGATGTGGACTACGCGCTTTCAAGAGCTGCAACTTTGGCCTTAAGTACGTCGATCTCAGCCAACGCCTCCTGCAGAGCCTTGGTCAGCGGTGCAATGAACTGGTCGTAACGCAGAGCCTGCTGGCTGTCGGGATCGTTTTTATCGGTTAACACCCATCCGCCAAAGTCAATACCGAACTCGTCGGCGACTGTCTTGACCTCTTGAGATGCAAATCCCCAGTGCGTACGATTACCGGGAACGGGATGCTGCCTTGGATTTCCGTTTTCGTCTGGAATGGGAGCACCGTCTTCATCGCGCTCTATTTCATATCCACCAATCTTCCATTTGTAGGTAATAGGCCGGAGGCGCTTGATAAAATCAATACCATTTTCAATAGGCCGAATTTCCGTTTTGTCACGAATATCTGATGTTTGGATGGCTCCGTTGACAGCCCAAATAGCTGTCCAGCGAGCTGCTGATCCCCCACAAGAATAAGTATTATCTGTTGCAGGTAGTAAGTTTGACCAAAATGATGAGCCAGTATTATGTAAAATAGCGAGATTAACTGGTGATGCCCAATTACTGTTTTGTGCGCTTCTAATATAAGGACCAATTGCGCCCCCAGTAACGTAAGCTCCGAAGTGATATGAATAGCGACCAACTTCCTGGCCAGCAAATATTTCTAGGCCAGGACCGCTGCCTCCGGCATCGTAAGAACCAGTATTGTTCTGAATAGTAACTCGTCCAGTACTCCCAATCCTCATCCGCTCCGTTGGAGTACTCGCCCCGTCGGAGGTCGTGCTCAGTATGATTCGGCCTGGCATGTCACTAGTGCCAGGGGTGCCGTCTACAACAACTCCTATGCTTGCAGCACGAATCCAGGCGCTGCCGTCGTATCCCGCTCCATGAATCTCAGTAAGAGTATCTCCGCTTGCCACGCTTGAGGGGCTTGCTTTGGTTCCGCGAGAACTACCAAGCCTTAATTGAGCCGCAAAGGCTACTGAACTACTGTTGCGGATAAAGATTCCGCTATCTGCGGTATTACCTTCAGTGCTGATTTGCAAAGGCGCCGTGCCATTTGCTGTATCCGCAGTAGACGTACCAACTAAGAGCCTGCCGGAGCTGTCGATGCGGGCGCGTTCTAAAGCATCAGTGAAAACTAAGAAAGCTTTATTTTGTCCATCAAGCTTAAGTCCAGTTCGGACATCACCAAGCGATCCTCCACCGTAGGAGTAAATAAAGCCATTTCCGCTTGTGCCTATATCGCCCGAATAATTTATGTCTCCAGATACGTCGAGTTTTGATGCGGGGCTCGTAGTGCCAATCCCTACACGACCTGAACTGTCAATAAACAGTCGCCCAGTGCCATTAGTGGTTAGAGCTAGCTGGTCTGCACCAGGAGAGTAAATACCAGTATTTGCGTCCCCGCTAATAAATAGTCCTGGCGTGGAATCTGAGCCCGCGACAACACCAAACGCACCAGTCATCGTGTCGCCAGTGACGTTTACAAACTCACCAGCCTCACTGCGCCATGCAGCACCGTCCCAAATCTTAAACACATAAGTGCCGCCACTGGTATCAAGCCATTGCTCGCCAAGGCTATTACCAGCAGTGCCGCCACTTGCAGGACTAACATTAGGAGCCGTTGCGCCAACATGCACAGGCCCCACTTTCACTAAATTACCATTGGTATCCTTAAAGAATGCTCCAGGACTACCACTTGCATAGTTAATGGCCAATTGTCCATCAACCATGGACGCAGGATTAGGGCGCTTGTTAAGCGTCGATGAACGCAGATGCTGAAGAACACCAGCCATAATTAAAAGCCTTCCAGAATTACAGGAGACAAATTAGTCTCTTGCAATTCTAAAAGGCTTTTGTTTTCTAATGATTAGAACGTGCCTTCATCAATGATGGCATCAATAGTACCAGCAGAGAAATTACCACTTGCATCGCGAGCGACAATTGCGCTAGCAGTGTTAGCGCTGGTAGCAGTGGTGGCGCTATTACTAACTTTTCCAGCGGTGGAAATAGTATTAAGTTTGGTATCAGCAATGCTGCCAGCAAGCATTGTATTGGTGACTGTGCCAGTATCACCAGTAGTGACAACAGTGCCAGTGACGTTGGGAAGCGTGATTGTCCTGTCCGCCGTGGCATCAGCAGCAGTAAGCTGAATTTCAAAAGCGTTATCAGTGGCGCCCTCAAAGAAAAGCGTGCCTGTCGTCCCGAATGTAACGGCACCAGTAATAGTCCCACCAGCTTTGGGCAATGCTGCATTAGCCAGGTCATAAGCGCTCTTTACTGCAGTGGCAGTGGCAGCAAGCGTAGAGCTAGTAGTGCTCGTGCTGTCAGTGAGCTGAACGGTGCCACGCACGCTTGTCGTAGCGTCAGGGATGGAAATAACTGGCGTTGTGGTGCCGCTAACAACAGTGAGCGGAGCATTAACGCTCACTGAAAGAACTGTGCCACTTGCAGGCGTCACCCACTGAACACCGCCACCAAACGCAGAATTAGCCGTCAATACTTGCCCATTTGTTCCCACTGCTTGCTTGACAAGAGTGGTTCCACTGCCAACAAGAAGATCACCCTTCGTGTAGGAATTAAAGCTTGTTCCGCCATAACCAGTGGCAAGAATGCCGCTCGCTACGTTATTAACATTCCTACATTCGTTGCTAACTTCTTCAATGGCAGCTTGTACGTTGCTTGCAGAAATGCTTGCAGCAGGAGTAAAGGACACCTGCGCAGCGCTCTGCGAAAGATAAGTGGAGCTAACATCCACTTCAGTCCAAGCAGCACCATTGCAAAGCAGAATGTCGGGCGGCTGCAAAGTAGTAGCAGGAGCAGGCGAAGTGCCAGTACCACCGCTTGCTACCACCACGTAATAACGATTAAACGTGGCAGAAGGAGTGGGAAGTGGTTGCCCAACGGTTAAACCAACAGCAGCACCATCGCTACTGGTGCTAGCAATAATATTTCCGCTTGCGTTATATGTGCCACCAAAGATGATTTCGCCAACGCTAATGCCAACAGGGTTCCAAACGTTACCATCCCATAAGTAAAGGTCTTTCTCCAATGGATTGAAGAAGAATTGTCCAATAAAATCAGCAACCGGCGGTGCTTCGCCAAACTGACTCACTGAATAGTTTGCAAGTTTAGAAGCAAGAATGGAATCATCCGCAATTAAGCCACTACCAAATGTGCCAGTAGTAATTTTGCTTGCAGGAAGAGACGGAATGTCATCCGCAACCAAGCTTGTCTGACCAGCACTAACGTGCCCCTGTGCATCCACTGTTACTTTGTAATAGATGCCAGACGCCACGCTATTCGCGTGGTTAAAGATGCCGCTGACAGTTACTAGGCCCGTACCAGCTTGAGCTACGCCTAATGCTGCCGTGGTAGCCCTAGGAAGATCATTGGCGGTGATGGCACGGAAAGTCGGAGCAGCATCAGCACTGCCGCTTGCAGGACCAGCAAAGAAGCGCGTGGCAACTTGCGTGTTTAACGAAGGAACAATGGATGCACTGAAGGCATCAGGATAGGAGGTGGTAAAGCTGTAAACAGTGTCGCCAGAGATGACAGCAGTGGAAAGACCAGACTGTCGCTGCCATTCACTTCCCGTCCAAGTGTATTCAACGCCAGTGCCAGTATTTAGCCATTGCTGGCCAATAAAGATGCCACTACCAACAGGAGTGGAGCCAGCAACAATGGCAGCAGAATTATTCGCCATCTTGGCGCTGGTAACAGCACCATCCGCAATTTTTGCAGTGGTAACAGCCCCGTCATTAATCTTTGCTGAAGTGACTGCAGAAGTGGCGATAGTGGCAGCAAACGCCCCTGTGCCAGTGCCTGTAACATCTCCAGAAAGCGTGATGGTCTGGTCGCCAGTATTAGTACCAGTGGACGTACCAGTAAAGGTGCCGTTTTGCGTGGCTAATGTGCCAAGACCAAGAGTGGAGCGAATATCAGCAATAGTTGCATCATCAAGAATAGAACGCGCCGCAGAAGTGCAAGAGATTTCTTCTACAGTACCGCCACTTGCTGAAGAGCGACCAAGCAACACATTGCTTGTAGAAGTGGCTTGAATTTTTGCGTAAGAAACAGCTCCGTCAGCAATCTTGGCAGTTGTAACGCCACCGTCAATAATCTTGGCTGTAGTAACAGAATTACTAGCAAGCTTGTCTGCCGTAACGTTTGCATCTACAATTTTGACAGTAGTAACGCCACTATCAGCAAGCTTTGCAGTGGTGATTGCACTGTCGGCAATGTTTCCAGTGACAATGGAAGAAGAGTCATAATCTCCACTTCCTACTGTATTTTTTACGGCTAACGAACCAAGTCCAAGCGTAGTGCGCTGTGCAGTGGCATCAGCATCATCCAACAATGCCCTGCCTGCCGCAGTAAGTGTGATGCTTTCTACGTTGCCGCTACCAGCAGATGCTCGACCAAGCAGCACGCCACTTGCCACTTGTTGAATCTTGGCAAAAGTGACGGCATTATCTTCAATGGCTGCAGTTGGAATGGAACCACTTGTATAGCTTCCAGAAGGAATGGAACTCGCAGTGATTACTACGCCCGATAGCTCGCCGGAAGCAAGCGCCAATTTTTCAATGGTGACAGCGCCGGAAGCTAATTTCGCGGCAGTGATTCCACTGTCAACCAAATTGATTGTATTTACAGCGCCACTAGCAAGCTTAATTTGCGTGATGCCACTGTCGGCGATATTTGCTGAAGAGATGGCGCCACTGGCCAATTTTGCCTGCGTAATGCCACTATCAACTAATTGAATGGTGCCAACTGAATTGGCTGCCATTTTTGCAAGCGTAATGCCACTTGCAGCTAGATGAACAGTATCAATGGCGCCAGCACTTACATTATTCCCTGTAATGCCACTGGTTTCAATTTTTGCAGAAGTGACAGCACCATCAAAAATCTTGGCTGTTTCTACCGCGCCGCTAGCAAGCTTTGCGGCCGTAACTGCTAAATTATTGATCTTACCAGTGGTAATGCTTAAGTCTTCAAGAAGACTGGTATTGATAGTGTTGCCAGTGGCAACTATTCCCAATTCCAATGTGGAACGTGCACCAGCAGCATTGGCATCATCAAGAAGAGTGCGAATATAAACAGTGCAATCAATCTCTTCTACATTGCCAGTAGAACTACTGCGACCTAGAAGCTTATTAGCGCTTACTTGCTGTATCTTGTCATAAGTGAGCGTATTAGGGGCAATGGAAGAGCCAGTAAGTTTTGCAATACTGGCTTGATTAATCTTTGAAATATCAAGAGTTGAAGCGTCAGCAATGTTAAAGCCTGCCTGGATCAGGCTCTTCACTTGCACCTTCTTGGTTTGACTGGCGCTAACGTCCGAAATGGGTAGTACGTCGTTAGAAGCTACGCCTCCCTGAGGAAGTTCGACGAGTTCCGTAATTCTTTGATCGGCCATCTCTCAAAAAGGCAGTGCTAAATACAGTCTAGTCTTAAACGATAATAGCTATTATGACTCCCCCTCATCCCTTAAATTAATCACTGGGTTCCTGCAGCAGATAATCAAGGCTTTGCTCAAGATAAATGGCATCATCATCTTCTTTCAAGATGAACTCAGTTGGTATTCCCACGCGAAGCTTGAATTCCCCAGTGGTAACAAAATCAATGGAACAAGCCACTAAGGCGTCAGACGTTACAGTTACACCCGCCCTTGTTACAACTGCCTCAACTTCGTAATAAACTTCTTCTCTAAAGCTTGGTGATCTATCTACCGACGAAATCGAAAGCAAAGCTTTAAATGCACTGCCAATATTTATTCTGTTAATAACTTGCAGCAAGAATAGTGGTGTGTCCTGTCTTGGAATAGTGTCATAACTAAACAAACATTCGATGCTTCCATTGCCACTGAGTAATCCTGCTGAATACTGCTGCTTAAAGGTGTCCGACAAGCTTGTCGTCTCCATCGCAGCCCTGTCAGTATTTATTTCAAACGATGTAACAGAGCCCAGTGTGTTATACCTAGTGTCTTTCACTCCAATCGTAACTGGCAATGATTCGCCGTAAAACTGGGCCAACGCATATTCATCTGCTCGCTCATTATTAATGGCACTTTCAAAGCTATCAAAAAGGCGAATACCTCCTAGTTGATTAATGTGAGCATAGGCCCGTGCATTTTTTGGCACTTGATATGGACTCATGCGATATTCAGTGTATCCCTCCGGAGGTAATTCAGATGAAAAGCCCATCTCATCATCTTGCCATCCAGCTAAACCAACAGTGGCATTATCATTCCATACCACTTCGCTATAACCATCAACATCCGGCCCCGGAACGCTCCAAAAAGAAGCGGGCATAAACAGAAGGCCCCTAGGGTCTTCCGTGCTAATTTCTAAAAAATCTCCAGCAATTATGTTCCTATCACTATCGTCAAAACTAAAGCGGTTTAACGCGGTATTAACATCATCAGGCGAAATGGCAGCAGTGAAAACATTCTCTCCACCACGCTGAAGCTTAATCGCGCCTGTATGGCCAACAAAGAATGTCATTTCGCCTCAGCATTGATTATTCTATTGTACGAACAATAACAGCATCATATCAAGCAGTGCCAGTAAGCACAACAGCAGTTAGAGCGCCATTAATTGTAAAGTTAAACGAGACAGTGGTAAGCTCATCAGTGGATGATGTGATGCTTGCACTGTTAATGAAAGCATTAGCCGTAAAGTATTGATCCGGTCCCACTTCAAAAGTGAGGGCAGCCACGTCAGCGTCAGTGACCGCACCAGTTTTGGCAATCCTTGTAAGAAGATCGGTCACATCAGTGGTATCGCCGTTGTAGTACGACAACGTGGCGCTACCAGTGGCGCTAGACAAGCCAGGAGTGAAAGTATTGGCAGTATCCCCTAAAGCCGTAGTATCCAGCATGTTTACGGAAGTATCAAGAGTCCAGTTGCGAACTTTTGATACTTGGTTAGTGCCAATCTTTAGCTTGCCAGTACGGCCGGTATAAAAGGGCATCGTCTTAAAGCTTTTTGTTTATGATAGCAACGTTTCTATTCAACTAAGAAGACGTCATCAAAATGAGCAATCTTAGACAACGTAGCTCCTCCAATTTCGTCGCACTGATGTTCGACGGCACTAATTGTAATTTCTCCTTCTTCTTCCATTGACACACCAGTTACGCGGAAAACACGTTTTTTCGTTAGCTCTATGCCAAGCACAAACAACCACCCTTCATAGCCCGCTAATTCAGACGATTGGTTATTAGCAATGGGAACGGAAGACAGTTTTGTGGGCGAGTCTTGGCCGTTGTAAAGCAGCACGGTAAAACTGCCATTTACAGCTTCTTCAGCCAGTGGAATATTAAGCTTGCCTTCTTCTTCAACGATGCCGCTTCTAATGTCATCCCATTGGTTTTGATCTAGCTGCACGTAAATATATGAACCAGGAGCAACTGGACTTTCAGTGGGGAATGTCTTAAATTCAATGGCACGACGAGAATATCGACGTTGCTGACAAAGAAGCTTGCCATATTTAATTGCTTGCTCTCTGCTGCTTACAAAAGCAGATAAGTCAAAGGTTTGACGAATGCTCAAGCTTTCATCAAACTCCGCATCGTCTTTATGAATTTGAACGCTAGTGTTCTGAGGAAAAACTTTATCATTCGCCGTATCTCGATAAACAATGGTGGCAATTAAATCCTGCGTGTTATCGCCATAGTCAAGGAATTCTTCTTTATAACTGTCCTCTAAAATATTCCCTTGATTAAAGAGGGCAGAAATTTGCACCTCCCGTGAAATCGTATAAAGGCGGCTGTCGTAAGGCACAGCAGGAATTAAAGTTTCCTTGCCTCCAATGCGGGCAAATTCCAGCAGGCTAAATGGAGCAACTTGCGACCAAAATTCCCGCCACGACGCAGGATCGGCGATCACGCCGTCCATAAATAGCTCATTTACTTTGCAAAATTGTTGGGAAATACCAAGCTGCTTTTTGTCTATGCCATTGATATTGGCATAAGCCGTAATGCCGTTTTCCTTGTCAAGCACACTATCCAAGAAGATTTCTGGCGCATAACTTGTAGATTCAGAAAGCACATCCGCATAATTACCATCGACGTCAATAATTTTCCTAACCTTTTTCCCTTTATTCACCCATGCACTAAGTGAGCGCAAGTCTCTTACGCCTTGGCCGCTATAAATGTTTAGACCAAGCATAGATATGTCTTTATAAGTGAAGTCGGTCAGATCTTGTTGCTGCTGCTCTGTCACGGCAACTAAGTTGATTTCCGCTCCGCTTTCAAAGGAAAAGGAAATCTGCGTGTCGCTACGCAGAGAAAACAGCCCCCATTCATCAACAAACTTAGGAGCACGATTCAATGGAGGAATGCCACGCCTTGTATTTTCAGCAGACTTGCCTTTGTAAACAATGGAAAAACCGCCTCCCAAGTCAATCGTTTGACCGTTAATTGACCCTCCATATCCAGAAGTGCGTAGATAAATCATTGGCATATCTGCACCATTGTTACGAGTGCGTAATTCTGCTGCTAGATCAACAATGGGCTCTAGCTTAAATTGCCATTTTTCTTTCGATGGAGCGATAAAGCGTAGCCCAACATAAGTGTCAAGCTCTTTGCCGTTCCTAACGCCAATAACATATGGGACTAATTTATACGTTTCTTCATCAGACTTTTTATACCACAACCAAAACATGGCAGTGCGATTGCGCACGCCATTGTCACTATCTTTGTGCCCCTGCTGGTCCTCTTCTGCATATTTATTCATGCGCCCTTGAATGCGCTGAAACACCTTCGCTTTGAATGCAAAGTTTACCACTTCACATTTTGTTACGCATTCGTAGCGTATTTCGTCAATCTTGGCAATACATTTTGTATTGAAATAGTCATTCCAAGAATTTTCGTTTTTTAATAGCCTGGTAATTTGATTTAAATTGGCAACTGCTGCGTCATAGCTTGCCGTCCATGCAGATTGAGACACGGCTTCTGCTGAACTATCGCGATCAACAGCGCTTGCAACTTCAGTTCTCTTTTTGGTAATCGCACGGCGCCTAGCCTTTAGCGCCTTTCGCTCTTCTCGGAGATTGGTATTCTTATTGCTGTCATAAAGACCCTGTTCAATGGCGCGAGTGGAAAGTCTCGCGAATTCATCGCGAAGCTGCACTCGCTTTTCTTTCTTCTTGTTAATTTTGTCCTTCTTTTCTTTTTTTGCTTCTTTTAATCGTTCCTTCTGTCTGTTTGTTCTACTGCCAGGCGCGATTTCAAGGATGTCAGAAATCTCGTCCTGTAAATTCTCAATCTCATCGTTCAATACTTTGATTTCGTTTTCTATCTTGTCAATCGTATCCCTAATATCCTTGAAAGCTCCTTCATCTTTGATTACATTCAAAAGCTCACTGTTTGAAAGGTTGCCCTTCAAAACGGCAGTAGCACTTTCAATGGCATTATCAATCTCCTCTAGCTCCGCATCAAACGCCGCAATCCTGTCTGATCCAGGCCCAGTAAAGCGCTCTGCAAAAGCTGCCCCTTTTTCTGCGTTAAGCGTAGCAATTAGTTCTTCTGCTTCTCGCTTCTGTCTCCTTAAATCTTCTTCGTTTTGCTGATAACGTTGAGTGGAATAATCCTCTTCACATAGCACGCCGCTTTCAGTGCATTCAAAAATAAAAGTTCCTTCAATGTCTACGCCGCTCCGAATGTTATCCGCTACAAGTTTAAATTTTGCTGCTCCAATTTTGTACGTGCTAGCAGAATCAAACACACCAATATAAGCACTCCTTAAATCAAGAGCTGCACGTTGTACTTGCTCTGTAGGTTTATTGTCATCTTCCGAAAAAGAAATAGTAAGTCGATTCCCAACAGGAAATGATGGCCTTACACCTGTTGACGGCCATGTGCTCGGCCAATAAATTCCTCGTCCTTCAGTTACATTAATTCCCAGGGAGTCTTGACGCAGGCGCCCCTCATCGTCTCGATCCTCTACTTGCACTCTTAATGGCACCACGTCGTACAGACCCAGCGAAGAGCTTGTAGTAGGTGAAAAGGCTTGACTATAACCTTGCGCTCTATTTTGTCCGTTTTTGATAACAGAACAAATTAAATCATTCTCAGTGGTATAAATTGGATCACTCGCAACTGACACATCAGACGGAAACTTTTTGTCCTTGAAGGAAAGTCGTCCTTCTGCTTCATTGGCATAAAGAAAATACCGTTGAGATGCCAAGTCTCTAAGCGGCGTTTGACCAAAAGCGGTGCGTCCGTAGTCGAAGCTTTGAACAGGGCCAGCACCAATAACTGCAAGCATTTGCATGTATTGGCTAGTACCAAAGCTATGTACTGCAGACCAGACAAGAGACGTGTTGACGCGCAAGCCTCCTGCTGCTTTGTTCTCGTCAGTATTGGTATAGATGAGATTGATGGGCTCTCCATAGCGAGCCACTTCTTGAAGAGAATTAAATCCGTAACGTGGAGCAAAAAATGGGTTGCGAGATTGACTCCCCATCTTTTGACCAGGAATCTCTGGCTTTGGAGCAAGTAAAGTCGCGGCGACTTGTGCAACAGTTCCGACAATAGAGACAATCGCGGCGGCCAATGCCCACTCCGCACCCGTTCCCATTCTTACATCAAGAATAGTGCCTTGTTTTTCGTCCCTGTAATTTAATCTTGCTAAATAAAACTGCCAATATTCTTCCTCTGAAATTTGCAAAGCGTCGATAAGAGCACGCTCGTAAGGAAGAAGCTTTCTCATTGTTTAATATCTGGCAGCATTTTGAATAATTTTAACGATGGAAACAAGCGAGACCAGTAAGATCTGCCTCCTCGTGAAACCGTAAGTATTCCTCCATCATAAGCCACCCCAACTGCTATCTCGCCTCCTGGCTTTGGAAGAATAATGGCAACGTTGCCATTTTCTTTTTCCATTGTTCTAGTGCCGTTTTCAAATAGCCATCTTACAATTCGCTTCATTGGTAGATTACCAGAATCGTATTCATCATATGCCCATCGAAACTCATCTTCATAATCATGAAGCCCAAGGCGGCGTCTCACTTCACATACGAGCATAAAACAATCACTCTTTCCATTGCCTTCGCAAAAACGGGCTCTGCGCTCATAGGTGAGTCCGATTAGATCGTTAATCATCGTAAATTAACTTCTGCGTTCAACGGTAAAATTCCAACGTTTTCAGACGTGAATGTGCGACGAGGAAAACTCGCACCCACGCTATCCATTGCAGATCGAAAGCGCAGTTCTACAGTTGTATCATCAAATGAAGCGCCCACTCCCACGTAGGATTCTTCATATTGTGCCGTAGCAGAAGCAAGACTATACGATGCGTAATCAGTAATATTACCAGTGCTTGCCATCCATACTGTTTTTAACGTAAGCTGACTAAGTCTATTGCCATTGCCTTCCTCGACCATCGCAATTGTAAATTCACTATGAGGAAATAATAAGCGTAAGATTTCATTGTCTCCGTTCAATGCCGCTAGCGCTCCTTCCGCTCTAAAAGGAGCAAAACGATACACTGGCGAAGAAGTGCCGGGTACTGGCACTGCTGCAAAGTCTTTACCAAAAAAATAGTTTTGATAAAAATGATTGATTTCTGGCCTAGTCTTGGTCGCTGGAATTTTTATCTGCGCAAAATTAGCAATGTGGACAGTGGTAGTTGCCATAATCAAACGCCAGAATAATCCAACTCACCAATAAGTCTCACTGTAACAGTGCTGCGTCCATTGAACACGCTTTCCACTTGCGGCGGTTCAGCATATTCCCACAGGATATTAGCAGGAGCTTGTAGAACGTTTTTCAAATCTGTGCTTATGCCAGAGAATACGGTATCAGGAAGCGTGAAACGAGCATAGCTACCATATTGGCCATAGTAATGATCAAGGATGGCTTTCGTATTGGCATCAGAAATGTTTTCAAACTGGAGATCAATAACGTGACCAAATGAACGATTACCAAATACTCGCTTAACAGTGGCGCCAGACAGGCCACGGTAAGTTTTAGTGGGGAATTGTCCTGGAGAATAAGAACGCCCAGTTGGTTTAATGGAAGGAAATACTGCCATCAGCGGATACCAATGCTAGAGCGAGTGGATGGGCTTTGCTTAATCTTATCGAGCGTCATTGACATGCCTCGTTGAGCACCGCCAACAATGGAAGCGCGACGAGTTTCTGCCATTGCTTGCTCTAATTGTTCCCGGCTAACGTATTCTACGCCATTGATCTTTGTAGTTTCAAACTTCATGCTCAGAGAAGGCGCTTGAGGCATGCCTGGAGCGCCGCCTCCCATGAGATCACGAGCAGATCGTCCACCGAGCTGCACAGGGATGGAGCGACCGTCTGGAAGGGGCACAACGGCTTCGTTGTACTTGCCTTCGCCCATTAAGCCAAGAGTGGGACCTCCCACAACTCCTCCATTAGCAAATGCCCTGAAGCCTCCTTTGGCAATGCCACCATTGGCAAACACTGCACCTAGCTTTGGAGCAAATGGAGCAGCTCCGAGCGCATCTGCAGTGCCATTGAAAGAAGAACTAGTTCCGAATTGACCGGCAGATCCGCCTCCAAACATGCCGCCAAATCCACCCAGGAGACTTCCGGCCATGGAGGCAATCATGCCAATACCACCAAGCACGTTAGACGTGCCTCCCTCCTTGATTTGATTGATGCCAGCCATGATTCCCATGATGCTACCAGCAGCCATGCCAATACCGCCAACAACACCTGCCAGACTTTTCTGCCAAGTTTTGCCGGCAGCACCATTTGGTCCCATTTCTTCACCGGCGGCGCCTACTGTCATTGCGCTATTCCAAACTGAAGCGTCCACTTGTCCTAATTGTTCTGCGTAGGCATTGGCGCTTTCAGTGAGGGAGCCAAGTTCTGGTATCTGAAGCGCATTTCCGCTGGCGTAATCCAATGAGAACATGCCACCAGACTGAGGCGTATATGGTCCGGCGCCTGTTGCGGCACCTCCGGTTCCAGTTAAAGCAGCAGTGTTAGCTTTAACGGCTTCTGTATTAAGCCTAGTTTCTTCGGTATTTTTGTCTTGAGCCTCAATAGGAGTAGTTGAAGGCTTCGTTTCTTCAGGCATATTCTCAGCCGCGCCTTTCGGGAAGAAGTTTTCAATGGCAAATTTAGAAAGTCCTTCCTTAAAGAATTTCTCCACAGGAGCCATGGCAAAGTCAAGGAAGATTGTCAGCACTCTATCCTTGAGACCTTCTTGGAATTTCTTGAGAGATTCCACTGCGTCTTCGCCGCTAATAACTTCTTTGAGGAAACCTTTATAGTCGGAAGAAGTTTCAGTGACAAAGCTATCAATGGTCTCGCGAACAGCTTTAATATTGTCGCGAACTTTTTCAAGATCGTAAATGCGATTTAATTGTTCTGCCGTAGCGTCTTTATTTTCTTGGGCAATCCTAAGTCTTTTCTGCTCTTCTTCGCTAATCGCTCTCAATAAGGATAGTTGATCTCGGAGACCTTTAATTGTCTGCTCTATCTGCAATGCACGCGCCGCTTTAATTCGCTCTAGTGTTACTTCTTTTAGGTTCTCAATTTCAGTTTTAATAAGTTTTTGCTGCTTAGCCTTTAACTCCCTAGTTTTATCTTCAATAATAAGATTTGCTTCTTGTTCTGCCGTCAATCCCTCATAACCATTGTTTAAATTCTCAAGCAGCATTGCTTGCTTCTGTATTTCAATATTTTCATCTCTAATTGCATCTTTAAACGGACGCTTTAATTTGATTTTTGCGCCTTGAACTGCAGTTTTTTCCTCTTCCTTGACAAGTTCTCGCTCATTTGCTGCTAGTTTCTCAAAAACTGCCAATTGTTTTTCGCGTACGCCCACTTGATATTCGCCAATATCAGCCTTCTTTTGCGCCAAGGCTTCGTCGATGATTAACAGCTCAAAATTGCGCTTGTTAGCAGCAGACGCAATTTCGTACTCGGTTTCATCAATAATTTCAAGTTGGCGCTGTTGCTTTAATTTTTCTTCCGCTATTCTTTGGTTGTCGCGCAATTGAGCTATTGCTTCGCTATTGAAATCACGAAGCTGACGTTCGCGCTTTCCTTGCGTGCCCGAATCGGCAGGCAATGTCGCAATGGGTTTTGGCTCGTTAATTCCAATTCTTTGTCTTTGTCGCTCGGCAAGTCCCACTCCAACTTTTTGACGCTGCTCTAGATTTTTTGCTTCATTGCGCAATAATGGAACTTGCCCTCGTAGTTGATTAACGTCAACCTCCGTCCTGCCCTGTAAGTCATATCCAACCCTTTCAAGTTCCATTCTTTCTGCAAGAGTCGTCTGCGCGTAAATTTGAGTACTTCCTCTTCCTGCTTTCCTGCCTTTTTGTTCAAGACGGTCCAGCAGTTTAATTGAATCCTCAATGGCATTGCGTCGCCGTGTAGTCTCGTATAAATCAGCCTTGGCAATTTCTACGTTGCCGGTCCTGATAGCATCCTGCATTTTTGCCATTGCAGTCTTTGTTCTTTCTGCAGCTTCTGCGGCTTTATTTCCAACATTTAAAAATGCCGTGGCCACTGAGCCAAGCGCGACGACAAGCAGGCCAATGCCAGTAGAAGCCAGTAATCCTTTCACCGCCATTCCAAATCCAATCGTCGCCACTTGTGCTCCAGTGGCTGAAACGCCAACAAGACGCAAAACGCCAGCCAATACAGTTGCACGTGCTGCGGCAACAGCGCTGATACTCCCGCCCGCTTGGACCACTGCATTCATTGTGGCCAAGGTGCCCATGGCAAGCATTGCCGCCGCTCGCGTGGCGGCGAAAGACAAAGCAAGCACTGCAAGAGTGTTTACAACGCCAGTTAAATTTGTTCCCAAAGCCACAAAAACTGGGCCGAGAATACTTCCTACTCCACCCGCAAAATCACTAACCGCTCTTGCCGCTTTTGTTACTTCTGTAACAAAATCTTCAATATCCTTCGCTTGATTAGCAATGGCCGGATCTCTTGCCGCAGCATTCAGCTCAGAAAGTTTTGCGGCAAGAGCTGCAATGCTTTGAGCATTTGCCCCGCTTGATTTCGCATCTTCTAACTGTTTTTTCACTCGCTCTTGTTCTCCAAATGCCAACGATGCAGCTTTGCTTAATTGAGACAATGAGCTTGAAAGTGGCAACAAAATAGCCTGAGCAGCAGCGTTTGCCAAAGGAGCAAAGCTTTCTAAAGTACGCTGAAAATCCCCTTGAACTGTGTTTAATAAACCTTGCAATGATCGTCCTGCCGCTTGCGCTCCGGTGCCAAAGCGCGTCATCAGTTCATCAGCCACTTTTGCAAACGTATCCCTAAACTTACTGCCAACAAACTCGCCGTCCTCCATCGCCTTGCTAAATTCCTTGACGGACATACCAGCAGCTTTTGCAAAAATCGCAAGAGCACCAGGTAGCACATCACCCAATTGCCCCTTAAGCTCTTCACTCATGATTTGGCCTTTGCTTGCCATTTGCCCAAAGGCATAAATAACGCGCTCGGCTTTATCAGGCGTCAGTTGCAATGCAGCAGTGGCTGCACTGATGCCAGTGAATAGCTTTTCAATGGACCCCGAATCAAAGTCAGCGGGAGCCATTGAGGCATAAAGTTTTGTAAAACCAGAGCGCGTTGTCTCAAGATTTAAGCCAAATGCACGTTGTACGTTATCAACGTACAAAAGTTCCTTCGCGAATGTGCCAGTGTCTTGCGTGGCAGTCTGAAGGGCATTGTTATATTGTTGCTGACTCTTTGCTGCATTTAGAATTTGCCCCGGTAAGCTTTGTACAAATGCAAGCCCTTTATATGCCGTACCAAATAGCAATACTTGCTTAACAGCAAAACCAAATTCGCTTGCAATTTCCTTTAAGCCGCCAACAAGAGGAATCTGGGATGCACGAAACTGTTTCATTGACTGACTTGCCACGTCTAACCCAGTCTTAAATTTCTCCATTTGGCTACCAGCGCCAATAAAAGTGGCTGGACCTTGACGACCACCAAGGGGGCTATCTTCCGGGAAACCGCCCGGAGGAACGTAACCACCTCCACGACCGCCTCCAGAGCCGCCAGCGGATGTTACTGCGTTGAAACGCATCTGACTGGGTGGAGTGGTTCCGCCAGTAGCAGGCAATGCCAAACGTGGAGAGCCAGTGCGAGGACTTGTAGGAGGAAGAGCACTCCTTTGCCCTGTATAGTCAACGACTTTTACTGGAATTATCGCTTGAGCTTCTGCACTGCGCAAAGCTCCTACTACCTTTGTAATGAGAGAGCTAACTGCATCTCCAATTTTTGCTTTTACTGCTCTACTCTCAGCATCTTGCAATGCTTGAGCTAAATAGGCGAACGCCCCCATGGCATCTTTGATTCCCATGGTCGTCTGAGTCACATCCACTTCGATTACAGTAAATGTGCGGCGCAAGAAGTCTTCAATATTTTTCTGTAAAGCAGCGTAAATACGCTTGGTATCTACTAGCACGCCAGATTCGCCACCCGCTTGCTGACCAATAAGTTGCTGAATAATTGCTTCTGTTCCTTGAGCGATAGAAGTTTTCTGCGTGACGCTAGGTAGTAATCCGGCAACTTTTGGTAATGGTTGAAGTTTGGCCGCTTGCGCCGCCTGTTGCTGAGCCATTTGCTGACGCATCGCAGCCGGATCCATGCCAAGCATGTTGAATAAGCCACGCGCAAATGTATCTAAAACTCCTTTAAGTGGACCATTCCCAACATCGCGCAATTGGTTTTTGATATTACCAAGAATATTCTCGGCAATGTCTTGATTTAACTCCGTAACAAGCTTTTCAATTAACGGATCCTTCTTGAGCCTTGAAACGCCGCCAATACCCTGCTCTTTTGCAAGAGCTTGAAGTTGCTTGACGGTTAAATCCTCAAGAGCTTTTTTCAGTCGCTCAGAACGTCCTACTTCCGTGGCTTGCGGAACATTACCGCCCGATAAGCCCTGTGAGCGCATGTATTCAAAAAGCCCTGCCGCACCAGTTGGCCCGGCAGAAAAACCTCTTTCAACTTCCGCTTTAACTTTAACGCTAATGCCAGATAATTTTTGCTGTACTGCTTTCTTAAATTCCGAAACATCTGCATTTGTGATGGACGGTTTAATGCTGGTTGCAATACGTAGCTTGCCGCCGCCTTGCTTGATTTGCTGGTTTTGAGCAAGCCTTTCCTTAATAGACGCAACAACTTTATCAACGTCCTTACCAGTGGCACCGTTCTTAATGCCAACAGGAATTTCTACCTTGCGAAGTTCGCGCAGATCGTCAAGCCTTCCTTTGATTTTGTCAAACTCATTTTTTGTTAATCCGCCGACAAGATTCAGCTCAACAGTAAATTTTTTGCCGCGAATGTACCTATCAAGAAGTCGATATTGATCTGCAATTGCTTTCTTGTCAAACCTGATGGCAATGGGAACAGACTGTCCGCCGAGTTGCGTGCCAATTGTGCTTAATTGCTGCCTAAAAAATGCCAGGTCAAGACTTACCTTCAGCTTCAATTCGGCGTCTTGAGCCATCTGTCTTTACGTCTACATTCCTTTCATTCTATAATCATTGTTCCTGATTGCGCCCAGCAAAAGCCTTCATTTCATCAGCAAGCAATGCAATAACGCGCCCATCCATTCTTCTCGTCTTCATTAAACGTTGCAGAACAATCAAGCTTGCATCTGTCACGCCATCTTCCTTCTTGATCTGCTTCGTATCAAACGGCAGGAAATCTTCAGGCTTCACCTTGCTCTTCTTGCCCGCCATCATTCCTGCTGCCATGGTGCCAAGCTTGGCCACAGCAACGCTACTGACATTGTATTTAGCAATGTCATGACGATCAAGATATTTCAGTGCACGCTTAACGTCATCAAGCTTCTGGAGGCCAAAATTTTTGGCGCTCCATCGCTCGTCTTTAAAGTCAGAAGCTGAGAGCCTGAAATAGATTTCGTTCCAATCTGTCAGGCTCTTAAGCTGTTTTCTGGCTTGCGCTTCAAGCCTTTCTGCTACTGAGGAGAATTCCTCTTCGTCGCTTTTTTTGCTTCTGCAGCCTCCTGCGTCTCAGCATTCTGCTCTTCAGCAATAAACTCAACCACTTTTGCAATGGCTTTGCGAGGAAGATTTTTGGTGTCTTCAATCTCCCAATCGCCAAGATCGCGCCATTCGCCATCGATAAGACCCTGCCCACGAGAACGGATGAAGGCAGTGACCATTCGAGCGTTAGTGGCTTCCACTGACGAACCACTGGTGATCATGCTCAGTGTCTCCTCTGTGAATTCAGAGAGCAGCTCGGCTTCCGAAATGGAACCACCGCCTTGCAGCAGTGCAAAGGCCTCATCCAGGGGAATCTCACGCGAGGCAGCAATGCGCTTTGCAAGCTGAACGGCGCGAATAGTGGCTTGACTTTGCAGCTTGCTGATTTCCTCCTGTTCGATGGATTCAGCAACAAGCCAACTGCCATATTTCTTCAGGCGGATTTCGGGCAGCAGCTCAAAATAGCCTTCAGTCTTGGTTTGGACTAGGAAGCTGTATTTGCTCATGATCAAGAATGTTTAACAATGCGTTGAACACCTTCACTCGCTCATGGGAAGAACGAAACTCAGGCGGCACTTCAACCAGCATTGAATGATTGTCGTTGCTTATTCTAATGGTGGTTTCTTTGCAGGAAATAAGGCACAGTATGCCCACTTCCAACGCGGTGCCATCAATCAAGCAATTAATAGCATGCACTGTATTGTCAGTGCTCCATAGATAGTCAATTCTCATCGTCCCATTGCAAAGCGAATGCGCTGCAAGAGCTGCTGTTTAATAGCACTTTGCTCAAATCTGCTCGGAATAGCAATATCTTGAGTCCATGGTCTAGCAAATGGCACGTTTGTTCCTTTCAGCGCGTCGTGAACATACCGAGCATAAGCCTGCCCACTGCTATTGGTGGCGTCCCAATTCCAAGTGGCTTCAGCTCCAGATGATGATAGCGACACATCAAAGCTATCCCTGCCGCTCTTGTACAGAGTGCCAAGGTCGTAAATATCACGATTTCCTGCATTGATAAAACTTCCGTCTTTTCTTTTCGTGTCCCGGCCGTAGTCCCATTTCTCCTCAAAGAATTGATCGCGAAAGTGATCGTTCACGTCAAAACGCGTCCAAGTTTCAAAAGCCTTAGAAAGTTTGGCTTCTATAAGCTTGGCATTGATAATTGTTCCGCCAACGATAACTGCTGTCATTAGCTTGCCGGATATAATTGTTTGACAATGCGATCAGGAATAATAAATTGACATTGCTCGTAGGCGATGTCGTCACCAGGAAAATACGAAGGAGTGCAATCAGGAAACCTCCTGACCATCCTTTCCATCGCTTCATTCAATGTGGCGCTGCTCGGTGTGAACTGAGCAAGCCTCACTTCCCATAATTGATTAACCTGCACCATTCCCACCATGGCACGAGGCAGTCGATTGGGGAACTCTCGCATGGTCACTTCTAAGCCTTTCACTTTCCATTCCTTTGGCACGCTTTGTCTGCCCACTACATAGACGGCAGGAAGCGTTGAATTATTTGGCAGCGTATAATTGCCAATAAGATTAGGCGATGCAGAAAGCAGCTCAGTAACAGTTTCGCGTAGTTGTGAAATGTTCATTAAAAAGCCTGTTCCCGTAGGAACAGGCTAGCGAAAACGAAGGTGCAATCCTGAAAAATGGACTAAGAGCGGCGCCTTTGGCCGAAAAACACGCTGAAATCAGTGTTTGCTTCCTCAGTTTAACAGTGATCAAGAATTGGGAGCGCTCGGGATGAGGCTGCCAGTATTTTCAGCATTCTGGTGAATACCAATACGACCACGGCTCACAAGATCAAAAGTCACCTCAACGAGGTTATCAGCAGGATAGCTCTCGTTATAGTTCATCACGCGACCCACATAAGCCACGCGGTCGTAGTAGAAAGTAGTGCCAGACGAGCCGAGTTGCTTGTTGATTTCTACGTACACTTCAGCGTTCTTGTCGTAGCGCGAAGAGCTAATCACTTGGAAAGCTTCATCAAAGCTGTTCGGCAGGAACACAGTGCCATCAACATCCTTCTGGAAGTAGGAAGTGATGGAAGCAGTGGCTTGGCTGGTAACGATTACGCTATCAGCAAAACCGCCGCCACCAAGCAGATAGAACTCTTGGTTGTTGTCATTGAACGCAACAGATGCAGTAGTGGCTGCTTGCAGCGTATAAAGAGTGGGGGCGCCGCTAACAGTGAAGGTGGCGCCAGACTGAGTGATGATGGGACGAGAAGTGCCGCCAATGGAACCCACGCGGACAATCACATCTTGACTCTTCACCAATTCCGTGGGATGGTAGAGCATGAGAATTTCCTCAATGAAAGAAGAGAGTTAAGCGTTATCCACGCTTCCTTTGCCAATCAGTCTAAAAATTCCCCTGACAGGCGTGCCTAAAAACTGCCAATAGTGAATAGCAATTTGTTCATTCGGCAATAGTTCAAACCTTCCTTCCCTTCCATTGATAATTGCCTGAGCACTATCACCAACAGTCACGCCAGACAAAGCAAGAGGGCTGGTCATCCTGCCTTCCATATAGACGGCAGTCAGATCAGCCCCCAGCAGTTGGTCGTAACGGGGATTTTGCTTCTGCTTTAACGTGGCATAGAAAGTAATACCAGTAGCCGCAGGCACGTAGTTGCCAGTTTCATTGTCAAGCACATAGCCCGAAGCCACATTAAACACCAAGGTGGCATTCGCAAGTGGCTCCAGGAAATTGCTCACACGACAAACCCAACAGAAGAAAGAGGAAGATTATTGGTCATTCGTTTGAACTCCTGACCATACTGAGTGGCATCAAGCCCCTCGCCATACACTTTGCCGTCAGTGGCACCAATTTGAATGCCCATTTGAGCAAGTTGAATGGCAATGATATGAGCAGCAAGAAACTTGACTGCCCTGTCAGTTTGATCCCCAAACACATCACTAGAAGCATCGTAAGAAGCTTCTGCAATGGCACCATTAACAATGCCAGAAGGATGTGGACTGAATTCAGGGAAGCGCTCAAGGAAGTTCGCGTAAGTGACTGCCATAATCAGGCCTTCCCAATACGAATGGCTTCAACGCGCTTTGCAATGGCATTCCTCACGCGAATACGCCCTTCAATCTTCTTCCAATCCGCCAGACGGTCTGGATCATGGATGAGTTCAATGGCGCGAATAGCTTGCGTAAGGGGAAGTTCACTAAGGCTTTGAACATTTTCAGGCAGGTCTTCTACCATCACTTGTTCTTTCATTTCTTCAATGGCACCAATAGCAAGAAGCTTTTTGACAGTGCCGTTCTCCTTAGCTTCCTTCCACTTCTCATCAGGAATTTCCTGATTAAGACCAGGAGTGAGTTGAATAAGCCCGCTCCTGGTAATAATGCCAAACCCTGCATCGCGAGGGGGATTTTCAAGTTCGGGACGATAAGCAATCAGCATTGTTCAAGAAAAACAATTGCTAATAGCTTAACGCCCTCCTTCTTGATTAACTATCCTCAGGAAGCGGCCTGCACGTAGATCACGCTCTTGGGATAGTAGAGAGCAACGCCACCCACACGGGCATGAGCAGGAACGATGAATTCCAGACCACGCTGTTGGGGCGGGAACAGCTCAAGAGGCTGAGGAATGTGCAGTTGCACCTTCTCAGGATCGCGCTTGTACACAACCATACGGTCAGTATTCAGCACGCTGTTATCAGCCTCAAGTTGGTTGATGGGCTCAACGTTGCGGATGTAGGGGTTGGTACGCAGGAAGTACTCAAGCACGGTCACGTCCGAGCTGTCGGAGTTGCGAGTGGTGCTAATCTTGTTGTAATCCGCGTAGGACAGCAGAATGGTGTCGGGCTGTTCCTTCATCTTGGAGCCGTTGATGATGGCAGTCACGCCATAGTTCAGCAGTTCCAGCATTTCTTGAGCAGTGGTGCCAGCAGTGGTAAACCACTTGTCAGCAGCAACAACGTCCACAGTGGAGTTGTTGAAGAAACCAGCGAGACCCACAGAGCTTTCGCCGAAGAAAGCCAGGCTCTCCACTTTCTCTTCATAGGCACGACGCACAGCAGCAGCACGACGCTGCTCCAAGGCGATGTTGGCCATTTGAGCAGCACGCAGTTCCTGCACGGTGTAGCCAAAGCTGCCACCGAAGGAACGGATGTTGATGCTCTTCTCCACTTGGCTGATGTCAGCGCGGGGCAGATCATCAGCGGCGTCCGCAATCAGACGGAACTCACCAGTGGAGTCCATGATGCGATAGGTGAAGGTCTGGGCGCCAGGACCAGCTTCAGCAGTGACGGGCAGCACAGTGGGATATTTAATATCCGCATACTGCACTTCAAAGACTTGGGGGCGAATGTACTCAAGCTGACGCTCAAGGAACAGGCCCGCATCATCCATACGGAATTCAGACATTTTTAAGAGCCTCCTATCAAGAATCAGCAGAGAGGGTGAAGCTCGGACCATTCAGCTCCAGAACAGCGAGGCCGCTGCCAGTGGTAGAGGTGAGGAAACGAGCGTTAGCGAGGCGAACAGTTTTGCCCGATGCGAAAGCATGGGAGAACTGACCAACCTTGCCAGTGCCGCTAGCGGAATACAGCACACGCACGGGCGATGCGGGAGTAACGGCGCCAGTCACGTAAACGGCAACTGCACCTTCATTGGCCACGTTCATGGCTTGCTGGTTCTTCACACCAGGACGATTGTTTGCGTCCAGGGCGGTTTCATCAACATAGGTGAGGACGTTAACGCCCAGCACAGTGTCAGAAGCGCCAGAGATGGTAGTAGCGGAGTTGGCAACAGTGCCAGCAGTGTTGTATACCACCAGATTACCGAAAGGCACAACAGCGCCAGTTTCGTTAAGGCGAGTGGTGATAGTGTTGTCGCGGATGTCAGACAGTTGACCTTCCAGCAATGCGTTGTGCTGCAGGCTATAAGCCTGTTGCACGCCACCAGCGGAGGCAGTGCCCGAAGCAGAGAAAGTTACGGCCATAATTACTTAGCCTCCTTGGAGATGGAAAGGGGCTTCTTCCAAGCATTCTGCAGCATGTCCAGATAGGACGAAGGTGCAGACACAGGAGAAGCAATGGAAGCTACGACTTTGCGCAGCTCGTCAGTGGTGGCAGAATCTTTGCGACCCTCAGAGAGAGTATCAAACATTGCTTGCACGTAGTCGTCGCTCTTCTCGGAAAGATCAAGCTCATCACCACGCACTGCCTTGATGGAATCAACCATCACTTCACGGGCGGTTTTGCCAGCGAAAGCGTAAGCAGCATCAAGAACAGGCTTAGCCTTCTCGATGAGAGCCACACGCTCTTCCACCATGGAATCAAGATTGATTTCCTTGGCGGCAGCCAATTCAGCAGTCAGTTCTTCAACTTGTTCTGCCAGAGCATCAGCGCGACCCTCAGCGGAATCACACTTGCCCTTCATTTCCTTTTCCATGGCGTCCATTTCTTCCTTCATTTTGGAAGCTTCGGACATCATGGCGTCGTACTTTTTCTTCATGTCCTCGTAGGACATTTTGGCGTCTTCGCGTTCTTTAGTGATCGCAAGAGCAACGCTCTCCGTCACTTCAAACTCGGCGCCGTCGAAAACGACTTTCGCGCTCATAGTTGTATTTTCCTCAATGGAAATTAGAGATGGATCTGCTGCATCTTGACGATCAAGATGAAGCTTCACTTGCGGGCCAGCGCGGCCCCGACGAACAACGGCGATGTGATTACCAAGGATTTCCTTTTGGATGCCATCGTAATGCTCACCGCTATCAGTAACGCCAGGCGTAGGATCATAATTAACCCTATAGCCAGCGCTTACCTCACGAGCATCGCCCCGCATGATGCGATCAATGGTTTCCTTGTCCGTAATTGTCATTACAGCTTTGACAAAACCATTGTCGTACACCACTTCAGTGCCGCTAAATCCTACTTGGTAGTCTTTAGTATTGTCGGCATCAAGAAGAACGGGAGGATGTTCCGAAGTGATTGCCTTGCCCGCAAAGGAAGCAAGACTATCGGGAGACGCCACTTCTGTTTCAGGCCTATATTCACGACGCACTGAACCATCAGCATCTGTGTAGAGCTGAATGCCAGTGCGAGCAATTGAGGCCCATGCCCGAAGATAACCTTCAGGCGTCACCTCATATTTCTCAATAGGAGAGAAATCGTAGCGACAAGATGTGGTGCTCATATACTCACTTTATCAATAAACTTAGTTTATTATAAAAACAACTATTCAGAACTGACTAGGAAATGATGTTCCTCAAGAAGAGCAGCGCCGATGTGCTTAAAATGCCACATCAGCAAGCTCGCCTGCTTATTGCTTCTCGCATTAAAGAAGCCCGCCTTAACAGCGGGCTCTCGCAGAAGAACGTAGCAGAAGCTTTGCATACAAGCCAAAGCTCTTATTCCCGCATGGAACGTGCAGAACTTGCTCCAGACTGCGTGCAAATTCGCACTCTCAGCGGACTCTACGGCATTAGCGTGCTGTGGCTGATGGGCTACCCATCATTCATCCTTAATACAAAGCGAGATTAGTCTTCGTCTTCGTCATCTTCTCCGCGAATATCACGAAGCTGGTCTTCAATGCCTTCCATGATGTACGATTTTGCCATTGCCTCAATTTCAAACGTTAGAAATTTAGTTGGCTCAAAATGAGGGTCAGGCTTTTCGTAAACACTCATCACATAGATATGCGTCTCATCTAGTCGCCCATTCTTAAAGCATTGCTTCTCCACCAGTTCCCACCGAGAAGTATTGCGATGCTCGTTGGAAGAAAGAATAGACAGCGCCTGTAAAAGACCAATGCCTTCATCCTCTTGTTCGATGACGCGTACGTATTCGCTCATTGATCTTTGTTTCGACTTTCCACCATTTTAATGATGCGATTTGCCCATGCCCTCCCGGCATCGCCTCCCCATAAAAGCCAAGCAATATATCCAGCATCATTTTCGCCACCACTTTTATTCTTTTCATGGCGAGAAAAGAACGCAGACATGCGCTTGATAGTGGCGTAGCTAATTTTGCTGCCGCCAGCAAGGTCGCCGGCTCTTGCCACGCCACTACCAATACCCTGCTTCCCCGCCTCCTGCGTCGTCAAACCGCCTTTGCCGTGTTTCTTTCGCAGCTCTAAGCCACGACGGGCAGCGCTCCTTACGGCAGCAGGAGGGGAGAAGCTTTCAGCGTCTCCCCTCAGTGCTTTTTTCCGCAACTCCCATCCATTTCCTCCTCCTCTTCCTCACCAGCAAGCTCCTTAAAGAACCCCATATAGTATTCGTCGCTCATATCTTTCTTCGGTTTGCGCGACATACCAGCTTCGGACAGGGCAATTGCCAGAGCTTGTTTCGGGCTCTTCACTGGTTCACCACTGCTGCTCTTCAGCTTGCCCCCTTTAAATTCACGCATTACCTTGGCGATTTTTGCCTGCTTTTCTTTCTTGGTCATGGCCTAAATGCTTTTCTTAAGCATAATCAATGGATGAATCCTATAGGAGCAGTGGCAATATTCATGTCAGGAAAAAGTTTGTCGCGATACAAAACCATGCCAGTAATAAGACGCTCGGCAATAAAAGCCAATGCCCTCTTGTCATAGCCTCCAATGCGAAGAAACTGTTCTTCATGCTTGTGCCAAATGGGGGCCAATGCCACAAACAATGCGCTCATAAATTGCTTGTATTGAACATTGCTTCCTCTGGCCATATTGCAGCCAATAAAGCTGTTTTGCTTCCAGATGGCATCAATTTCTTCCCTTGAAAAGAGCCAGCTTCCTGAATCCGCAATTTCCCTAGTGATAGCAGGAGCATCAAAAGCAGAATGCCCACCATAAAACTGCTGCTCTAATGTGCAGTTGAACAATGCGGGTTCTGGGAAATACAACGTATTCTCGTCGTACCATTGATCATTTGGTTCCAGCCAATTACGCCTGTATTGTGCATTGCCAATATTCTTTTCATTGGCATTGAGAATCATCCAAGAAATACAAGACAATTCTCCCCATCGACTATTACGAGTGGAAAGAGAAGCATTCTCATCGTCAAACACGTAACCTTGCCTGCGGAGCGTTTCACGCTCCTCACTAGACAAAGCATATGCTCCTCCCATAATGGGAACAATGCGAGACCGGGCTTCATATCTCACCTTCTCACCAGGAATGCACACGGCATAAATGGTGCAATCAGACGGTTGCATAAACTTTCCTCGACGCCCACAGCTCGTTGTAATTGTTTACGCCCTTAGCCCCAAGGCCAGTGAGATCGCCACCTCCTGCAGGCTTGCTCCAGGCCATAATCGTACCATCGGGCAATACGAACGCTCTGTTCTTCTGACCATGTGTAGGCGTCAGTTCAAGGTAGTCACCATAGACAAAATTAGCTTGGCTGCCATTTACGGCAAGCGCTTTACCTAGAAGAGTGGGGCCAGTGGGGCACAATGGCGTGATGCCATAGTATTGCTCAATGCAATTGGCCACAATCATTTCAATGGCAGTTTGTAGCGCCGCATTGTTTGGCTTGGAATAGAGCACGGTTGTAGCACAGGCCCAGCTTGTGTAGCTAAAGCGTTGAATATCACGAAAAGCCAAAAATTCAATGCGATCACCAAGGTCCACTGCATTAAAGGCTCTCACGCCAATGTCAAAATACCAGCCGCCAAGTTTATTCAGCAAGCAGAATCGACCAAGGTCCGCCTTGTAAGAGAATGGCGCCAGGCAATCATACGCCCATACCACCTCCTCCCCATAGTTTTCAGCAATGAAAGCACGAAGCATGTCATTGTTGTAAATGACATGCTCAGCATCAGGAAAACATGCGTCAATAGTTCCAGTGGCATGCTTGAGAAATGGACTCAGCTCTTCCGCTGGATCAGTAGAAAGAAAAATTTGTGAAATTTGCATGGCGATCAAGCAATCTTGGCAGGAGTACCGAAGCCCTTAAATTCGGGCTCCGCTGGCTTAGCAGCAAGAGTTTCATTCACTGCGTCTTTAAGCTGCTGTTGAATATAAGGCCATGTGAAAGGCTCCTCATGGAGACGCTTGTAGCACCATTGTCCATGCTGCTTCAGAACGTCGCGGTTCTCGTAGTAGTAAGTGAGAATGTCTGCGGCAGATTGCGGATCGGGAAGCAAACGTTCCAAGCCATAATTCCTGTCAGTTTCACTGGCATTACATTCAATGCGCGGCACTTCATCAAAGATTTCAGCCAGGCTTGTATGGTCAGGAACCACTTGCGCCACGCCAGTGGAACCGTGCTCCGAGTTGACCAGGCCCCATCCCTCGCCAATGCAAGTGTTAATGCCAATATCAGCAGCGTTATACACTTGATTAAGCTGCTCAACAGGAAGACAGTTATCAACTGAAAAATGTGGACTTGTCAAGATGAGTTTGCTAGTGGGGTCAAACCCTTCGTCACGCGCCACACGCTTAAACAGGGGGATTAATTCCCACCCCAAGTCTTTACTGCCCATATTGAGCCATAGACGAGCGTCGTCCTTGCCTTTAGCAAACTTGATGAATGCTTTAATTGTCAGATCAATGCGCTTGCGCGGTTGATTCCTGTTGCCATTAAACACGACAAACACATCATCTGGCACGCCAAGCTTCTTGCGACATTCTTCCTTGTCCATGGGGAAGAACTTTGTGAAATCAGTGCCATGACCGATGATGCGAATGGGCTTTGTATAACCCATTAGCTCAAGCTCTTTCTTGGCAAATTCTGTGTAAGTTGCCAAGCCATCCCATTCCATCATGGGAGCTGCAAGGTCTGGAAACAGGCCGTACGAGTCAATGGGAGTGTAGACAAACCATTTGAAACCAAGCTGCTCTTTAAACGGCTTAGCTTTTTCCCATAGCTGCAAAGCAATCCAGATGTCATTAGTCACCCACACGAGGTCTGGCTTGAAGGTTTGAATGACACTTGCAACGCGGTGGGAGCCAAAGGGATCGTTTCCATGCAGCATTGCAGGATAGACCGTATAGTTCTTCGCTTCTGGATGAGGATCGCCATGGTAGTTGACTGCCAATACTGCCACTTCATGCTCTTCTGCTAATGCAGGGAGCAAGTATTGAGCCACTCGCCCAAAGCCTGTTTCTACAAACGCATCACCACAATAAAGAATGCGAGCCATAGTCTCCTCTGAATCTTCGTCATCTTAAGGGGCTTTTATACTGATGGCAAAACAGGAAAAATGACACTGCCTCCCGCCTCAATACGCTTTTGCATTAGTACGTGCAAGAAGTTTGCCCCGCATACGATTCCCGTCATCATTCCCAGTTTGCTTGCTGCTGGCATCAAGCAAGAGGAAATTTTGATTGTCAATGGCGGACAAACTGTTCGCGCCAATACAAGCTACAAAGGCGTGCCAATGCTGCTGACGCAGCAGAATTCCTTTGAATACACGCCGCTCATTGAAATTGTGGAGCATTCAATGGAAAGCAAATATTGGTTTCTTCTTCACGACACTTGCATTGCAGGCCCCCTCTTTAAAGCATTGGCTTATGAGCCTCCCGTGGAGGCCCCAGAGAAAGTGGCAATGAAACAAACGCCATCAATGAGCATCGGGCTTTATCGCTACGACTACCTCATGACTCACAAAGAGCGCTTGATGGCCATCAAAAACTTAGACAGCTCTCCTGAAGCATTGCAGCAATGGAAGCAGTGGGGCGTGCCAAACGAAGACTACATGCTCTGGAAGCTCCAAGATGTGCCTTGCCATATTTACCATCCAGACAAGCACGGTCCTGATGAATGGAACTATCAAGGACATGCAGATCCATATGGCACTGGCATGCAGCGCCGTATTGAATACTTCCCGCAATTGCACCTTGCTAAAGCTAAAAGCAACTGGCAAGGCGTACAACCCCACCTCTGTATTGACATCTGATGAAGCGTGTAGCAATTATTGGCGGAGGCTGGGTGGGATGCCATTTAGCAATGGCACTTCGTAATGAAATGGAAGTGACGCTGTATGAAAAGAATCATACGCTCATTTCAGAAACGTCTTTTATCAATCAAAACCGCTTGCACTATGGCTATCACTATGCCAGAAATGCTGCCACTCGCCGCTTGTGCGCCACCACTTTCGTGCGCTTTATGGAGGACTATGGTGATTTAGTTCATGATGTAGAAAATAATTACTATGCAGTTTCGGAAGATGAAAGTCTTCTTGACGCTGAAACCATTTCAATTATTTTTGGGAATGGTCCGCACGCTTCGCTAGATCCACAAGCCTTTAACCACACATCGCTTTTGCTAAATACGCCCGAAAAGCGTATTGACGCCATTGGAGCAAGCTTATATTTCCAATGGTGCTTAGAGCCGTTGGTGAAAAAGGAAAAGATTCAGCAATGTAATCTGCAGGCGCTAAAGCAAGATTACGATTTTGTTTTTGATTGCACTAACAATGCCCTCTTGGAGCCATTGCCTTCTCATTTCTTTGAAGCAGTGGCAATGTTTATTTATCGCCCGAAGACTCCTATTCCCTTTGGCGCCCTCACGTATATCGACGGAGAACTATTCTCCATCTACCCATATAACGACAAATGCTTCTCATTAAGCCATGTGAAGCATGGTATTATGAGCGACAACTCGCTCGACAATGCGGACAATGTGAGGCAGTTAATTGAGCAGCATGTGGAGCGCTACTGGCCAAGCTTCGCTGATAGTTTTGACTATCTATTCCCCACTCTTTCAATTAAAGCGAAAACAAAAGACAGTAGCGCCAATCGCACGCCACTAATGCGCCAAGACGAAAATCTATTCTCTTTCTTCACAGGCAAAATTCAAGGCATCTATGCCATTGAAAGCATGGCTAGGCAAATTATTGCTCAGCCATAAAGCTGCCTAAACAACGGATATTCTCGATGATGTTGAGAAACGTTTACAAGCTCGCGAGTGATTCCGCCTTGGTAGCTGCTTGCAACTAAAAGCCGTTTGATTTGCTTGTGTTCATACTGGTTCAAAATAGGACCATTGTCAGTGTCGCTGATATGAACATGAGCAACGAAGCGGAAATAATGCTTAATAATCTTTGTCGGACTATCGCCCTGTAACCAAGCATTGTTTGTATCAAGCATTGTTTTTACATTGCGCAAATTGTAAAAATCAATGTGATTGATAATCTCCTCGACTGTGTAGAAATACTTTCCACCAAATGCTTTGGCAATAGGTTCAATGCAAAGGATGGCATCATTAGCCTCCAGGATTGAATCCATGCGCTTCAAAACTTCCATCAAGCTTGACGGGCTGCCCCGGCGCAAAGCGGGGCTACCAAGGACAAAGCGCTTAATGCCCATCAGCGAGCCAAGCTTCACCACTCTCAGCAAATGCTCTTGCGTGGCAGCAGTGTCTTCAAAGCTTTGAACGGCACTGTCGTAGAACAGTGCCTGAGCAGAATACGCCCAAAGCCCATAATGCTCCCTGTAGCGCTTTGCAATGTCGCCAAAGTCTTCGTTTCTGGCAAAGATGCGAGATGGTACCAGTTCAATGAAATTAAAAGCCCCAGCATTAGCACTTAAGATTTCATGCTCTTCTTCATCTTTCCAGCCAATTGCACTAATTCCAAGCATTGATAAACTCCTCCATCTTCTTCAAAGTGGTTTCCTTACTGGAGAAATAAGGCGCATAGTTATATTCAATGCGTGGCCCGCAGTCAACCATTGTTTTCGCCCACGGAAACCACAGGTCGATAATCTCTAATGTTTCAATGGGCTCCGAAAACCATTGATGCTCTCCGCCTTTTTGACAAGCTTCAGTGTGAAGCCATAAGTCTTTCAAGTCGTACCATTGATAACAAGAATTGGCATTGATCTTTTCAATGTTATTGTTATTAAGGAGATCAAACAAGATGTTTTTCTTGATGCGCTTGTGAAATAATGCAGGCAAGCGAATGATGGTAATTACAGCATCAGGGAAAGTAGTCTTAATTAATAGTTCAAAAATGTATCGCGTGGAGCCATAGTTAATGAAATGAATTTCCGGGAAGTTCTCCACATATTTATAAGTTTGACTATAAATATCGATGGTGGAATAGAGAATGACTTCCCTCGGTTTCCATAGCCTGATCTTCGTCAAGACGTGATACATGTTGTCGAAGTCAGCCATCGGCGCCTGATTTGCTCTCCACTTTTCCGCTGGTAAACAAGCTAAATAAAGCTTGTCAATATCCTCCTTCAGCAACGGGGCAAGATGAATGTTTTCAGAATTAAAGCGGCAATCAAAATCGTGATGCTCGCGCAAAACGCTTCCAATCAGGCCCGTGCTTCCAACTAATACATCCATGCTCAAACCGCCACGACTGGCGCTTGTTGACGCATGTATTGTACGCGGCATTTGCAATTGCTCATGCAGGCACACCGCTGGCCCGGCATGGGCAGACTTCCAATGGAAACAGCTCCTCGACTTGCATAACGCAAGCAGTCGTCACAATGCTTCGCTTGTGGATCGAGAATGCGCCTCATCAAGCTATACCCTTGCTTCTCCTGGCGAATTGTGGTGCCTTCCCAGTAAGAACCTCGCACAGCTTGAGCGTACATGCCGATACGAGCAAGAGCCATGGGAGCAGAAATGCTCCCAGCCAGAAGATCGCGAGCAAAACTCTCCAGATAACGGTATTCCGCACGAAGGCGCTGACCGATGCGGCCCCAGTCCGAAGCTTGCATCGTATCCCGTCCACCATTGCCAATGATCGCCGCTTGTGTATGAGCAAGCTTAAGCGTTTCTCTTACGCTTTCTTGCCATTGAACCAAGCTAATGCTGCCGTCATCAAGCATGTTTGTAAGACGACGCAACAAAGTGCCAAGCTTGTTAATTCGACCATCCACCAAAGCTTCCACGGCAGACTGACTGAGGAACCGTCCATTGCTTCCGCGATAACGGCCACTAACGGGATCGTAGCGCCATGAGGATTGGTCAAAACGCTGTTCAAGAATGGCTGTGAACGTTGATAAATCATTCAGGCCTTGCATCTTCAGCCTCCAGAATATCCTTGAAACGCTCAGGCGCTTCCTCCTTCCATTGGTTCAATGCAGCATCAATGTCTTCAGGGCTAATTAATGCAGCTTCGTCAAGGTCAGAAAGGATGAGGCCTTCCACTTTCATGGGCTCCATCGCATCAACTTTGCTACTCACATTCTTTGCTTTTCCTTTACGTTCGGGATCGGGATCAGCTTTGCGCTTACGAGCAACAATTGTTTGACGCTCTTCTTTGCTCATGGCTTGCGCCTTGGCTTGCGGAAGACACTTAGGCTTGCCTTCTTTCTCTTCACGAGCGCCACAGGGACCAAGAATTTCGCCGCTGGCGCCAATCCTCACCCATTTTTCCTTGAACCATTTGTCAAGATCATCAGCATGAAGCTCCTGTTCGTCGCTCTTAAATGCTCCACTCAGTGAACCGTGCTTCTTCTTGTACATTTGCTTGTACTGTTGCACCACGTAACCACTGGCATAAGCCGAGGGCCACACTTTAAACTTGCTCTTGGCAGCGCTCACTGCTCGTGAATGCAGCTCTTTGTCAGTGAAGGTTACGTCACCACGAACTTTCTCTAAATCGCCAGGAAGATAAAGGCCAGCGGAATCTTCCACTTCACGACTACCGTCCATGGGAAGCGTACCGTTTTCCTCGTTCATGGGATCACGGCCACCAGGAGGCACTGCCATTTTTCCGTCACCCCCTTTCTGAGTGGAACCACCCCCAGCTTGAGTGGGAAGTTCCCGCACTACGGACGGATCGAGTGTGAGTTCCATGCTCCATTCAGAACCGCCATAACGGGCATCTGCCACTTCCTTGGGACTCAGTACGCCTAGCTGGATGTAACGACCGTCTACGGCCGCCACGCGCGCCCGTACGTCAGCCATTTCGCGCTCATTAAGCTCAAACAATGGATTGAAAGCAATGCGCCACGATTCAGGAAGCTCTCCGTTCGTCGGACCCTCCTTGCTCAGCATGATCATTTCCATCAGCTTCTTGATGGGCCGCTTGAAATGGACGCTTTGATAATCAGCAAGAGTCTTCGCAAAATCACGCTCTTCGCTGCGACCAGTGGAACCAAGACCACTGGGGCTCTCGCCAAACAGCACTGTATGGGGAATCTTGCTGGCGCCAATAATGTCTACGCGCAGTTTCTCAAGGATTTCTCCAATGCCTCCAAAGTTGCGGCTAATAAATTCAAGCTCCTCCTTCTCCGCATCAATCGCGTAGCCGCGATAGATGCTCTTGCTCATGTCATTCACTTGCAAACGATCACGAATGGAACTTTCCTTGCCAGCAGCCAGCATTGATGCAAGGCCTCTCACTTTATGAACAAAAATGTCAAATTCAGTGAGGAGCGTTGCTGCTGAATTCAAACCTGTCCAATAATGCCTAAAGCTGTCATAAACAGTTTGCAAGCTGCTCATGCCCCAGCCATAATTACGCTGCCTCACGCGATAAGGAAGCCAGTCACCATCAAAACGCAAAATCCTATCTTTATGGATATAAGAAAGTTGCGGCTGGTTAATTAAATCACCAGAGATGATCTGATAATAAGTGGCTTTTGAATAGTCGTATAAGTTTTCTTCATTAATGACGGGCGCAATTTGCCATCGATCAAGACATTCAATGTCTTCAATCCGACGAATGTTGCGTTTATCGACAGGCATGTAAGCGGGACGGCCATCGTCAATAAAGAGAAGTAGACAAGCACCCCCATAAAGGCGGGCGTTCTTCGCTGCGAGGTTGAGGTGTTCAAGGATGTAGAGGTCTTCAATTACTTGTTCAATGCCCTGCACTTCTTCGGCTCTGACGCCGTCTCCGCCAAACAATACTTTGAAGCCTTTCCGCGTGGCTTGGTCAGCATAAATATCAACAATGCGACGAGGAAGCCATTCGCCATAAAGATTTTCTAGTTCTTCTTGGGCTAAGAAAATCGTAGCAGTGGTCTTAGTGTATTGCGCCTTGTCTCGACCAGTACCCATGCCAATGAGCACATTTTGAAGACCATCAGCCCTCACTCCACCACTACCAACGTGACCAAGATCAATTGCTTCGCTTTCCATAAGCTTTATTTATGGCCATAATGTGTTGCTTTTATTCTAGAACCTGGCTACATTGGCGCGTAGCTTATGCACACTATGGCCAGCTTTGGCATTGTTTTTCATTTCAGCGACAAAGACAAGGAGCTTGTGCGGGCAGAAGCCATGCGCAGGCAGCTCGTAAATGAGAAGAAAGGCTTAAAAGGGCGCAATGGTGGTCCGGCTGATGGTGATAAGGCTTTGTTCTTTCACAAGCTTGGCGCCGCTGGCGAATTAGCAGTGGCAGATTATCTCCAGCTACGGGAGTTTCTCTATCAAGAAACAGAAGCAAAGCGAGGCTCTTCAGACCTGCCTCCAAATATTGATGTGAAAACACGCTCTCGTCATGATTACGATCTCATCTGCCAATTAGACGAGAAGCCGGGAAAAACCTTAGTGTTAGTTACGATACAAAACAAAATCACTCTTCTCCATGGTTGGATAAAGAGTGAGGATGCCATGAAGGAACAATGGAGAAAAGATCCTGCGGGCGGAAGACCAGCTTATTTCGTTCCGCAATCTGCATTGCTTCCTCTTATAGACTTGCGCCATGCTGAAATGTTCTGATTTTTCAAGACACGCTCTCAAGCTGGATCTTTATCCCCAGCAAGCGAAAATCCTTGACACCTTCTTCCAGCCAGATAAGAGCCATGCAGTGTGGGCTCTTGGGCGACGATCAGGCAAGACTGTCATGGCTGCAGTGGCCTGCGTCTATATGTGCTTCGTCTTGGAAGATGAATATCGCAGGCGAGTAAGAAAAGGCGAGAAATGGTACATCGTGACCGTAGCAAACAGTCAAGACCAGGCTCGTATTGCTCTCAACAACATTCGTCAGCTAATCCTTGATAGTCCCTTCGCCCAAGAAATCGTTCGCGAAACCGCCGACATCATTGAACTAAGCAACAACTGCGTCTTTAAAGCCATTCCCACTTCAGGCCGTGCTGCTCGTGGCCTCGCTTGTGCAGGCGCAGTGTTTGACGAACTTGCATTTGCCACTGAAGGCGATGCAAACAGCGGCGGCAGGGGCATTTACGACGCACTTTCTCCCGCTATCGCCCAGTTCGGAGGGAAAGGACGCATTCTTGAACTGTCGTCTCCATGGCTAACAGACGGTATTTTCTACCAGCATTTCAAAGAAGCAAGCTCTGGCCGCTTCCCCTTCATGCAGGCAGTGAATCTCCCAACGTGGGAGATGAACCCAAGTATTTCGCAAGAGTTTCTTGACACAGAGAGACAGCGCGATCCGGAGAAGTTTAAAGTTGAGTATGGGGCGCAATTCGCAAGCAATCTTTCAGCCCTTGTTGCAAGCGATGTTATTGACGCCTGTATTGATGACCGTAGAGCCGCTCTACCACCACGCCCTGAATTCCAAGGGGCCTATGTACTTGCCCTTGACCCCGCCCGTGGTGGCGTTGGCCGTGACGACTACACTGCTTGTATTGTTCACTACGAAAACGGCACGTTAGTCGTTGACAAGTTCCATTCGTTCGTCGCTGATTTTGAAATCAATGGAAGGATGGAAGTGAATATCAATGCAGTGGAAGATTGGATTAAGGAACAGCATCGCCTATATGTGTTTGACACCATCGTGATGGACCAGTTCAATAGTGCTGGCACCATCCAAAGCTTGGCTAGTGATTTGCCCATCACTGAACTCACTTGGACAGTTAGCTCCAAGATGAAAGCATTCAGCAAGATGCGCGAATTGTTTAATGCAGGACAAATCAATATTTATCGCCATGAGAAAGCAATTATGCAGCTTAAAAATCTCACGGTCATCTATAAACCCAGTGGACAATGGAGCGTTACTGGCGGCAAAGCGTCTGGAATTGACGACTTAGCGTTTGCAATGGCAGGCGCAATTCTTGCTGCTAGCAAAGACGATGACATTGGTTGGATTGATAGTCTTATCTCCTAGTATGATTTTCAAACAATAGTTCTCCTATGGAATGAAGAACAGCGATTTAACTATGCAGGAGGTAAAGTTTCTCACCTCCCTGCTTGAATGCGGAAGCTCCAATAGGCAAACTGCCTTGCAGCTTCTTGCCGCCGAACATCTTTACATCCCCACTCTCCTCCCAAAGCTCCAGGCTCACGCCAAACGTCTGAAGCAAATTGAGGTTCTTGAGCAGGCTTACGACGCAGAAGAAGGTTTCTTTCCTGAGAATGCTTCCTTAAGAGAATATGACGTTTGATCATCAAAAGCCATGCTATGCTTTTGGAGCTTTCGCGAAGCACGCTGGCCAGCGTTAGTTCAACAAGGAACAATGGTTTCAGGCGCCATTGTTTCGTACCAGGGGAAAGAGGGAAACGGGCCAACCCGTTTTGAAATGTCGTACAAGGCGGATTGAAGCCCCGCCCGACGCCCTCTTTGCTCATGAGCCCTTGTAGCCCAACCGGAAGAGGCAAGCGGCTTAAAACCGCTTCAGTGTGGGTTCAAGTCCCACTGAGGGCACTTTGCTACACTGTTTGTACGTTCACCCCGTAAGGGGCGCATGACCTGCTGGTACGGAACGGGACCAGCATCATCGGGAACCATCATGAACCCACTCGCCCTCATCAAGCAACAGCTTGAGAAAGCAGCTCGTCTGCGTGAAGCACAAATGGCAAGCCTTGTCTATCGTGGCGTTGCCTATGTGCCTAAGCCTCATTGGTTCTGACGGATCAGTGTGGTAAACTTTTGAAGCCGACACGCTTCTTACTTTCTCACGGCATTTACTTGCTGTTCAAAAGAGCTTGGCGTTAGGCAGAAGGGGAGCTTAGGCTCCCCTTTTTGTTGCCTTCAAGCAACTTAAAGATCCTTCATGTTGCCTTAATCCATCATCCCAGTGTCGGACCACGCCAGAAATTATGAAGACATTTGTAACCAAGTAGGAAATAAAGATCAATGTGCGAATGAGCGCCACCTTGTCCGCTTCATGATCATGCTTGCTCGCCTTCTCGCCTAGGGCCAAGCACCATAATTTCCACGCCCCTTTCTTCCTGCTCATAAATCCAGGCCTTTAGCTCTGTCACATACTGCCTAATAATGGCAGCTTTTTCAAGATGCCACTGGTCCATGGTGAGAAAATATTGGGCATTGTGCCAATCAATGGCTCGCAAAGATTGGTAGATGATGGGATTCAATGGCTCGCGCAGGGGAGTATTAAAAGTCCTGCGTTCCGTCATGGCCCTTGAAGAAGGCTTTTATCTCTTCAAATGCTACTGGAGCGAAATCATTCCTTTCCACGCAAGCATTGTAATAACGCTTATCAATTTCTCCTTTTTCATTAAGAACTTGGTGGCAATGCAAATGACCATGAACATTGCCTAAATAATGCCCCGATAAGCATGCTGGATGCACGGGAATATGAGTGAAGATTAATCCGCCACGCATGGTCGAATCGCCATTGTGAAAGAATGCTCCTCGCACGTCCTCAAAATATTTAGAAAAGTCTTTCAATGCTCCGATGTCATGATTCCCGCGAATGAGAATCTTGCGTCCATTAAGGCGGTCAAGAATTTTCAAACTTGCACGAGGAATCACTACATCACCCAAGTGGTAAATAGTATCGCGCTTGCCTACCTTCCCGTTCCATCGTTCAACCATTGTTTCGTCCATTTCTTCTACAGAAGAAAATGGACGCAGCAATTCGCCATCAGGACGCAGAAAGGAAATGCTTTTGGCGTGGCCAAAATGCGTGTCTGCGATGACGAAGGCACTCATGGTTCAATGGAGAAAAGGCGCTGCTGAGAATCGAACTCAGTATTCCATGCTATCTGCATGACGTGTGCCAACACTTCAGGGCCAAGAGCCCCCTGTTTGAGCATCATCTCTAAAAACCATTTTGTTGGCGCCAACAAATTGGTTTTCGTCCGAGAGCTAAGCTTGGGGGCGGAGCCCGATGCTAATGCAGAGCGGGAACAGTAATAGCCTAATATCTAGCTGAAAGCAGAGAAAACTGCTTGAAGATTTGAATCAGGCGTATACCGCCGCAAGTGTAGCATCAAGCCCTGCCGTAGGAAGGCAAATTAGTGTTGGCAGTCTCGAAAAACGCCGGGACTCGGCTTCGTTGTGTCTCAATGAGACCATCAGCTTTGCCTTTCTCAAACAAACTATCACTTTGCTTAAGCCAGAAGTCTTTATTCAGCCATTTGTTCTCGCTCATGCCCAGCGCATCAAACGCCCACAATGCAGTGGCACGACGCAGTTTATTCAGACTCTGACCAGCATTCTCGTTTAGCTCTTTAGCCACAAGACTATGCACGCCAACATGCGTAATCTCATCACGACTAATATCAGCAGCCACAGTGCGGATGCCCATATCTCCGTTGAAACGGAAGAACGGCAGCACAACAAAGAAAATACTGCGTTCCAAAATGGCAGCTTTCAAAATGGGGTGGGCAGGATGCTCTTGCCATGCCTTCAGAATGCCCTCAACTTCTTTTTCGGCTTTCTCATCGGCACCATGAGCAGCAACAATGTAGTTCAGGGCCTGATCATGACGCTGCTCATCTTCTTGGTTATGCCGCAGCGCTTCTACAACGCCAGGAGTGGACGGCAGATCACGCTCTAAGCCTTGTTCCAGAAAGTCCTTCACGGGCAGTTCCAGATGACGCAAAGCCAGCAGTTTGCCAAGCGTAGCCTCACTGCCTTCTTGCACCATGCCCTTGTCCACGGCAACAGCTTGCCAAGGCCGTTTTTTAGCAATCATCGACAGATAGGGGCTCTTCGTCGTCATGGTCGTAGTATCGTTCAATGGTGAGGAGAAAAGGGGCCATAAGGCCCCTTCTTTTTGGTCATTCAGCGCAGGCAGCGCAGTATCCAGCCTCGAGCGAACAAGACGCAGAATCCTGCTCAGTCTCTTCATTGAGACCAAACATGCTCTTAAAGTCGTCGTCCAACGCAGCATATGCGTCGTCCTTGCGCTGAGTATCAGGCAGGACTTGCAAGCTGTAATAGAGGCTCGTCTGAGGAGAGTCTAGCCAATTCTTCAGGAAGGCTTCGTCATAAATGACAACATCCGACCAAGAATTGAATGAATAGCCATGGAACAAGCCTGTGCGTTGAAAAAGGCTTACTAAACCATTGGCTGCTTTAAAGAAAACAGGCCAGCCCACTTCTGCAGCAGTTTCTACGTCGCCATAATCAAAGCTCTCCACGCCAAATGTGCCGCTGTCGCGATCAACAGTGCGAGCAATGGGAGGAGCAATTTCAGGAGCCGTAGTAAAACCCCTGGTGTCTAAATAGCGATAGGAGCAGGATGCAGTGGGAGCAATGCAAAAGGCACGTTCCATGCCATGCTCACGAGCAATTTCAGCAGCATTTTGAATGCCTTGGTCAATTTGCCACACGGCTTCGCCGGAAATAGTGTTCTTCCAGAAATCATTCCAGCCGCGAGGATCTTCAGCAAGATAAGCCTCAATGGCATTGCCAAAATCTTCGTAGCTAATCCCTTGAATGGCAAGGAAATTAGCTAGGCCAAGAATGCCAAGGCCAATTTGTTTATCAATGGAAGGAGAAAGATATTCTCCAGTGTCGCCAACGCCAGTATTGGGATGAAGCTCACAAAGCTGCTTCATGCCTTCAATAAATGCTCCTTGCACATTGTCCAACGTGCATGCGCCCAAATTAACGTGCTGAAGAAGACAAGTGCCACGATGCGGAAGATAAACTTCCAAGCAGACATTGGCCCGGATGCGTTCTCCTTTTGCGTTGTAACGGATTTTGTTGAGCCAGAGATCGCCAGAAGAGATGGCACGAAGACAGGCATTAATCAGTTCAGGAGACGATGCGGAAAGGAAATTTTCATCAACATTCAGACAGCGCTTCACCCAAGGAAGCTCACTTCGCGATGCGTTGACAAATTCAATGGCATCGGGAGACGTATAGTCAAGATGAAGCACTACAGCCCCATTTTTATACAAACCGCCCCTGCGCAAAATTTCATTGAGCGTGGAATAAATTTTGCCAAAACTTACTGGTCCGCTTGCCACGAGGCCTTTGCCATTTTCAGCGCCCCTTTCGCGCAGAGAAGACAAATGAACAGCGACCCCCGCACCATTGCGCAAGCCGTGGCTAACAAACCGCCAAGACGCTTCAATGCCATCCGGCCCCTCCATTGAATCTTCTACGTTGAATACCGTGCAGCTCACGGGCAACCGTCCATCAGGACTATCCAGCCAATCCTGCACCCTGCCAGTACGAGCAATTGGCTCACATTTTGCCTTTTCCTTCAGCTTCATAAGACGACAAAGGCCCGCATCGCGGGCCGAGAATCAACCAAGGCAGGCTAGCGCAAGGAACCAATGGGAAAGAGGAAGAAAAGCTTTAATCGCACAAGCCTTCGGGATCGTCAATGGCTAGTAAGTCCTTGACAAAAAGCTTTGCCTCGTTGGTGGTGCGGAAATAATGAGGCTGGCCATCAATAGCGGCAAACCATTGAAATTCTGGCTTACTAAAACATGGCCACAATTTATACGGGCCAATATTAAATGGCTGGCGATCAGGCAGTCCCCACATGGTGCTTTAGCGAAGATCACTTAACGCTAGTCGTTATCAAAAACTGTGCAAGTAGTTTTTAATACTTTCTCCGCCTTTGTGCCCATACCACCATTGAATCCTTAAGAAAAACGGAAGAAATTTGAGCTTTTGTATCACCACGATACCAAAAACGTCACATTTGAGCCACAGTGCGAGATACGATAGCTAAAGCGGAGCTGCTGCCTAGTGCAAGCAAGAGCAGCACCGCCTGGTCTAGCCCCTCTAGACGACGTTCCTCAAGCCAGAACCCTCTGGCAAGTGGAGACGCCCCAAGCGTCGGAACGTTTACTAGCTAAAAGGCTAGACAAGCCGCGAAACTCTCATGAAGTGGAGCCCCCAAAAGGGCGGAACGCTCCAGACAAGCGGCGAAACACCCAGGGCTGATCCAGATCCCATGTGATGGATCGCGCATACTATGCGTCGCTGCGGGAAAAGCGAAAAATCATTGGTTTCTATCTTTATCTCCTGAGCAGCGGCCCCTTTAAGGGCCGCTTTCTGGCATTAAGAGCGATGCAAAGAGGAATGCGCGAATCGTTAGCGCTTGCTTTTATTGGTGCATCATTCCGACGCCTTTAGGGCGTCTCCATTGGTCTAGTCAATTGCCTGAGATCTTCGGAAACGCTTCAAGCTGCGCCCTGCGGACTTGCTTTCAGCGTACAAACACTGGGAGTTTCAACCAAGATTTCGCTCTTATGCTGCGCAGGCAAGCTTCTGATCTCAGGAAGAATTTCAGGCCAGTCCTGTTCTCAGCACTTTTTTCAGAAAGCTTCCTACTTCCTTGATTTACATCATCATGATTGTTGCCGATTTCGGCGGTCCTCAAGGCTGGACCCTTTTCGATGGTGAGAAAGTTTTCAATCTTTCTCGCGAACAATTCTTCGACATTGAATACTGGTGCTCCCGTGGAACAAAGCTCATTGTCGAAGACGCCCACCTTGGCCGTGCTCGCACCAAGAAAAGCTTGGCGCAAGTGTACACAGCAGAAGAGCTTCAAGCCTTCTATCGCCGTGCCGCTTCCCTCGGCATCGCCATCCGCCTCTTCCCGCATAGCCAAACGCCCAAAGCTCGCGCCTTTGCCGGCTTCGATGAGAAGAACGATGCTGCTGATGCACAAGCCATCTACGACTACCTTCAGCACAGTCCTTCAGTGCTCCAAAGCCTGAAATTCCCTCCTCGCTCTTTCGAGCCAGAACGTTGGCGTGAAGCTGGTTGGATCTTTAAAGAAGACACCAACATGATTCTTAACGTTGCCCGGCGCTTTAATTACAAAACTGAAGGAGATGAAATTACTTCCTTCATCATTGATAATTTGGACCGTCTGGCAAGCATCGTCCCCGACGATGCAAAGGAAATCTTCGGCCTCCTCCATCGTAAAAAGGACGGTTCCTTCTATGCTCTTAGTTCGTCTCAAGGACCAAAGCTGTCGCAGCTCTATACACTCGCAGCTCTCCTCCTGAACGAAAAAGGAGATCTCCGTCTCCGCCCAGATACTGGACGAGCCCCTGGTATTGGCTGGTTAATGCGCACGCAAATTGCTACTAGCCCCTTCCATCATCGTGGTGGCATCGCACGTTCCAACATCATGTGGCATGGCTGTAAAAACTATGTGGTAGGCAAGATGGGCACGCGTAAAGCTGGCCCCTCCGGCAAACTGCTTAGCCATTACAACTTTTCTCCTGCTCAAACGGACCAGTTCCGCTCCCATCGCAAAACCTACCTTCAAGCACAACGCACTATGCTGAGTGCCATGAAGAGCTTGCTCGTCTAAAAGCAAGCTATACTGCATAGGCAAACGCTGATTTCAGTGACGCTTCCAAGCTCATCTTGGTCTTAGGTGTTCTTTCAGCTTTGCCTCCTCTTGCCTGGTCTCATCCAGTTTTACGGACACGCTCCGTTTTTAACTCTTCTTCCAGGCTCTTCTCTTTCGCCAGTTTTAGTTCAGCTTACAAGCATCGTCTTGTCTTCAGGATGTTTTCTGGCTCATCATTACGCTGATTTCAGAACGCATTTCGGACCACGCTCCGTTCTTAAGACGACTTTTAGCTCCTCCATTGCTTAGTTTTAAGGCTGCTTACAGACCCGCTCTGTTCTCAGGAAGTGTTCTAAGCATCAACAAAGCCCCCTCCGGGGCTTTTGTTTTGTCTAGACATAAATACTAAAAAGTAGATGAAAAATGGCGCCACTTTTTGAGGGAGATACCGCAGCCCCCCACGCTTAAACTTCCCTGCTACTGCGCTGTAGCAACGGATACACTTTTGCAAATCGTAACAAAAGCCCCAAAGGGGCTCGAAGTGTGGTAAGCGCTCCCAAATTCCTGATGATCCCCAAACCACGGCAAAGCAAAGCCCCCACCTAGTGGCAGGGGCAGTTAGGAGCGATCAACCTAGGGGCCTTTAGTCGTCGATCAGCCAGTAGGGCTGCAGGTCTTCAGGATCGGGCTCAAACGTATCGGGATCGATGCCTTCTGCGATCAGCCAGTCGATGAGATCGGCATCGCGATCGTGGGCCAGACTGGGCTGTAAGGGCAGCATGATCAGCCCTCCCACGTGGTGGCGCTCAGGGCAGCCTCACCACCACCGGCCAGGGGCTGCCACGTGCCAAAGGAAGGGGCAAGGCTGAACGCTGCAGCCTCAGGGCCACGGCCCCGGCTTGTCTTGGTGCGCAGGATCACTGCCACGCCATCAAAGCCGCCGGGCTGAGGGCCTGCAGGATCAGCCCAGCGGTGATCTGTCACGTCGCCATCGATGCACTTCAAGCGCCACACGCCGGCCTCAGGATGCACACGCAACAGCAGGGCTTCGGGCAGGGCTGAGCCTTTGGGCAGGGCCACGGGCACGGCTAGGCGGAACCCTGCGCCGACTGCTGCCAGGGCATGCGAGAGGCCGTCCGGGCGATCAGCAGCGAGGCTAGCTGTGGTGTCCCATCCTGCGGAACGTTGGGCCTGCAGGCCCTGGGGGCCGGTTACAGGGGCTTTGCTGTATTCGTACAGTCGGATGGTGCCTGCAGGGGCCAGGCTGAGGGCTTCGGCCAGGGTTTGGCCACGGCCAGGGGCCACGGGCAGGCCGTACCGGCGGGCCAGGCTTTGAGCTTCTGCAGGGCTGACGGTCACCCTTTGCAGATGCCAGGCCAGGTCGTCAGTGCCGCGCAGGCGCACGGCCAGGGGCAGGCCTTTGGCCTGGGCACGGCCCCAGGCCCTGGCGATGGCCCAAAGCACAGCCCGACCATAGGCGGCAGGATCAGCCAGGTAGGCAAGGGTACGGCGGGCACGGGCAGCCGCGACCGTGGCGCTCATCCCGCCATGGCCCGCCCAGGCTAGGCAGCCAGCGGCGCAGCCAGCGGACGCCCAAGGGCAGCCGTTATGGGCCAGGGCCAGGCTCAGGATGCCCTCGCGTTCAGCCAGGGCCTGCAGGCCATCGATGCGGGAGCGTGGGGCCGTGGGGCCAGGCTTTGCCCCGGCCACGGCCTGGGCCAGGGCTTTGGCGGGCAGGTGGTGGAGGATCACGGGCCAGGCCAGGGCTGCGCCTTTGGCAAGCTTGGCATTGGAGAGGCCCTCAGTCAGCAGGCCGTCAAGGCTGAGGCCAAAGCGCGCTAGCAGCGAGGCCACGTCAGCAGGCAAGCGGGCTGGGGCCGTCTTACGGGCCTGGGGGCCAGGGGCCACTACAGGGGCAGGGGCCTGCTGAGGCTGCTGCTGGGGCTGGCTGTACGTGACCATTGGCTGCAGCTTGGCCCAGGGTTCGGTTTGACCCTGGCCAGGCCGGCACGTGAAACGCGTGGGCAGTTCGGGTAGTTCGGGCTCAGGCCGTGCGCTTAGCTCGGCCAGCGCTTCCAGGATCTCATCGGCCACACGCTCGGCAGGGCTGCGCAGCGTGTGGGCAGGGGCTGCAGGGGCCTCGCCTGGCAGGAGAGGGCCACGGGCTACAGGCTTGACAGCCCAGGCCTTTTCAAGGCTGCGCAGCATGCATGCGGCAACCTCAGCCAGGTTGCTGGCAGGGCTCAAGCAGTCGCCGCAGCGCACGTGGTAGCCGTACGTGGCGTAACTGATGTGGACGGGCAGGGCCAGGGCTTTGGCGGCCTGCTGCAGGGCTGTCAGGGTTGGGCGCTTCAGGCCTTGGGCCTTGGTGGCTTTGGTGGCCACGGCCTGCAGATAGGCGGCGGGGCCAGCGGGAGCGGTGTTGGCGGGCATGGTTTCAAGTGCAAAGGGGCTGGCTCGCGCCAGTGCCCCCATTAAAAGGCCTGCAGCCCCTAGCAGGCAAGGTAAAGCCAGGGGCAACTAGGCCACTCCCATAGGTGGCCTACTAGCTAGGGGCTTTGGCCCCTGCGGGATGGTACGGGCCAGCGCCTGCCATGCCGTGCAAAGCAAAAAAGAGATGATCGCGCACGCACGTACGGCATCGCCTGCCGCTTTGGCAACTAGGCCAATCGGCACGCCGTCCATTGATGCGGATGCGGAAGGGCACGGCCTGGGGGTCGTGCTGCTGATCAGCAGGGGCAGGCCGTGCGGATGCGGAACAAAGGCCAGGGGCTGGCATCGATGCGGAACGGCCCCGCCTGACGTTGCGGATGCGGAACGATTGGGGCCAGGGCCTGCGCTGCTGATCACGCTGCGCAGGCCGCACGAACGCGGAACGGTAGGGCTGGCTGATCAAAATGCTGATCACTGGCGCAGGCCGCTACCAACGCAGAACGGCAGTGGCTGGCTGATCACGATCGTGATCACTGGCGTGAGCTGCTACGAACGCAGATCAGGACCGCTTGCCGATACGGCTGCGGATCGCAGGCGGCTGCCGATACTGGTACGTATCATAATCAGGGACGATCCGAAGATTGGCACAAATACAGGTGTACTATAGTACAGACGCACTACTATGCGGTTATGCGCATAAAAGCATAAAACGGTAGCGTTATGAAACAATGTGAAGAAACCATGATACGCCCCTAGCCGGACCCTAGATACGGAGCTAGCCGGACCCTATACGCTTCCAGCCGGACCCCAGATACATCACCAGCCGTGCCCATCAAACGCCGCCTTTATGGCGGCTTCTTCATTGGAAAAAGGCCCTCCTACCACTGAATCATCAGAATCATCGTAGAAATACCAGCCTTCAATGAGTTCAGTGCCTTTGCAAGAGGCTTCATCAAAGAAATCAATGAGAATCATGATTAATCGTCTCCAATGAAATAATTAAGCCAATTGCCTCTGCAGGAACTCCCAGGCCCATTTGCTCTTGGTGCTGGGCCTGAGCAGTTCATAGGCCTCGTGATCCACGATGGTATCGCCAGCACTGTCCACGTGCCCTTCAATATCGAGCTGCCAGATGCCCTTGCAGGCCCCATCGGGGCCGTAAATGCCAATGACGTGCTCACGGTCCTCCATCGCCTGTCTCACGTGGAAGATGAGCTGCTGGAGCGAGGCAGCTTGGTAGCTGCCTCTTGTGCAGGAGAAATACGGGCCGTTGTCTTGGTAGGTACGGATGGTAGTGATCATTGGTCGCAAGTGGGAAGGGGCTCGTCTTCGATTTCGTGGGCAAGTTGTTTGAGCTGGTCTAGAGCTACCTGGATGACATAGCCCCTGCCGACTGAGCTTTCATCAAGCAGTTCTTCTAAAGCTCTGATTTCATCGTGTAGTTCTTCAACGGAATGGAATGTGCGTGCTGTATAAGACACTCCATATTCATCTTCAGAAACGAAAGAAATAGGAAAAGGCATGATCAAAGGAGAAACAAGAGAAATCAGAGCGCAGCCCATTCATGACGGACAGCACGAATAGCCTTCACGTTCCAGGATTCAGGAAAACGATGCTCAGCCAGCGTTTTAGCTTCTTCTTCGCTAGTGGCATCAAGGTTAATGGTTTGCCAGTTCAGATAGATGTCGCCGTAACGGTGCTCGATGGTGACGGCGTAGGTGTGGGTGGCGAGAGGCAGGGTGCTCATGGTTTTAAAAAATCGAGGGAAGCTCGCGCTTCATGAGAGAACAATAGTCCGAAAGGGGCCGTGATCGGCCCCGTCGTTACAAAGCTTCACGCAAGCTCAACGCGATCAATGGCGAAGTCAGGGTGGAGCTGCTGGCAAATGGAACGTGCTTGCTCAGCAGAAAAAGTGATATAGCCAAGAGCGTCGTTGCGCTGATTTCTACGGCAGAAGCCATAGCAGACGAACTTACGCTCTACAGGCTCAATGGTTTTGATGATGTAGGAGGGGCGGGAATCTGCAACGTGCTGCTGAGCCTGCTCGGGAGAAGCAGCATCAATGAGAAGCTCGCACTGACCGCCATTGCTGGAGTTGGTGCAGAGGATGGAATAGGAGGTCATGGTTGGTTCCTTAAACGAGGAGCGTCGCCGCTCATGAGAGAACTATACAGCATGGCAAAGCAGGGCCTTACGGCCCCGCTGCTGGCGTTGATATTTCGTTACAAAGGTCAGTCCCAGTGGTTGCTGTAGATCTGCTTACCGCTCCAGATGCGCATGGTGCGTTGGAGCTTGCTGTTCCACAGCCACTCTTCACCATCGCTGTGGCATTTGATGCGGAAACTCTTGACAGGCGCCACTACCAGCTCACCGCCTTCACCATCGGCACGATTCTGGAAGACCAGCTTTGGCTTGCGAGTGAGTTCGGGCACTGCGTAGCCACCAGCAGGGCCTTTGTCCACTTCATGGCTCTCGATCTGCTGCACCCAGGCAGTCTTCTCTGTGCAGCGCACCACCACGTAGAAATCCACGATGGTCATGGAATAGCCCCAGGAACTGGAAAGGATGGTACCTGGCTGGAGCTGGGTGCCTTGGAGAGGAGGAGCGATGAGAGTCATGGTGGATGGTTGGTTAGAGGAGGCGTCTCCGCCTGTGAGAAGAACTATACGGCATGGCAGGGCCTCTATCGAGGCCTGTTACAAACCGTCATAAAGGCTCTCAATGCGAAACGGGGCGAGCCTGCCCATGCGTAGAGCTTTTTCCTTGACAAACTGCTGGCTATTGGTTTTTGTGTTTTTGATTTTATGCAGGCCAGTCTCCGTGATCTTTACGACGGTGTATTCTCCTCGCCATTGCTTGAAGCCAAAATCGTAGAGATCAACGAGGGTGCCAATGGGAAAAGGCATGATAAGATGAATGTTCCCAACAATTTCTTTGTGGGGCGTTACGAGCGACGGAGCACGCTGTGAGAGCTAGGCCTCGTGAAGCCTAGCTCAGCTCTGGCTTCAGGGCATTGATCACAAATGCCCATTAACATTTCGCCTACATAGTGTTGCGCCTGGCGAAGCTTATCGAAAGCCTCTGCTCTTTCATCGCGAGCTTTGTAGTAGGCGTCAGTGCCTTGTGGATAGAAATCGCGAGCGTTACACGTGGCTGCTACGAGCGCATCTACTGCCTTACCAATGGCATCGTAAGCAGCAGCGTATTCATCACGCAGTGTGGTGGCGCCAGTGCCGTTGAGATGAATAGTTGGAATGGTTGCCATGGTTTGAAGCGCGAACAAGGGAACAATACAGAAGAAAGGGGCCACGAGGCCCCTTTGTCACAAACCGTTACGAAGACAAGACTCGCTTAATAAAGCTTTCAACGTTTCTTAGAAAACGCTTGTCTAAAGTACTTTTACTTGTGCAAAATATTTTACCGGAAGGATGTTTGAAAACATAATGTCTTTTTTCGCGATGAAGGACAAAGTCATATTTTGCGGCCAAAGCAAATACTGCTCGCCTATTGTCTTGCGTCCCCATTAAAGCACTTTCCAAATGTCATCTTGCAGAGCATCTGCAAGCGTAATTAGCAAATCGCGTTTCTTTTTATAAGCGGGCTTATTAATGCGGGAAAGAATAAAACTGCGAGCAGAAGAACGATCATTTGCGCTGTAATCTTTCCACTTATGTTTTGCATTGTCAGAAACCATTCTGGCAATAGCCTGTTGCGTTTTTGTGAGAGGCATGGTTCAGAAGACGAGGGTTTGACCGTTGGCTTTGATGCTGACCACGCGCTCGCAATCAAACGAACGCCAAGCACCTTCTCCTTCTTTACGAGCAATGGAGAAATCACGACAGCGGACAATGTTGGGCTTCTTTACTGCCGTGCCAGTGCCCTTGATTTCCTTGGTGTCCCAAGGATTAAAGCAAAGCTTGCGAATGGAGCCATCAGCCTTGATGAATTCCACTGAAACAATGCTGTGACCAGCATTGAAAATGAATTGTTTGATCTTGTTGGTTTTGTCCATGAGGAGCTGTCGCCAGCGAAGGAACGAGGAAGAAAGGGGGAGCCTCTTGCGAGGCTCCTTTCCCATCGACCGAGGGAACTATAGGCTCAGTTGAACCGGGCTGTCAAGCCTTTCCACGGGGAAGCCGTTGGCAATGCGGCAGTAGCGCTCAGGGTGGAGCTGCATGCACTTGTCAAGGCCTTCCTTGTTAGGGAGCACATTGGGGGAGGCTGCAATGGCAAAAGCACCGAGCCCAAAGATCAGGCTCACTAGCAGGAATGAAGCTGCGTCTTTCATAGCTTTGAAATGCAGATGGAGGCTTCGCCTTGAGAAGGAGAAGCAATGCGAGAGAAGCTGCCGTAGGACAAGTCCAAGATGCGGCCCCCGTAGTATGGGCCTCGATCATTGATTGTCACTACCACTGACTTTCCATTGTTGCGATTCTTTACCAGCACTTTTGTGCCAAATGGAAGCCAGGGGTGAGCAGCAGTGAGGGCGTAAGCGTCAAAGCGAGAGCCGTTAGCAGCTCGTTGTCCGTGATAACCGTCGCCAATGCCGTAGTGCGAGGCGCGACCACATTGGAGTGTTGCTGCTTGCGCTTGTAAGGGGCAGAGCAGCAGGAGGGAGAAAAGGAAACGTTTCATCAAATAGTACGAAAGAACTAGCGAGGGCCAAGTCGTCTCCGACAAGGCAATGCCCATTGTGCCATGAATTCAATCGTTGCTGCCGAGCCGACGAGGTGTGTTATGCTTTTGAAGCACTCGGTCCTAGCGGCTTAATTGCTGCTCTCGTCTTTGGGCGAGCCGTGAGGGTGGACGCCTCTGATGATGCGGGCAAAGCCGTATGGCTTAGCCAAGGAGTTTTTGCATGGTCTCCTGCGAGGCGCATCATCTCCCTTGTATCTTTAGGGAAAGGGGCATCGGAGGGTGTGAAGAAAAGGGGCTGTAAGGCCCCTTTTCTTTTGCTTGGCCACTGTTGCACAGTGGGAGCTTGTGCAACAAGCTCTCATACCTTGCTAGCTAGACTCGACCAATACAAGATCAGCCGATCATGAAGCTTTCTGCAGAGCAGGAAAGGGAAAGGCTTAAGCGATGGATGGCAAGCGGGGAAATGTATGATCCTCGCAATGAGCCAGATTACGATACGTTTGAATATGCCACTGAACCTCTTCCTGGCGATACCACTTGGGCAAAGAAAAAGCCCCTTACGGGGCTTTAGCAGGATTCTTGATAAATGGCGTTTATTGGAAATCCTGATAATTGATGATTAGTTGATCGGACTACTGGGTTTCTAGTTCGTCGGCAAGAATAAGGAGTAGCGTTCGATATTTAATGTGAGCGGCTAGAAAACCTCGTTGGTATTCATCAGAATCTGAACAAGGTGGTGGTACAGGCGAGATCACCTCATCAACTGCAGCACGAAGAGCAGCAGCAAGATCTTCATTGCTGAGACTATCTGGATACTCATGCCCAGACCAAAAAGCATTGTGGACTGCTTCTGCAGCGGGTGTAAGTTTTGTCATGAGGAAGAGAAATGATGTTGACTACTAATTCTTAGGATTAGGAATAACAGAGTAAATGGTCATGCTTGCTTTTTCAAACAATTCAATAGCTTCCATTGCCAATCGAAGTTCTTTATCTAAAACGTGTTCGTCATAACCGCATACAGCATAAGCTGCTGCTACATGCCTAGCAACTTTGGCATAGATGTAAGCAAAATCAGGTTTGATGAATTCGACAGGTTCAATCTGATGGGTCATGGTACTTACTCAGGCAGGGATTCAAGAGCGCGGCGGATGATCGCAATACCCTTCTCACTTAGGAAGGGTTGATTCTCAGGATCGTGGCTTATCAATGCAAGCGCCTGCTCCTTCAAGCTCGGCGGCTTGGGCTGAGCAAGTGCGGCGCGGGCTTCTGTCGCCAACGCATGTGCTTCGCGTCGGTCATCCATCAAAAGCTGCCGGTAATGGTCCAGCTCGTCAGCCATGCGGGCGCACAG